GGCAATGGTACTGGGGTGTAAATAAGCCTATTTTGACAACAAATTAATCCAACTGACAAGCCTACTTTCATAACCATTGCTATTGGTAGTGTTGTGAGAGTAAGTCTATTTCCCCATAGAATAATCACCAGTTTTCATAAGCTTTTGAAGTATCTCATCAAATTCTGTCCTTAGTTTTACATCAATTTTTTTATCAAAAAAATACACTCTGTTGACTGCATTAGCCAACATCATTTTTTTGGTATCATGATCTCCTCTTCTGTATTTATCCTCCCATTCTTCCATTGCTTTCTTCAGTTTATCGATCTCTTTTTTTCGCTCATCAGCCTTGCCTAATTCTGCCTTGTATTGATCTATTAATTTTTGACAATTATCAATTTCAGATTCTTTTAGGCGGATTTGTTCCATAACATAATCTTCTGTCAGTTTACTTTCTCCTAAAGCAATTTTTACAATTAAATTTTTAATGGCTTCTAATTGTAAGTTTAAGTTTTGTTTTTCTTTCTCAAGATTTTTTATTTGAAATTGTTTTTGTTCATATATGCTATCGAAAACATCTGTTACTAGGTTATTAAACTCATCTGAATTTGAGATTATATTTAATAACTTAATAATCTCACTCTCGGTTCTGTAATCAAATTTTTTTGCACCGAAGTAGCTTTTTGGATGAGTTTCTCTGTGATGCAGAGATTCCCGACAAACATATCTCCAATACGTGTAACTGGCTTTCGTTCCATCTAATCTTGTTCTTGTTTTGGTGCTAGAATCTGCATAAAGTTTAGAGCCGCAATACCCACATCTTGCCAGTCCAGAAAGAAGAAGATTGGCACTAGTAGATGGTACATTTATAGGTTCATTTATTTTGATTTTTTTATTCCTTACATCAAGTATTTTTTGTGTTTTGTTAAATATATCTTCTGGAATAATTACTAGATCTTCACGAAAAGGCTTTAATTTTATTCCATCTTTGTCTGCTGTGTTGTATCTCTGTCTCCCAATGTATATAGGATTACGCAAAATTCTTCTAACTGCATTGCTACGCCATTTCTTTCCATCTTTTGATAAGAAGCTATTTTCATTCAGAAAATTTGTAATCCTATCTGCTCCGTAACCTTTTTCAACAACTAAATAAAATATCAATTTTACAATTTTAGATTCATTTTCTGATATCATAAGATCCTTTATGGTTTTATCGTATTTTGGATGCTTGATTCCTGTGTCAAACATTTCATAGCCAAAAGGAATATTACCTCCTGTCCACCTCCCTTGTTCATTCATCTGTTTTAGGGCTTCAGAAACACGAATTGAAGTTTTTTTACTTTCTCCCTCTGCTACCCAAAATCTTAAAAATGATAATAGGCTATCTTCATGCTTTTCATTATTGTTTAAAATCCCGTCTTCTACTGACCATACTTCAACCCCTTGTTTTTTTAAAAATTCAAGCATAAAAGGTATTTCAAATTTGTTCCTTCCAAGTCTATCGTCTTTCCAAACAATCAAAATGTCAAATTTTCCTTCTTCTGCTGCTTTCTTAATAACTTGCAACTTATCTCTTTCTTGAACGCTCTTTTTAAAACCTGACACGCCTAATTCAGATAATTCCTCAAGCAATTCCCAATCAGGTCTCTTCTGCACAAATTTTCGTACAGCATTCCTTTGCATTGGTATATCGTCTTCTATTGCTTGCTTTTCTGTTGAAACTCTATATAAAGCCCACACTCTTTTTTTCATCTTTTACATAGACCTCCTTCAAAAGATATTATACCATATATAAACAAAATAAAAAAACACCCCACTTTATTATGTGGAATGTTTTTTTATTTTAAATCACGCTATCATATAACCTTCTCATTGCCATTAATGTGTTCATATGATCCTCTCTATTGTTTGTAAACGTGATGATTACATGAAAACCATCTGTTGTTTTTTCACATTCTGCGGTAACTGTCCCATCTTCATTTCTTTTATATATATATTTGTTTTCCCCTAGATAGAAACTATTCATTTCATTCTCCTCCTTAATATTTTTGCCCATTCAATAGTTAAACAACTAATGTTTCAATCCATTTTGCTGTTTTTTGAAGTTGCAATTTATCCAAATATCCCTTTTCGACAAACAATTTGCATGACTTATTGACAAAATCATTAATCTTATACCTATAATTACTTCTCAGCTTTTCATGATTAATTCTAATCCCGATCTCAGAACAATCTTCCCTGCTTAATCCAGATTTAGCCGTCCGAACAGCGAAATCCCAAAAATCATTAATATGTATGAAGAATGTTTCATTCTCATATATTCTTGTTTTCAATTTACGCTCACGAAAATTAACCACAAATCCAGCGATAACGCCCTGATACTTAACTGCTTCTCTGAGTTCCTTAACCTGATTTGCTTTTATCATGACATTCGTTTTTTTATTTTTAGGTTTTTTATCAGGTGAACTTACACCTTCTACGTATGGATTGAAACTGATTGATGCGCCTTTAGTGCTTTTTAATTCAAGCAGCCATAGAAATGGTGGGTTATATTGGATAGCATCACATGGATTTTCCGATTGAAATGATGAACTATTGCCTTGCAACCATTTAGCCCCGTCCCGAAGTCTCATATAGAAGTGTTCAGACGATTTGTAACTGTCTCGCCAATTTTGTTCAAACTTTTTACCGTCTTTTGTATTAGCCATTTGTTCACTCGCTTTCCAAATGAATTGTGAATTTCATTGGATTTCTTTTAATAACTCATTAGCAAAAAAGTGATGCCGTTTTGCCATAATCAATATCTGTTCGTTTAACGGCTTACCCTCAATCTCTTCAAGCGTTTTTTGTGTTAGTTCATTGCCCTCTAATGCACATGTAGATAATACTGCAATCCATTTATTTCTTAACTCCAACATCTTACCAAAACCAATAGTGGCCATATAACACCTCATAAAGGGGAGTAGTTTATTCTGTCTTGTCTACCCATTTCAATACTTCAACCTTTTTAAGTTCAACCTCTACGCATTCCACTTCATCTTCATATTCCCACGGGCTTTCATCTTGCATCTCAGTTGCACCAATGCTGTAATAAGCACGATAAAACTTCCCTTGATATTCAAAAATGATTTTATGTTGAATACTCCATCGTGAATTACCTACAATCTCATCGAGAATTGCTGAATGCGGAAGATCAAGTTTGTTAATAAGAAAATCTTTTTTAAATCTAATAATTCTGGGTTTCATTAATTGTCCTCCTTTAGAACAACTCCGTAACCTTGACAATGTTTACATTCAACATATGGTCTGTTGATTTCCGCAATCAACTCCTGAAGATATGTATTAATTTTATTTTTCAAATCCTGTTCATTTTCGCCACTAAATTCTGTAGCAGGTTCGTAATCCTTTTTAACATCAGGACTAATTTCTAATATCGTGATTTCTTTTGTATTTCTATAACGTTTAACAAAATTTGGCTTTCTTCTGGTTCCCTGATTTAAATTCACTTCATATTCAAACGGCTCATAGAGTTCAATTTTTTTCTTAACTCTAAATACAAAATCATAATCTGCATCAATTTTTGCATAACGTTGATCGATATTTTCTCTAATATATTTTCTAATGATGTTAAAACTATCTTTTCGAGTCATTTTACATGGTTTTGTAGGTAGTAATACGGGGTGTGTATTTAGCAGATCAAGAAAATTATATTTAAGCTCATACTCTTGTTTGGTGATTTCAAACTGATCTAATTCCTCAATAATATTAATCTCAAATGGAATTTCTTCATAAGTTTCTTCTGTTAGTTCAAATTTCTTTTCATATAATCCAATTACTTCAGCATATGGACTATCTTCGTCTATATATTTTTCATTGATGATTTTTGGAGTTAATTCACTTTCAGGAAACCCTGCTTTTAACTCATATCTTTCATTAATCCTTTGAGGTGGCACTCTACGTTCGACTTTATTAGGAATTGACTTTAGTTCATACCATGATTTCTGATACGTCTCTTTTGGCTCTACTCCATCAAACAGATACTGCTTAATGCGCGAAGTATGATAATAAGAGTTTTCGATGTTATCTGAGATAAATACTTTTTCTTTTGTCTTGATAGCAATTAGTTTTAATTTTGTTTGATTTTCTTTCATATTAATCCTCCTGTGTTTTATTATTTTTGAATCAAAGGTGGATTTTAAAGAATTTTGTAAGCTGTGAATCTATTATGTAATTCAAGTACAAGATTTTGAATGTTTACTTTAAATTCTTTTAGATGAACAATTTGACCAATTATATATGCAATTCTTTGTCGCTTAGAATAATAATCCTCATCTTTGATTAATACCTTATTGATTTCAAGGAAAATTGATTCTGAAACAGATTCTGCCAACTGCTCTTTCAATAAGCTTTCTTGGAGTTCTATTTCTTTGATTAAATGTTGGACTGATTGAATTGCTTCCTCGCACACCTCTTTTAACTTTTCACCCATTTTATAACCCTCTCTTTCTTGTAAAGCAATAATATAATTAATTCCATAATCTTCTTAAACAATCACCAACATAGTTAACCAAGGTCAGATTGTTTTTTGTTTCTTTTAGCCCTTTCCAAATTGGATAGGCAGGAAAATTATACTTTTTTCCCATATAACATAAAGCATCAATAAATCTTCTCAAATCGGCAATCATTTGTGGATTTTCCAAGTTGTCATACATATAATCAACGATCATTTTTGCTAATCTTTCATCTGCTCTATACCCTCGAAGAGATTCATCGTCTACTTTAATTCCCCAACACTCAGCCAACTCTGACCAATCATAGCCATTGAATTCAAATTCCTTACTCATGATACCTCCATTTTAATCTCTCTTTTTGAGCCATTTATAATACCCACATTTCTTACAAGCATAAGATCTTTCCTCGTTGCTCTCATAAATTAGAGACCATTTATGTATCCCTAGTGAACACAGGATATAAAACTTTTGAAATGGTATCATTTAATAGCTGCGCTCCAATAAAATTAATTTGCTAAAGTCATTCCCTGAACTAATCCTTTACCAGTCCTTTCTTTGATAAGGCTATTTTTTATTCAATGATTTCCAGTCTTACTTTCTTGGCACGAGTAATCATATCTTCAACATTGATTCCATTAATAAAGAAATCTTTCGAGCTATTTTCGCCATGCTGAATGAAAAATTCCCCTTCTACAACGTTTAGCACATGACCTTTCATTCTATTAAGAAATGTGTTAATATCTTCAAATTTATATGTATCATGAACCACTCTGTCACCAACATTAAACTTAAAATGAATGCTACTTTCGCAATCGCCATAACCATAACCATTAAAAAGCCCTGTGATCTCTATGTTTTCAAAATTAAAATACTCTTTTAGACATTGAACCAAATATTCGCTTTTCTTAATGAAATTATCTTTGAAATATTTAATTGCATCTTCCACTGTTGAAAACACAGAGTAGTAATAAGTATCCTCAAAATCTGGATTTTTTTTAATTTTAAATTCTAAATTTGATTCATAATTCTTAAAATACATACTTACATGGATATCTTCACTGTTATTCTCAACAATATCAATGTCAGCGTCAGGAAAAGCATTTTTTAAAGTATCATAGATATCAAATGATGATTCATCAGTTAGTTCTTTTATGTAGTTATTTTTAATATGAGAAATAAGCTCTTGTTCGCTTGTAAATTTGATATTGTCGATTGTGCAGATATATTGTTTTTTCATTACTGACAACACTCCTTTGATTTGAGATTATTATAAAAATGCTTTAATCAAATCCGAAGTAAGCTCTCTTCCATTTTGAAAGAATCTAAATTGAAATTTCAATTCCCCATTTTCCCATGTTTCCATTCGATATGTATAAAAATCTCCACTTTCAGTTGATAGCTCGATTGCCTTTTGTGCTACCTTTTCAGGGTCTGTGCCTTCATAGCAGTAAAAATCATGAACCCAATCATATTTGTTAAGTTTGTAAATTTTCATATTTCCTCCTGAGTTTATGCATAAGCTAAATTGCGCCCACTATTTGATTCCTTTTTTGAATTCCCTAATAGTCTTACATTAAACACTTTGAATTTATTGCGGTTCAGAGAATACAATCTGTTATTGCGCCAGTTGGTGTATACATATTTTGAATCAGTATATACTATAACTTTATTAATTTTATTTTCTAAAGCCCACTCTAACATCTTATTGAATGCCATCATTTCTATTACTGCGTAATTTCTATTGCAATCTAGCAATTCATAATGCTGGTATTCAATATTGTCTTTACAATCTGTAATTGTAAATGCCAATGCCGATCTTTTGCCGACAGACTGTGAGGTTCCATCTATGTATGCTCTATACATTTGCATCCTCCTTTGAGCTAATGAAGTGCTGTGTATATTTCCCATCTGTAATTTCTAAGCAATTCAATTGATAACCATAGGCAGTTCCCCCATCAATTCCAATCTTATCATCAGCAAACCATATATTAGGCTTGCCATGAAGGTTAATGCATGGAGTGTGACCGAACACTATTGTTTTATCTGTTTTGGTTGGGTGATAATGGAATAAATTACGAATCCAGAGCATGTCCTCATGTGGTGTGAGTCGCCAGTTTTCATAGTTGGGATTTAATCCAGCATGAACAAAGATGAAATCATTCGTTTCGTAAAAGTATGAAAGCTCCTTTAAGAAGTCTACATGGTGTTTGCAATGTTTTAAAATAAAATTCTTTGCCTTTATAGTATCAATGCCTGAATCAAAGAAATCTAAACCACAATACGATTCAACAGTTTGCAGACCACCATTTCTAAAGAAGTTGAACTCATTCATTCCATCATTAGTGATAAGCCAGTCCAAAAACATTTGGTCATGGTTCCCTCGAAGAACTACCACATCATATGTATTCGCTAGTTCAATAATTTTTTCTATAACCTCTTTGCTTTTCTTGCCACGGTCAACGTAATCTCCTAGAAGTATCAGTTTGTCTTGTGTTGGGCTATAGTTAACTTTTTCGAGCAATTTGATAAATTGATCGTACATGCCATGTATATCACTTATAGCAAGTATCCTCTTGTTTTGTTGATTCATAAAAACTCCTTTCGCAATTATAATCATACAAAGCTTCAATAAAATCATCTTTTAGATATTGTGGAAGCATATTATAAATTTCATTAATAGTAAACTTGTCTTCGCTGTTTTTGAGCATTATTTCTTTGTATTCTTGAATTATTTTATTCTTTTTTTGAATATAGCCTTTATAGGCATGATCCTGAAAGGTGGTAATAACTATGCTAAATGTTAGAAGAATCACAAACATAATAGGGAGCCAAATAGGTTCGCGCAACGGATGATATTTAAATATCGTAAAAAGACAAAACAGAAATGAATATGCTGCTATTAATCTTAGGCTGATAGATAGAAAGAATTTTTGTTTAGACAAAATAAAATTCTTATAGTTATATTTGATTTTATTTTTTATTGTCAACATTTATCATCATCCTCGTCATTCAAAGCAATCTTCCTATAATTGAATGAATATCTTTGTTTTGATACAGATTAAAATAATGTGGGAATTTAAAACTGTCTCTTTTGTTGGCTTTTGCTCTGCCAGTTTTCGTTTTAATTATTATAAATTGACCGTTAAAGGCTTGTATCTTTTCCCAGTCGCCATTTTCAAAATTTAAATCGTCCATTAAAAATGCAGGAACTTTTATGAACATAATGTACACATCTCCTTTGCATATGAAGTAGACTAATCTTAGTCTAGGTTCCCTTCTTTGTTTAACCTCCCGTAAATTGCACCAAAATGGTTAATGCATAGCTTTTTGAAGCACTCACTGTTGTCACATATTAAATAGTCGTCGATTTGATATGCATAATCTCCCTCAAGCATTTCTTCTTTGCATGCACATTTTGCAACTTTTAAAGTACTACTTTCAATATATTGAAATCTGTCCATTATCATTCACCCCTTGTTGGAGGGTTTTTGTAATGTTGTCTACAAACAGACTTGTAGACATCTTCAATGCCTAATTCAATAACCTTTCCAGTGTAGACAGGAATGCCATCTTTAAATTTAAGGATATGTGTTGCTTTTCGGTTACAATAGCTGCATACAGTTTTGATTTCCTCGATTTTATCTGCCATGCATAATATAGCCTGACTCCCTTTAAACAATTGATTTCTAAAGTCTTTGAGTAACCCATAGCAAATAACCGGAATATTAAGCCGATCTACAACTTCAGCAAGTTGTTGAATATGTATTGGATCAACAAATTGAATCTCATCCACTAATACACAGTCTGGCATGTTTTCTTCTATTAAACTATAAACATCGGTTTTAGGCTGTATTGGAATTGCATCTCGACTAACCCCCACTCTTGAGGTAACTTTCCCCTTGCCAAAGCGAATGTCAATTTCAGGAGTAAACACCATAACTTTTTTGCCCGATTTTTCATAGTTGTGCGCAGTTGTTAATAGCAAAATTGATTTTGATGCATTCATCTGTCCATATTTAAAATATAATTTTGCCGTAAAAATCACCTCTTATCACTTTAAATTTTATGAATTTGTTTATACTAGATGATATTGAATGTTTTTATTTTCTTTTATAATAAGATACTTTGAAAGTTCAGGTTCATCTTCTACTTCCATCCATTTTACGATTCCCTCATATGTATTAAGCAAGCCTTGAAATATTTCACCGCTTGCTGCCAAATGTTGTTTTAAATCATCAAATGTTGCTAGACTAGGGCTTTCGTCAATTGATAATGCATAGTCTAGGTTGTCTGTGACTAAAGAACTGCAAATGCTGTCAGAATGATTATAACGGCAAAGATAAACTTGTTTAATCATTATTGTCATCCTTTCTCATTCATATTTTAAATATGTAAGCTGTTAATCAGCAAAGTGCAACTAAACCAATTGCTTGTTCATTCTTCATCAATACACTTTTTCTTTTTTTTATTTTGTTTTATTACTTTAAACCAGTCTCTATATGTGGCTAACATGCCAGCGATGCATATCACACATGTAAAGACTCCAGTAAATGCACTCGACTGTCCACCGATCATTAATCCTAGAGAAATGCCAATTCCAAAGCCCCAAAATAAAAACATAGAACTGAAGAGAAGTATATACATTTTATTCATAGCCCCTTTAATTTCCGATTTGGCAGTATTTTTAAGTTTAAAGTTCACATTATGGCATCTCTTGTTGTAGGCACTCTTCTCGTAAATCATAATCAAACTCCCATTGCTCAATAAGTTCACTTAGTATGTATGAGTCGATTGTTTTATTCTGTTTTATGTTGTCATAGATAGCCATTTTCACTCTATTAAGCACATACTTATCTTTTGTCATAGATTGTCCCCTTTCTAATCAATTTGATTTTTATAGCAATTTAGAAAGTCTTTTTTCCAATCTTTTTCGTTTATTTGCAGATTGGTTGGCTTTTTGAATATGCCTCTTTTCTTCTTTTCGCAATAGTCTCAGTCGTCTAATAATATCTTGGATTTCTGCTTCTAAATTATTTATAGTATCACGTCCTTTTTCGTTAAAACTAATATTTTATCGTGTCTTCCTGAGCGCTAGATAACAATCAATTTCCTTTTTAAATTTTTTATCTATGCTGTATTGAATACAACTAGACGCAATTAAGTTCATTATCATATCTTTAACTCTCTCTTTAGTTTCTATGCTCCCAAAGATTCCATTTGCAATGGTAATTGCACATTCCTCTATTTGATTTAGATTCAATTTATTTCTCCTTTCTATATGTTATACAATTTCACTTTGCAATTACTTTCTTTTTCTTCTCTCGATACTTAAAGTTAAAATCAAACATCTTCGGGATTGTTATATATGTATCTTTTACAATTTTATTTTTAACCCCTTTTACTTTTTTATTTTTTGATAATCGATCCGCTTCATTGTTTTCATTTCGAGCTACCCACTTAAAGGTAATGTTTTTGAAGTGTGGAATATACTCTTCTATAATTTTTCGCTTGCTTACATTCCTTTCTCCTTTGCCCCTCCCATTCGCAATGTCAATTACATTTCTATTGTCACCACAAATTATTACATTCTTGATACCAAGTTCCTTAAGTTTTCTTAACAGCCTAGCTAATGCGATCCATTCCGCATGGTTACTATCGTCAGTTGTTGTAATAAAAATTTCTTTATCAATTGCTTTCTTTTTGGGATTGTAGATTACATATGCTAATGTAGCTGTTCCATTTGACCAATTGTAAGAAGCATCAAAATATGCTTTGTGCAATATCTCCCCCTCCTTCTTAACAAAGAGTACAACATATTATGTTATGTATTCTATATGCCACTCCCCATTTTCCCATATGTAACACACAGGCATTGAAAAATAATATTTACTTTCGTCAACGTAAAATATATCTCCCTCCTTAGCTTTGTTTGGCAAATCTTTTAAAAAATTGAGAACGTATCCTGTTGTCATTGCTGTCATGAAATGAAGTCCTCCGATAAAGCAAATGAGTCTAGCAAGTTTTACCTTGTAGACTCATTTTACAATCTATTTGCTAGTTTGTAAATACGTTTTATTATTTTTATTTTTTATTTCGTAAACAAAGAACGTATGATCATGTTTGTTTTGCTCATCTTTTATTCCTTTTTTCATACTGACTAGTTCCCAGTCATTCATATCAAAAACAGGAAAGTATGTATCGCCCTCGAACTCGGCATCGACAAATGTGATATATATTCTGCTTGTATGAGGCAAAAATTGCTTATAAACAGAAGCGCCGCCAATAACAAAGACTTCATCTTCATTTCGGTATCTTTCTAAAATATCTTTTACTGAATGACTTACATAACATCCTTCTACATGGAAGTCCGGTCTTGACGTTAAAATAACATTTGTGCGATCAAATAGTGGTTTCTTTAAAGACTCAAAAGTTTTTCGTCCTTGTACTACCACTTTACCCAATGTTTTCTCTTTGAAATAGGCTAAATCTCGTGGTAGTTTCCATGGCAATGAGTTGTTATTGCCAATGAGTCGATTTCGGTCAAAAGCTGTGATAATTGAAATCAAATAGCTACCTCCATTTTAATAGCTGGGTGGTATTTATAGTCAATGAGTTTGAAATCATCGGGGGTAAAGTCGTAAAAATCTTTAACATCTGGATTGATCCATAGTGTTGGGGCAGGATATGGCTCACGTTCAAGTTGTCGTTTTAATGCTTCTACGTGTCTATCGTACACATGTGCATCATCAATATCAAAGATTAATGTCCCTAATTCATGACCTGTTACTTGAGCAATCATTCTCTGTAATACTGAATACTGGAATACGTTAAATGGGTTCCCTAGTGCCATGTCATTGGAACGAATTCCTACAATTAAATGAAGTTTTCGTCCTTTTACTAACCAGTTCGTTTTCCATACACATGGAGTTAATGCCATTTCATCAAGGTCATCTTTGTCCCATAATGTCGTAATCATTCTACGTGAAGGATTGTTTTTGAGGCTCCAAAGTAAATAATCTACCTGATCTAATAATTCCCCGTTAACTTTACGACACTTCTTCCCAAGCTGATATCCGTATGCAGACCCAATTGTGCCAGCCCACTTACCTTTTTTAATCTCCCATTCGTCCCAAATATGCACGTTCATTTTATGTAAGTCTTCAATCCTGTTAGATTTCATTTGCCAAATCCAAAGCAATTCTTTAATTGCAGTTTTCCATGCTACTTGCTTTGTCGTTAAGATTGGAACTTCTAAGTTATCAAATTGCATTTTACAAGAGATAAGGCTTTTTGTATAAGCAGGTGTCCCATCTGCCCATCTCGGTCTTACATACACTCCTTCATCTGAATAACCGTTTTCAATGATATTTCGAACAAGGTCTAAGTATTGTTTGTCTGCTGAATTCATAATTCACTTCCTATATTTTTATATTTAATTAGAGAAGTGACTGTATCAGTCACTTCTCGTCAACCCCCAAATACTTTTTCAAACCCTCTTGCAATATACGTGAAAAGTTCACATTGTTCTCTGTTGCAATATCATCTAACCATTGGGGGATTGTTAAAGTTTTTTTAACTGCTCTATTTTCCATTTCATCTCTAAAAGGAGGCATCCAAGCTTCAATTAAACAAACAATTTCATTTTCTTCAGTGTTGATATCCTTCACATTTGAGGGTTCTGGAATCGGGTCATTATCCTTTTCCATGCTGTATAAATGTAAAGCCATTGCTTCTTTAGCCATTTTAATGGCTTCTTCCTCATCTTTGCCACAAGTTAGACACCCCGGTAAATCGGGAAATTCGACTGCTACTCCTCTCTCTTCATAAGTAAAAATTGCTGGATAAATGTAGCGGTCTTTTTTTTCATCAAGTTATCCTCCTTATACGTGTATGTAAACGTATTTATATAATAACACGTACAAGGAGGCGTGTCAAGTCGTTAAAAATTTGAACGAAATTCTGCTTTTATTTAATTAATATGGACGGCCCGTGCCGCATTAATTTTAATATCTTCTCCTATTTCAATAGAACTACCTGATTCATACACAAACTTAATGACATCTTTGTTTAACTGTTCAATATGCAATTTCATAATATCTCCTTCTTCGTTAAATGGTTCAAATTGAAAATATAAATCCAGTGGTGATACATTTATTGAATTTGTATTAAATGAGAGTTTGTTAATGACTTTTGCTTTTGGAATTTCATAAATTACCTTTACATCATTCTCCGTGTCTGCATCTCGATAATATCCTATTGCGATTAATTTACAGTTCTTTGATTTGCTTTTATTAAATGTAATGGTTGTTGATTGTTGACCAGAGTTCAGTATCTTTTGATAATCACTCAAAACAGGTTGTTCATTTTGTTTCCCGATAAACTTAAGTAAATCTTGATCTAATAATGCATCTTTGACAAACATTCCTGATTGAGTTCCATCAATCTGAATATGACTTTCTTTTAATGTCGTTAGATTTGCCACCAGATTTTCTTCTTCATCAAAAATCATTAAATCTACAACATCATGATTTCCGTATTTCATAATTAATTCCTCCCATATATTTTTAAATCAAATACAATTTATATTGAAATTTTATCTGCCGTAACAGTTAATGCTCTGCTAATTGCTTCGGCAATGTCGCTTGCCAAAGTATTGGCATTTGCACTCACGTTAATTGTTAAATTGCTAATGCTTGATGTCGTTTCTTTGATATTAAATTCTTTAAACAATTCATCCTTAGTTACGTTCTGATTTTCAAGTTCTTGTATATACCAAATTAAATCTTCTCTACGTTCTTTATCTAAAACAAGTATATCTGCAATTAAGTCTACAATTTTGTCATGACTTTTCCAGATGTCATCTGCGATATCTTCTTCGCGCTTATTCCAATATTCTTGACCTTGATTAAATGTGAATACACAAATATCTACAAGTTTATCAATAATTTTATATGTATTAATATTAATCAACTCCTCATCAAAACATTTTTATTCAGATAGTTCTGCTCTCGGCTCATTGCAGTGAATCTCACTGTATTTCAAAGGATTCTTAGAAACTGCATCTGTTGTAGTGTAGTTATTGGTAAGATATGTCCAACCATTGAACTTAGGTTTATTCATTAGCTCATATTCCCGAACCAGCTTCACATAAATATCAGCCAACCTACTGTATTCTCCATAATGCCTTGCTTCAAGTTGTTTGTCCATTTCCTTTGACAGTTGTTCAATTTTCTTACGCAAATCTTCTTTAATTAACATTCTTACCTCTCCTTATTAAATAATTTTTTGATTAATGGAATTGCCCCTTCTGAAGAATAAGAAACCTCTCCACCTTTAACTCCTACAATGATCAAAATAGCACTGATAAATATTACTGTGTTAAGCAAAAACCAACCAAGACCACCAGTGAGCGTAATTTCTATATCAGGAAATGCAATCGAAAGAATTAAAGTTATTATGACAAACAGATATAAAATCCAATGATTTTTGAAATGATTCATTCCCACTTTCCTCCTAATAATTTTTACATTTAGATTGCTTGATTCTAAAACAATGGAAATGTTCACAGTCAAAGCCATCATGGGGATCTGTGTAAATATCTAACAATTTACAATAGCCATCTCCAGTATAGCTACCTTCCTCGTCACCGTTAAAATTGTAATGGATGCAGAAATCGCAAATGGCACCCGTTTCTTTACAGTCTTGACTGCAATATTCAGCCATAACTTCAATCCTTTCTCTTTAAAATCATTGTTTGATCAGGTTTTCAAAAACCACTCAATCACTTCTTCTTTTGTAGCTTTTCTAAGAAAACTTAGGATTTCTGTTTTGCATTGATTACAGTGATTAATTTCGTTTTCGCAAATTAAATTAATAATGCCACATTTATTACACCTACTCCATAAGTATGCACCATTATCGAATTCTTTTTCAATTCTTTGTCGTTTGATATTTTTATATTGAATTAAATTAGTTATGTTTGAATTAATAATGTACATCACACCCTAGTGGTTTAAATTTTGTTATCAGGAGGCTATAATCCTCCCAATTATAGCCTCCGTTTTGAATATTACTCAGTTATGTATTTATTTTTTGTTTTATTTTAGATTGGTCTACCTGTTGAATAATTTTTTTGCGTTAACAAACCTGCCCTCAATAAATCCCGTAACAATTTCAAGTTTCATACTCTCTGTCAATTCACGCAATTTATACATATCAATTCCTTCATCAATAACAATTTGCCTTTCATTTTTATATTTTAGTTCGTTTAATCCATAAATTCTTTCATAACCGTATTCCCCTCTTAATTTTTCTGCAATTTCACTAAATGGAACGGCTACGGCAATATCAAATTCTTTAGCAAATTTAATCAAAGTTGAAGTTTTCCCAGTACACCTATCTACAGAATAAATCTCTACCAGTTGTCTTGTGACTGATGCCTTCAAAAGTTTTTCATATAATTCATTGTTTAGTTTAGGTTTTAATCGAGGAAGGTGATATTTTAGTTTATTCATCATATCAAGTAGTTCACGTTTTGTCTTAACATGTTCATCTGGTGTATTATCATATTGATGCTGTAACTCAAAATATTTTTTCAATTCATACTCATGTTCAAATGGTATATTAAATTTTTCATTCCATAGATTAAATTGCTCCTGTACATAACGCTCACGGTCGCTCACATTTTGAATTGACATTATAAATTCCTCCTAAATATTTTTTAATGTTTAATTTTTACCTTCCCAAAAATCTACATATTCTTGTAATTTTTTAATAATAATTTTTGCATTTTCAATTCCTAGTCCTACGCATGAACTATTTTTCCAATAATCAATTACCCCATTTTCAAATACACCCAATTGAACAAAAATCGGTAGATGGTTCATTTCTGGGAAATTCTCATTAACATTCGAATCAATCTCGATATAGTATGTATAAGATTCTTCATAAGGATCATCCCATGTCAACGATAATTTTTCTATGTTTTTCATATTTATCACCTCCTTTCAATATTTTAACTTGCTTGAGATATGTATTTTTCATGTGACCAATCTGGATGGTTGACTAAAAACTTATGTACTAAATCTTTGTCTACATCTTGCTTGTCAATTAACCTAAAGTATGCTAAGACGTGCTCTAGTATGTATTCTATGTTGTCGTATTCCCAGTAAGGAATACGGATAAGAGGGATGTCGTTTTGGATGCAGTATTGGTTTTTGATTTGATCGGTTGCTTTAGTTCGCAAAAAACTATCTTTACCAAAGGAAGGTATGAAATGCTGAATTCCATCATATTCAACTAAAAAATGTGTTTCTTTGGACTTAATCGAAAAATCAAACCTTAATTTTGTTATGTTTTTACAACTCTCAAATGCAAACTGCCTATTATAGATAACATTATACAATTCTAGAATTTTTGCAATTAATTTTTCACCTTTTGACTCTTTACAATATGGACATCTATTTCCTCTCAGAAACATATTTGGAGTTACTTTATATGTATTTCCACAAGTCTTATGTTTAATTAGAATTTTACTCATAGTGTTTTCATATTTACTCAGAATGGTATATTCACTTCCTACCAATTGATAAACTTCATTTTCAAATTCTTCATGACTTTTCTTTTTTCTGGTTGAACAATTACCGCATCTATATCCATTAATAAAGTCTATCGGTCTAACAAGATATTCAAATCCACATTGTTTATGTTTGATTTTTATTTTAGTGCTAGAATTTTTATATTCTCCTAGTATAGTATATTCATTTTTCCCCAATGTTTTTACAATATTTTTGAATTCATCGGCAGTCCTCTTTACGCAGTTTGCACAATAAGGACAGCCTATCTTTGTTTTCTTAGAAATAATATTATGTGGTTTTGTTGTGAAAACATGATTTTTATCACATTTAAAAGTAACTGGTAATTTCATATTTATAAAATCACCAAATATCGTTATTTTATTTTGAAATTTTTCTTTTAATCTTTTTGTAAATTCAGATTTAGTTATCTTTTTATTTTCAGCAATTGCTAACAATCTTGATAGATTTTTTCTAGCGATATTCTTCTTCCCGCATTCTGGACATCCTTTAGGTTTTGTTTTGTGAATTATACTATAAGCCACTGGTTCCCATTCATGATTGCAAATATTACATTTAATTAAAATTTTTTCTCTTTGATTATTATATCTACCTAGTACAGTATATTTGTCTCCATGTTTCAAAAAAACTTCTTCAATATACTGCTCATGTGTTTTTCTTCTAGTCATTTCTCCTCCTACGTCTAGGAGGCGATGCATCGCTTTATTACACTAGTGTACTCCTTGATTTTTTGTCGAATGATTTTATTTTACATTTTTATTATTTTAGGTTATAATTGGTATAAAAATTAATTGAAAGGAGTCTTAATCCATGACAACAGTGAACTTTTTTAGAACAATGAATGAAAAAGATTTAACTACATTGGAAAATCAATTCAACAATCCACAATTTACAGTTATCGCTCGACTTTTATTTGAAGGTGTAAGAGGATATGAATGCAGCGAGATCACCAATTTAAAAGTCGAAGATATCAATTTTGAAACAAAAGCTCTAAAACTACATGATTCTAAAGGCAGTGAACGCGATTTGGCTGTCAGTGATAAGTGCATTAACTTATTGAAACAGGCAATTGAACAAAAGTCCTTCATATACAAAAGCTCTCGTGACAATGAATTAAGAGAAAGGGAATTTGTTAACTCTGAATATGTAATTAGACCAATTAAAACAATCAAGGAGACAACTACTCCAGTCTCACAATATGTACTCTATGCTAGATTGCAACTTCTTAAAGAATTTTGTAATGAGAATATTAAAGAATTTACTCGTGAGATTACTAAAAAGTTCAATAATGAGAGTGGATTTGTTCAAAGAAAACTAAGTAAACAAGAATTGGATCAGATTGATGAAAAATGCAGTATTCCACAACTTGCTGTTGTTGTTCGGTTGATTCATGAAGGAGTTACACCTCAAGAGATAGTCAACCTTAAAAGACAAGATGTAAATTTCGAGACAAATGAGTTGCTACTGACTGACGTTAATGGTAATCAACGAAAACTGGAAGTAAGTGAGAACTGCATTCAATCAATTGCTAAAGCACTAGAGCAAATAAAACAGAAAGAGATCCCTGAGAACGATTATGTATTGAAGCCATCAAAAGCATTAGAAACTTTATTTACCAAAACTGAAGATCAATGCACTTTACAAGAAGTAGTATATAAATATAATACCGTAATGGAATGGTACGATCATTTTAAAATTGGAACTGACGAATAAAGTTTTTACTCCACTCTCACTCATGTAGAGTGGAGTATTTTTTTGAATCAAATCAAAGACAACTTTTATTCAGTTATCTTTAGAACCTTCAGATTGACACCTGCTGGAACAGTAATTAGATTAACCTTCTTTTCTAAGCCTTCATTAACCAAATCATGAATAGCCTTTGCTCGTTCAAAAGTCATTTCCTTGTCAATCTGTAATACTAATGTATCGTTGGGTTCTAGATTTAGTTCACTATCAATAATGACTTCACCATTTTCATTTACAGTTTGTAGTTGATATTTCGCCATAAGAAATCATCCTTTTCCCAATTAAGTGAAACCAATTTAAGACAGCTTTATTTAGTCTTGAGTAAGCCAATCAATATAATCATTAATACAATAAATCCAATTAGATGAAAACAAAGCGTTTCTACTCCTATATGTATCACCTTCTGGTTATAGTGAAATTGAATCCACTATAACGTCATTTCCTCATTTGACGTTCAATTTCGGCTTTGAGTTTTGGCTCGGGAGCTTCCCATCCGTTAGGCTTGATAATTTTGCCATCTTCTTCGCGGAAACGTGGCTTCCCATCCTCCCAAAGTTTTGACATATTTGCTTTTTGAACGATGTCAAATAGTCTTTGCGGTTTAATTCCCATGACCACAAAGTCACCATGATTAAAGTAACTTAGATCAATCAGTGCATCTACTTGTGCTACAAGAACATCTTCAACTGGTTCATTTTTTTCAATGATTTTATTCACTGTTTGGTCGATTGATTGTTTTAATTGCTCAATCATATTCAAAAAGACAGCTTTATCTCCTTTGGCAGTAGCATAAAGAAATTCAACTAGCTCTTCAGCTTTCCAGTTGGTGCGAGTCATTGCAATATCTTGGGACATAATTGTTGGTTTGCTATTGTGAATGTGGTTAAATGACTTGTGGAATTGGTATACTTGTTTTGTTGCATAGTCTAGACCTTTTAACACTTTTCGTTTTTTATTATATTTTTTTAGTTGATCTTTATCAAACCATTTAGTTTTTCGTTTGTTTTTATTAAAGTATGTGACTTTAGCTTGGCTATTGTTGATTTCCTTAATAACTCCTTTCTTCTTCAACTCTACGATATATACACGATCTTCTACCTTGAATTGCATAATGTGTATTCCTCCCTAAGCTCAAAATTTTTTTAAAATTACTATATCTTATTTTAGTTTGTTAATCATTTCTGTGAGTTCCGCAGGTTTAAATCCTACTGAGCGTTTTGCTTCTTCCCCATTATCATCAAGAAGAATTGTTACTGGCACTGACATTAAGCCATAATGAACAGCGTATTGTGGTTGTTCAAAAGGATTAATTGATTCATACTTAACGCCTTTTGAATCAAGGAATTGTGTTACTAAAACACAACTTGGGCAATTATCTTTATAAAATTTGAGTAGTTTCATGGAAATCCACCTCTTGTTTCTCATTTTTTAGTAGTCTTTTCCACCATTGCTTATATAGTTTTTTATTTCTTATTCTACTGGCAGTTCCAGATGATAAATTAAATGTTTCCTCTATTTCAGCATTTGTATATCCTTCATTTATCATTTTAACTATTTTAACAAACATGTCTTCACTTACTTTGCCTCTATTCTTTAACTGCTCTTCTGAGTTAATAGGAGTATAATCTTTTATACTATCCCATAACTTTTTAAATCTTTTCTTATGTCTAATCAAGGATACATATCGTTCGTGTAGTTTGTATTTAGATGCAATTTCTCTATTTGTACTCCCTTTTTTCAACATCTCTACAATCTCAAAAAATTGTTCATTTGTAATTTTAGCTTGAGGATTGTTTTCGCCTAATATTCTTTTAGAGCGTTTCTCTCTTTCGATATCAGAAACTATTAGTCCATTTCCCCCTTCGCCTCCTTTAGTTTTATTAAATCCTTTGATATATGTATTGAACATATCAATATAAAACATTTCTGCGGCACTAAGAGTTTCTGGATCAATATTACTGAATTCTATTAATGTGTCATATTCAAGATTTTTGTATTTATCAAATGCTCTCTGCATGTGTTTATTGTAATGCTTTCCTTTTTTGAGCATACTCAAGTGTTCCTTATATCTTTTCTTTTTATTTATTTGAGTGTCTTTACCGATGTATCTTCTGTCTCCAATTTTTAATTCATATATTCCTTGACTCAGTTTACTTGATACCTCCTTTACATATCCTATCAATAATCATTTGAAATTCTTGTTTTGTTTTTTCGGTTGGATAACTTTCAAACTTAAACTTAAATATGATTCTATTCTTGTGTAGCAATAGTTCCTCAATTAAATCAAGTGCTCCACAATAATACCTGTATATTGAATTTCCACTGCCAAATAGCCCGATATCTTTCCCCTCAATGCTTAATAATTTATCGCGTATTTTTTTAAATACATTGGGAGGGATACCATCCCCAATGGTAGGTGTTCCAATGAGGATGGTATCATAAGTGTTAAAATTAACCTCTTCAGGTTTTGTTTTTTGTAAGTTAATCACGTCAAAATCATATGTATTGGTTTGCTCTACTAATGATTTTGTATTACCAGTTATGGAATAATAGAAAATCGCTTTAGAGGTCAAATCCATCGCCACTCTCATGAGAGTAGTTAATGACATTTGTTTGGAAAAAGTCAGACCTTGTAGCAAGCCCACCTTCTTTTTTCTTTTTGCTACCATAAGTAAGAATCCATTTGGATCTCAGTTCTTTATTCTCAGGAAATACCTCTTGTATTCCAGCATTACGACAGATGACATTGGTGAGATATTCAACATAGTCTGAATACTCATTAATAGTCATATTATCAATACCATCGAAGATGAATGCTGCCCAAGCCTTCTCCTTTTCGACACAACGCTTAATAAATTCCAATGTGAATTCCATATTTTCTTTTGTGTTTAACTCTGGGAACTCCAACATTAGAATTTGCATAATTGTACCGAACAGGACTGAGTGTTGAACTTCATCTTCCTTGATTAAATTAATCATGTTGTTGGAGCCAATCATCCTGTTAGTTCTCGCCAAGGAATGGAAGTAAGCAAATGCTCCTGTAAAGTAGATTCCTTCAAGAACTAGATAAGCCAACAATGCTTTGTACAGTTTATCCATTGATTCTGGGTCATCAACAAAGTCTTGAATCAGTTCGAAAATTTCTTTATTTCGTTCCTTTAACAAAGGTAGTTCTTTTGGTGCGTTAAATGCTTCTTTCTTTTCTTCTGCATTTAACATTGTTGATGTGAGATATTGATAAGAACGAGCATGTAAACCTTCAAATGCACCAACTAATTGAATGTTTGCCGCTACACTTGGATCTGTGCAGGTATATCCTAACAAGAAATTAAAACGGTTCGCTACAGAATCCAATTGTGTTAACATACCAGTCAAAATGTTATATACATAACGTTCTCTATCTGTTAGAGAATGTCGATAATGTTTTAAGTCCTCATTCAATCGAATTTCATCTTCGATCCAAAATTCGCCAAACATTGCCCTGTTTAGTTCTAACATGACTGGGTACTTAATATCGTCCCAGTCACAAATTCCACTAGCTTCACCCTTAAATATCTTCGTTGCTTTATTATTTACCTCTCCATTAAAAACTCTGAATGGCTTCATTATATCCTCCTTACTACATCAATTAAGCTTCACACGCTATACAATTTCCTGAGCGGTTTACTGCATTTGTGTCAGTGTAGGTGTAATACAGAGTTTTAATATTTGATTCCCATGCCGCAATATGTAGCCGCAATAATTCACTTGCCTTAATGTCCTTGTGAACATGTACATTATGCGAGATAGATTGGTCAATATGTCTTTGTGCAGCAGAAACAATTTTCAAAGACCACATCTCATCCATTTCAAATGCTGACTTATAGAACCAAATTGTCTTAGGACTGAAGTTGATGGGAACCATAGTAACCTTCATTCCTGCCTTTTCTTCTTGATAAATCACTTCGTACAGTGCGTCTAATGATGGAGAACCATTCATAATAATACTGTTAGATCCTGTCGGAGCAACTGCCGCCAGATAGGAATTTCTTATGCCTCCATTCATGACTTTTGATTTCAACTCTTGCCACTCTAAAGAATTGTATCCACGCTCATCGAAATATTCACCAGTATTCCACTTTGAACCTTTGAATAATGGATAGCTTCCTTTTTCAACAGCTAATTTATGAGAAGCTAAGATGTTTGCATATGCAATTTTTTCAAATATCTCATCCACATATTCAGATGCTTGATTTGACTCCCAACTAATACCTTTGTCTGCCAATAGAGTAGCAAGACCAAGCGCACCTGCTCCAACCGCACGATAAAGTTGATTTGTATAAGTCGCTTGCTCTACAGGAGTTCGATTAAGGCTAATTACGTTATCAAGTAAACGAAATTGAATATCTACTACTCTCTGTAAATCAATATCTTGAGTGAACACATTATGTAAGACTAGTGAACTCAGATTGCAAGTAACCAATCCTTCGCCTTTTTTAATTTCAACTACTTCTCCATCTTCTTCAAGTGCCTTATGGATAAATTCATCTGTAGCCATGTTCTGAACGATCTCGGAACACAAATTTGAACCCAAAGGCACTCCGGCATGGCTATTTGGATTAAATCGAGCGCAAGTATCTGAAAAATAGATATATGGTACGCCAGACGTTTTTTGACTCTCATAAATCTTTTTGTAGATATCAGTAGCCTTAACAGTTTTCTTAAGTTTTAAGTCTGCTTTTTCAGCAATTCGATAATGGTATGTAAAAGCATGATCTTCTCTGTTAGGTTCTTCGTCCTTGTCTAATCGCTTTTTATCAAACAGGAAGTTTAAGTCAAAACCAAGTTTCGTTCTTACTTCATATGGATCAAACAATGTCCAATTATCACGATTAATTAGTCTTCTCATGAACTCATCATGCAAACAAATTCCAATAAAGACTGAATGCGCTCTGCGTTCTTGTGATCCTGTTTTTAAACGTAAGTCAAGAAAATCCATAATATCCAGATGAAAATCGGGCGTATATAAAGCAAAACCTGCTTTTCGACTTCCCAACTGATCTACATAATCTGCAATAGCATTTAATACTCGTGCCATTGGAATAATACCAGACGCACGTCCTTTGTACCCTCGAATCCAACTTCCTTCAGCACGAAGTAGTCCCAAATAAAAGCCTACACCACTACCATTTTGGCTAAAGATTGATGCATCTTTCCATACATCTGTAATGCTTACAAGGCTATCATCAAATGTCTGAATGTGACAAGAACTTAGACTTCCCATTGGACGACCAGATGACATTAAAGTAGGGGTAGCCAAGCCGATATAATGATTACTCAATGCCCAATATGCTTCTTTTATGTATTCAAATCGCTTATCCTTATTCTCATCTTTTAGTAGATACAATGCAGTAGTCATAAATCGTTCTTGCGGCAATTCCAATACTTCATTATTGTATCCTTTGGCTAGGTAGTTCTTGTTCATCAGAAACAGTCCAGCATAACTGAATAGTCGATCTTTATCTTTATCAATTAGATTCCCTGCCGCAACAAGTTCATCTTTCGTGTAACTTTTAATCAGATCGTCGGCATAAATACCCTTTTCCGTCAAAGAATATACTAGAGAGTAGTAATCTCCGTAACCTTTTTTATAATCAAATCCACGCTCTTTTGATGCCTGCTTGTACAGTTTTCTACGCATAGCAGAAGCTGACAAGAATGTGAAGTGTGGATTATATTTATCAATACGTTCGTTTGCTTCTCGAATAATCAAGTCGAATAGTTTATCTGCCTCAATTTCCTTACGAGTCAGAATTTCTTCAATGAGCGTTGCTTTCAACTCTTCAATCTGCTCACTAGAAAATGTTTTTCCAGTATCCTTTACGATTTCATCCACGAATCTCGTAAAACGTAAAGGCTCAAATTCTGATTTTTGTATATGCGATTTTCGATTTTTTAGTACGAGAGTCAATTTGTTACCTCCAAATGGTGTTTTTAATTATTTTATGTAATAATTTTATTTATTAATATGTTGTAAATTCATTTTCAAGAATCATATCTGCCTCATTCTCAAGATGAATCATTTCATTAGCAATCCCTAAGTTAATTGATCCCATCTCAATGTATCCCTGTATCATCTGTAAAATTTTTTGCTTCTTTTTTATATTTTCTTTATTTGCTACAGAGTACTGTTGTTCAAAAACTAGTTTTGGACATCCACGTTGTTTTCCATCTTCGAATATTATGTAATCTCCAGCCTTACCTACAAACGATTCTTCGTCATTCTCCAATGTGAAATCCTCATCCATTTGTTTCGCTTTTATCACTAAATTATTAGCGATATAGGTTTGCATTTGAACCACCTCCTAGAGCGTTTAGAAAGCATTTTTAATATTGTCCCTTTAACTCTTCATAAGCCTTTTCCAAACTCTTTAATGCTTTTCTTAACTCTTTACCTTCATAGCCACGCTCGAAGTCTCGAACGCTTAAATTATATGCCTGAAACAAATCAATGTCTTTTACACATTTTAATATATTTAGAATCCACTCTTTTGCATCTTCAACATTAGGCACATCTTTTGTCACTTTGTTTTATCGACCTTTCTTATCGTGAATAACTTCCCAGATACTCAAGTTCGGAACCCATTGAAGCAAATTCCATTTCAAAAAATCCTTGAGCTTCAGAGCGAGTTTTCCCTTCATAGTCTAATACTTGATTATTTGATCCAATCCCATAGTATTTTTTCAGTGTCGTTTTAGGTTCAACAGTTTTTGCATGTACAGTGCGATTTTTGAAATTAAACATTATGTATTCCTCCGTTTATTTTTATATTTAATGTGATTTGTAGATGTATTGCTTGTCCGTTTACATTGTCATCACCTCTTTCGTCGGCGTATTGGTATAATACAATATAATTTTACCTTTGTAAATACTTTTATTATTTATTTTTAGTTATTATTTTTTCTATTAAAGAACAATTTCATTCAAATCCAAACTTCCTCATTATAAGCTCTTCTCTTCCAGCAATAATGTTGCAAATACTATTGTCTATTGTAAATGCAATTGTTATGACTCCTAGCGCATAGGAGATAATATGACAACCAATCTTAAATGATAGTTCCATTTTCTATAAACTCCTGATTTCATTCAGATTACTTCAATGATTTCTGACAAGCCAATGCAATATGTATCATCATTACCATCAATAACATAGATGCTCGACTCATCTTTAATTCTAATAATCTCTCCAGTTCTTTCTTCATTCATCGAATACGCGCCCATGTTATCTAAAATTCTAATTCTATAAACGAACCTCACATAATCTCCGTGTTTTAGATTCAATCAAATATCCCTCCCAATCAAAGCGTTGCCTTATTCAAAGTATTCTTCAGGAATTTCATCAAACTTAAGCGGTAAACTACCTACATCGTGAAGCCATTCAATCCCATCATTGTTAAGCCATAAAAATTCAACATCTAGTGTATTATATTCTTGCATATATCGCACTAATTCGCTTTTTAAAATTTCGTGACTTTCATCAATTAATAAACCATTATTAAACAGACCTTCCCAATCGTCACCTTTGACAAGCCATAGTTTATTTTCCATATCTAATCTTTCCTTTCATTCAATACCTAATTGGGTACTGCTCCAAAGTATTGTCAATGATCTCTTTCATTCTTTGAATATTGGTCAATAGTCGATTATCGATGTCGTCATTATTAATTTTAGTTGTAACCCACCCATTCAATTTCTTGTCAGTAATCATCATTCTTGCTTCAGTTTCTTTATCTTCGGATCGATTTAAGAATGAAATGCTAACTACCTTAATACCTTTTGCTTCATAATGATTACGAATTTCCTCAAGTTTGTCATTACTCAAAGCAGTTAACAACTCATTAAGATTAGTAAATTTCTCATACTCCAAGAACTCTTCTTCATCTCCGTAATAACCAAAATCAACTTCATATTCAACAGTACCAATGACATTTTCTGTCTTTTTGTTAATGTTCATGATTTGATACCTCCTTAGACATACAAAGCATAAAATTCTTTTCTAATTGGCTTACGTTTAGTTTTGGGGATTGCTCCAAATACAACCGAAACACCATTATTATTTGTTTTGGTAACGCTACTTTCTTCTGTTAAATCTGAAAGATTAATTTCTTTTACCTCTCTATTTAAATCTGCTGGTCTTGAAAAGAAATCCATAGCAACACAGTTTTTAAATAGCCCAACCTCTTCTGCACTTGCAAATGTTACAGTTCGGTACTTTTCGCTATTAATTAATTCAGCTTCCTTTTGTTTAATAAATTCACTTAGTTTCATTGCGTTTCTCCTTTCTATGAAAGAGTAATTTATTGAGATTTGCCACTCAGAAAACCAGCGTTACTAAATCTGAAATATCTTTTACCAAAATGAATGTATATAAACCAATAACCGCAATCCATGAACCATCTAAATTGAAACAATTTACTTTTAAATATAAGAAATTCAAGTTCTCCGCATCCACATTCACATCTACTCATAATTTTTAATTTCATTTTGTCTTTACCCATTCCACATAATATAGCATCTTCACAAATCAATACACAACATATTGTGGTGTCGAAAAATATATATCACTATATATCGTATTTATTAATAGACTTCTCTAGTAAATGATGGTATTATGTCTCTAGTGAGTAAGTAGACTGCTAGAATAGAGGTGGCAATATGGCTAAAAGTAGCACACGAAAAGTTACAAGTTCCAAAATCGCTTCTCTTGCTTCTAAAGTCTTGCGTGACAATCGTTACGGGAAAACATCTAAATCTCTTGCTGGCACGGCACTCGCTCAAGCAAAACCAAGATCCAAGAAGAAGTAAGCAAAGAAAGGAATGAACCCTATGAAAATCGAAGCTGCTGTAATCAAAGAACAAGGAGTAACTTTTGCAGTTGTTGTCGTTAAAAAGTCGGTAGTAGACAATCAATTTGAATCAGAGAGAGTTATTCGTGCATTAATGCCTCACTTCGGCAACATCCCAGTAGTCTTAATGGGACAAGATTATCGCGGAAGAGCATACTATAGAGGCAGAAGAGATATCGTAAATTTTCTCTCACGCTTACACATCAGTCAGATTCCATGGAGAGAGTATTATGTTAGTTAATGTGTAGGCGACTAGTAATAGTCGCTTTTTACTATTCTCCTTTCTTACATCCACATGCATCTTCATAATTCCAATATCCCCTGCACACAGTACTATTTGGTGTCATTTTAAATACACTAAGGCTTTCTGACACGCAAATCATCGATTTTTCATCGTTACAATATTTAGATTTAGGATTCCACATGTTCCAATAGCACTCTTTTCTAGAACATTTTCCATCAGTCCATTCATCTTGTACTTCTTCAATTCGATTCATTAATTCGTTTATTTCTGGTATTTGTCTTAGATCCACTTAAACACACCCCTTTTTTTATTAATCTTTGGCAAAAGTATATGCCGACATTAGCTTTAGTTTTGCATTCATAAAATCTTGCTCTGTTCCTTTCTTGGTTGGTAAGTCTTCTGATTGCAATACATACAATAGTGCATAGAGTTCATTTTTAGTCAGATTAATGTTTGCCATTAATGTTCCTCCATTCTCGATAAATCTAACTTTTTATCGGGTTATTTCATTAAGCATGAGTAAAAATGCAATCTTTACACAATCTTCAACATCACTTTCTTTTAGAAGATTACTTAGATAACCTTTCTCTTTCTTGTTTTTAAAGTACTTTCCGAAATACCCTAATATTTTTTTATGACCTTGCTTCCTATATTTTTTATATTCATTTTCATCATAAATGTATTCGCTCGCCCCATCGCAATAAAGGGTAAAATTATCAATTTTCTTTCCCCAATATCTATTATAAACTACCTTATAATGCTTATTGTCGATACTAAATCTGAAAGCAAAATAATCTGATCTAACTACTTGTACTTTTGAAATCAAATCTTTAAGATATGTATCATCTTCTGTAATATTTAGTTTTTCAAACCAATGGACAATAAAATCAGGATGATGGAAGACTTCATTTAACAATCTGGAATACTCGTTATAGTGAAAGTCCTTTTCTTTTCTCAGTTCTTCTAATGTCTTCATTTAATCACTCCCGTTAAAATCTCGATTTTATTTACTTATTATTTGTTACCATTTATCAATATTTGGTATAATAACTTAAAAATTGATAAATGGAGGTCATGTAATTGCGTATAAGAGGGTTTCTTCATGTTGCAGCAAGATTTAAATTAGATACTCTAAGAAAATTTGTTGATGATACTGAAAGAAATATTGACTTTGATACACAAAGTCTAATTAACCGTTTAGAACAAGAAGCATCAGAGTTAAATGAAGAAGACCAAGCAGAGTATTGGGATTATAATATTGATCGAGTACATGAACTCGAAAAGGATTACCCAAATATACTTCGCTATTCTATTTTAGTTAGTTGTTACAGCACTTTAGAAAAAACTTTAGTCGATTTACATCATAGATTAAAAAATGCTGGTGCTCCACTTAGAAAGCTTAATCATCGTAGTCTAAACAATTTGTCAATAATTGCAAAAGTTGAATACTGTTTTAACAATGATTTATCCATTACTGCTCTGTCTTCATCAAAAGAATGGGGCAAGATTTTGCATTATAACAAAATTAGAAATACTATAGTTCACGATCTTGGCAGGGTATATGATTACGAAAATACTTCTTTGCCTGAAGTAGTCGCTGTTAATCAAACAGACTTTGTTTCCTTTAATCATTTGGGTGAGATTATATTGGAAAAGGATTTCTCATTTATGTTGATAAAGGATATTGAAAATTTTCTAGATTTAACATTTGAAGTAGTCTACAAATATAGAAAGGCAAATTCAATATCTGGTGTTCTCTAAGAAGTGTTTAAGACACTTCTTTTTTTATAAAATGACTGTTTCATTTAGATCAATTCTTGAACATCAATGTTGTACCGCTCAATAATTTTCTTACACAAGTCCTTCCATTCTTGACCCCATTTACGCGCATTTTCTAAAGCACCCCTGATATCTTCTATATCATCGTCAATTCGATACAATTCACGGTTAATATCGTTAACCAAATCAATCAGATCATTTTCGCCCATATATTTTGCTTTACTTGTGCTCTTATAAACATCCTTTAATGTTTTGACAATGGTATTTATGTACTGACATTGATATTCTGGAGGATTAACGATTCCAAACAGATCTTCGGACATTTTCTTTTGATAAAACTCTTTGGCTTCTTCAATATTCACTATTTCACATCCTATTTCCGTTTAAAGGATTGTTATATCGCCTAAATGATTTTATGACAAATACCTAACTTCAGAGCATCTTCAGCAGGAATATACCATTCTGCTCTACGTTCCTTTACTGAATCCAATTATTTATTGGATTTTTACATCCAATTTCTTGCTATGTTTCAAGCAAGCAACAGTCAAAATGACTGGGTGAAATAAGCACCTTCTACTACTTCACTCTAAGAGATCCGTAGATACTTTGTGTTTCTACTCGGAACAAAATCCAACTTATGATTCATGTTCAAGATATTCCAAGCCCCAACAATATCCCTGTGATATTCCTCTTCGCAATTCGAGCAACAATAATTTCTGTTTGTTGGCTTATTCTTAAATCCACAACTAGGACAAATCTGAGAACTGTAAGATTCATTGACTTTTATGAATCTAATGCCTTCTAGTCTCAACTTGTAATCAAGCAGTTCCATAATCAGCCCATATTCCCACTGACTTAATTTCTGATTAACATTAGTACCTTTATTACTACCAACATCAATCCCCGTCACATCTCCACAGTATACGAGAGAGATACCTTTCTCTTTCGCCCAATCTGTGTACATGCGAGTTAGTTTGTGAATATGATAGTCAAGTTGTCTACGTGTTTTTGACTTGATATATTGCCATGCTCTATTGTATTTATGCCATTGGCGAGAATACTTAGTGCATTTATCCATTTTACTTCTCAATTCAGCCTGTTTCTTATTCCTGAATTGCTTAATGCTACGAATTTTCCTACCTGTAATGATTAGTTGATCTTGCTGGTCAGATACCGATGTTATTGCATGAATTTCGCCTAAATCAATTGCAGCGACATTACTGAAAGATGGTTGTTTTTCTTCAACATCAGTGAGATAAGAAATGCACGCATAATATCTTTCACCTTCATAAATCAACTTGAGGGTCTTGATATTTTGTGGAATACTGGTTTTGAATTTAAGTCTGATTTGCTTTCCGTTTCTTGCCACGCCATTTGCATCTGTAAATCTAGAAACGGTAAGAGAAATTTCATTCTTGTTATAGTCACAAAACAAGTAATTGTAATCCCATTCGGTTGGGAAATACTTTTTTATTTTGTATGGGTATTTTTCATCTACTCTCCCCGCTTTTCTCGCTTTGGAAATAGCTTTATATGCATCAATGACTCTTTTAGCAACGGTCTGCTTGTTATTTGAGCAAATTACTTCAGTTTCAATGTCTTTAACCAGTGTAAAAAATGAGTTTCGATTGTGTAATTTTTTGTTCTCTTCATATAGTTTATTATTTGCTTCAATGCACTTATTCCAAATCATTGCCGATTCTTTATTACACATCTGCAATCTTTTTAGATCACTTTTATTGCAGTTGATTAGCAATCTCATCGTTCTATACTGCTGAGTCAAGTAAATCACCTCCTTTATCAACAGTATAGATCGAATATTGTATGTATTCAATATTATTTTTAATTTATTATACAACCTCAATCATACTGTAATCTTCATTCCATACAAACCATGCGTAAGCTGTTGCATCTGTACCTTCTCCTGTAAATGAAGGACGTTCACTTAGTACGTACAATTTACTAACAGGATGTTGCTGCCAAAATTCATAGCGTTTCTTTGACTCCAAGAAGGCTAATCTCAATAGCATGATGATTTCGGCATTTGGATACAATTTAAAACATTGCTCCAAAAATTCCTTCGCATATGTGAATGGTGGATTCGTAATAACTGTTTTTACACTTTTATCAACTTCGTATTTTAATAGAAAATCATCATACGTAATCTCATCTGCACCACTATGTATTAAGTTAGACTCTTCTTCTTTTCTAATCTCGTTTGCAATAATTTTATTTGTATAGCCATAATTGCGAAGCGATTTTATGATTACTCCATTACCAGCACATGGCTCAAGAATTGTTCCATCCTGAATTTTATGCTTTATAAGCAACTTGTCTACTACGTCAATTGGTGTTGGATAAAAGTCAAATGGTTTTGTTTTTGCTCCTCTGTTTTTTGCTGACAACCTATCATCTCCTATAATTTTTAAATAAAATTGCACTTTCATTCGGTCATTAATTTATTATATATATTTTTAATTCTTTCTACAGTAGCATCACAGTACCCTAAACTGTTACCTTTACCATCATCATCTTTTTCAATACAAATCCATTTACGATTTGCTTTTTCACATGCTACAGCGGTAGTGCCAGATCCACTTGTATTATCTAAAACAATATCTCCTTCGTTAGTGAAAGTCTTTACTAACCATTCAAAAAGTTCAACTGGCTTCTGAGTTGGGTGATACCTTCTCGTGGAGTTATGTACAGCTTCAAAATATAACATTTTATTTTCTAACTCATCTACTTCTTCCACAATATAAAAATTATCTTCATAATCAAGAACATCATCTGGCATTAGCCAATCCTTGCTTTCACTAGTGTATTCTAATTTTTGTTTACCATAGTTGCTCGTATGCTTGTCATATTGCTTACCTGATTTTTTCCCACATTTAGTCTGAAATGTTCTTGGAATTGCTTGTGGATTGTAGGTAGGTTGTTCCTTATAAAATATTACAACATCCTCAAATGCTACCATCGGTCTTTTCTTGGCATTCAGATTTCCACTTTTTAAGTTCTTACGCCAAACCATCGTATATTTAAAATCTTTTTTATTTGATGTAATTAACATTGATGTAAATGGCTGTCTGCCAGTAAAAACTAAGACTCCATTTTCTTTAACAATTCTGTTGTATTGATCCCACAGTTTATCAAATGGAATAATTTCATCCCATTTATTGCGAGTAGTCATGCCGTAAGGTAAGTCACACAGTACCATGTCAATTGATTTATCTGGGATTCTAGGCATAATTTCTAAGCAATCCCCTTTGAGTAACATGCCGTTTGGAGTGTAATAGTAACTATCATTAATCAATGCTCTAAGAGACAAATTATCAACTCCTTTTTTTCAATCAAACCATTATTTTATTATATACTCCATGTCTCTTGGTTAGTGCCTTTTGCTCCACAATCCGCGCATTTATATTCAGCAAAATACTTGTCACCAACAGTATTGCTACTCAATCTACGTATCCGAGTGGATTTACATTTACCACAGGAAGTAATAAGTCCCGTATCTCGATGTTGTTTTAGCCAATAAACGATAATTTGCACTTTGTCTTTCAAACTAAGTGGCTTCTTCAAAAAACTCACCCCAATTAATTTATTTTCGATAAAAATTAGATTTGATTCAAAATTTCTTGTTCTTTCTCAGTTAACTCCCATTCAAGTTTGCTAACTACTCTACGTGTTTTACAGTGAGGACAAAATATATAAACTCTATCCTCATAGTCACCATCAACATATCCTCCAATATGCTCGTAAACAAACTCTTGTCTTTCCAGCAACTTGTGCCACTTATGCTCACATTTTGGCTTCTTCTTTTTCCACCACAAGTAATTTCACTTCCAAATCAAATTAGGTTTTTATCTAAACTCTAAATCCCAATGCCAATTGCCAAAAACCAAGATGCAATAACAAATAATATTCTCGATAGGAGTCCAGATTTTCACTTGCTACATTTGCCCCCAACGTAAAACTCTTAGATCTCCAATTACTATGAAAACTGCAAATTAAATGTTCACTATTTAACTCCCAATGCAATTTTCTTCATCTCCCTATAGGGTATGTTTTATTTCAATTGCCTCCAAAATCCACTACTTTCTATGTTACTTTTATTTTAGATTTCAGGTTTAATAAATTTTTCTCCCTCGTAAAATATTGTTTTTGTTTCTGTGGGTGCAGGTAGAACTTGTTCATTTTTGTACTTAGATCTCTTGTCTAATTCCATAATGCCCAGTGTGCAATAATTCGCTGCGTCCATCAGTGTATCACGAATGCTTTCATCCCTAACAAGCGCTTCGTTTTTATAAAGCTGCTTTAATCGGCGTAATTTGTCGTCTAGACGTATAATCAATGACAATAGGCCATATTCTTTCCATTGCTCGCTGAATGAGTCACCATAATCTGTATTCTTTTTAATGTATATATCATGCATTTCATTTAGGATTTCATTATGCAAATGATGATCGTTATTCATTAGTTTCCCCTCTTTCAAGTTTCTGTTTATATTCAAGAACTGCTCGAACATAGTTATTATCTATGTTTTTTCGTTTACTTGATCCCATCCCATAACGATAAGCTGTCAATACTCTCTTAGTCACCGTTCCTTCGTCATAACCTTCATTCAGATACTTCTTTCTGAGATAATTAACATACCATGCTGCCATTTTCGTTGAGTGGTAAGGATTAAATACATCTACATTTTTAATATTTGTTTGCTCACTAAGCCACTTAACCGTATTTCGTTTATTGATCTGAAAAAGTCCCATGCTGGAATTATCATACGAAACGGCTTTTGGATTAAATCTTGACTCTGTGTAAGCAATTGCCAACAATAGTTCAAAAGACAAGCCATACTTTTTAGATTCATCCCATATGTATTTCTGTACTTCTGAACTGAGGTTGATTTGATATGGTTTAAATGTATCTTCCTCTTGACTTGCCGCCACGACATCTTTCTTGACTTGCATCACCACAATCTGATCGGTGATATGATATACTGGAGCATTCGCTTGTAATGCGAATGCAAGCAAGAAAAACTGTACCATCTCGTCCTCCTTTCTATTGAACCATAACATTTTAATTAATGATTGTCTACTATTTATTTTTATTCTCTTTAATATATTGTGAGATTTCACCTGCTTTCCCCACCATGCCAATTACGAAATTTTTATTATTAGATGTGATGATTTTCATCTAATGTCACTCCTTCCACAATATCATTGATTAATGCTTGGATTAATTGATATACACGTACAACTTCCCAGTCAAATTCTCCTGCAACCTGAATATTGTATGTATCTTTTTGTCGTGAAATTAAGATTTCAATTTTCCCATCTGATTCATCGTTAAAAAATAAGATAACACCATTGTCTACTGCTCTAATCCCATAACCATCCAATAGATATGTTCTTTTAATTCTATTTTTAATTTTATTTAGAATATCTTCGCAAAATTTATAGTGAATCCATATTGTAAGTTTGTTATCCACTTCCTGTATTCCTCCGATTATTATATTATTTTTATATAAAGCTACAATTTGATTAGATTTTCTCGGGCAATTGTAATGCCGTGACAAACACCTTGGTAGTAATTTTTTTCTGCACTATTCTGCGAAAGTAAAAAACGCTTTTCATAGTTGTCATACAGTTCTTGAAGTTTCTCTTCTGGTGTCAATTCGATTTCATATCCATTGATTAATGCTGTATAGTAAACATTAGGATTATCTTTCATAAAAATATATAATCTACTAACTATATCATGAATATCTGCTTTTTGTTCCTTCGGCAAATCGTCAAAACCAACAACTGTTTCCCCTGAAAGTTCGTAAAATACTTTGTTAAATAGATATTTTTCATGAGTAACCATTTTTCGCATAAGCTTAAGATCGTTTGCAATTTTTTTAGGTAGTTTTACTTTTACCATATGTATCTCCTTTACTTTAAGAATTTGATTTTATTCAAAAAACAATCTGTTTTACTAACATGAATTTCTTTAAATCATCCAACTGTTCTTTATCCAACCGGATCTCAACTACCTTATCATCACCCCTAAGAAGTAACGTGCATTCGAAATAACTATCTTGAATAAAGTCCAGTTCTAAGTTCTCATCAAAAGTGAAATCAATCGTTGCATTGACCAATATAGCCACCCCTTTAATAATTTTCAATAAAATCGACATTTGATCTAGTTTTTAATTCTCCATTCGCCCTCAAAAATCTTTCTCCATGTCAATTTTTCATCTAAATTCTTTGAGTTAAATGCAACAATCTTATCATCAATTTCTAACTCGATTTCACCACCAAAATTTAGCCAATCATATGCTTGTTTAAAATAGACGTAAGTGTATTCAGGCAAATTAATATAACTCCAGTCATAAAGTTTTAAAGTCTGTATGTCAGCATCAAATTTCTCTGTTGGAAACCCATCATATTCGCAATAATATAAATTGCCATTGAACCATCTTATATAAACTTCTTGAACATACTCATTATCTTTTGCTATGCCTTCAAGCATCTGATGTTTTTGTAGATTGCTCAATGCCTCCCAAATATTCATATATCTTCTCCTTTTTAATAAAAATGTTATTTCATTCTGATTTCTCTTATTTTTAGGTCGTATATAACCTCATAAATACAGTCGCAGCTTTCACATTGTCGTATTTCTTTCCCTAACCAGTCATTGACACTGTATGTATCTTCACTTTTACATCTTGGACACAATAGTTCATCCAGTTCGATTTGCCCTTCCTGCATGTCATCACCTATTTCCATTGAAAGACTTGTTTTATCTAAATATCCTATCTAAATACCTATTATTTAATTCATCAATATCATTGTTGATTTTCTTAATTTTTTCATTGCTATTTTCCCAGTCACTTAAAAATTTGTTTATTATATATCTTAATTCTTCTAATTCTCTAATTGCTTGGTTAAATAATCCATATAACTCATCACTAATCGGAGGGATATTTTTAGATTCATCTCCAGCATGGAGAATATCTAAACATTCTTTGCAAAGCTTTAAATCCACACCCATAATAAGCACTGCCTTTCCAATCAAATTTGAGTTTTAAAGGCTTTATGTAGTTTGCAATCCCCAAAAACTCAATTCCGGTTTTGGTGTTGGGTCATCATCAATTACAATACAATCATCCTCATGAACAGCATAATCTTCTCTACTTGTAGATTTCACCCAATACCAGCCGTTAGGAGATTTTTGACCATCAATGACAAAGTACTCTTTGTCCACTTCTTTTTTATACCAATCATTACCGTTGATAATTTTTATTTTCAAGGCAATTCTCCTTTCTAAATCAAATTGAGTTTTATAAGGTTATATTTGATTACTCCTCGAATCGGTCTAAGTATTATTCAATCAACTTATAACTATATCTAATTGCCAATCCATGTACGTGGTTTAAACGATTCTGTAACTTTTCATTTTCGTAGTAATGTATATCTCTCGCTTTAATGGCACTTTCCAAAGACTCTATAAGCCAGTCAACATCTGAAAATAATTCAGTAGTTTCTACGTCTTTTGTTAAATCATAACCCTTCCCAGTTTCCGAAAGACGATCTTTAATTTTCTTCAATCTGTCCATTTGTGCCTCCTCTATACAAAACCTAATGCAATGTTGGTTTCATTCGGTTTTATTGTCCGTCATTCCACTATTCTTTATATTCTGGCAGTGTTTCTTTAAGAGTTTGAATGATATGTGGAACTGGATCACTAGTGGAACGGATATGAATATCAATTTCCTGTAGTGCTTAGGAGCGAGATTGTCGCTCCTAGTGACTTCCACCGTTCAAATAAGTGTCAAACTCAGCCTTTGTCTTGCCTGTTATTTCTTTATAGGCATCATCGATTGTAACGGTATCTGAATATAAGGTGGCACCGTTGAATTGACCACAAGCTAGGATGCCTTCGTTTTTATAAGACAGGAGTTCTTCTACCGCTTCGTCTATGGAAGAGCCCAGTAGGAATTTAATCTCTTTATACTGTTTAACCAAATGACATTCCTCCTTTATTCTCTCAGCGACAACATTCAAATCCCCACTTTACTTAATACACAGTTTGATAAATTATACAGTGGTAATTAGCTCTTGTTCATCATCATCAACTACAGCTACCCATACTACGGTTTTCATCTTCTTGCCACACTTGCAATTCCACTCTTCGAAAAACCCTTTATTCTCCTTTACAGCTTCTTCGGGTTCATAATCGGTGTAATCCACATGGTTATACTCGTTGCATTTCGGGCAAGGAAAAGACAATATTGGCATATTTAATACCTCCTGATTTTTCAATTTGAGCATTCTGGATAGATCGGCTCTATCCAGACTAACTATTGTGATAAGACCTCTTTTTTCATGCAGTCAGGGCATTTAGGTTGTGGTCTGTGTAAATCATCTTCATAAGGGTTTCCGCAATCCCCACAGCCCCATAGAGTTTTTGCCATATACCAACCCTCCGTCCTAACTATTGAGATAACACTTCAAGTTCAGCTTTCAGATGTTTAACGCAATCTTTCATCGAGTGACTGATGTAACATCCCTTTTTGTAGTATTTCAGGTAGTTTTCAACCACCTGATCGACCGTGTAAGTGTAGTCTCTCTTGGCAATAAATCTCTCCACGTTCTGCCGAGCCTGTTCTTTATCCATCCGTCTTTCCTCCTTACACATTTTGTTAAGACCTAATGAAACATCTCTTTTATCTCCTTATGTATCCCACTTACTTAAGTGGGCAAATCTATTCAATCGCATCTAAAATTAAAAGAGTCGTTTTCTTCTGGTTAATTTTATCAACAACTCCCTTAATCTCAATAGCATCTCTCCCCAGCCGATATATCAACCAATTTATCTCCTTCTTGAAGACTATTGATTAATTCGTTTAACTTTGGTCTATTTGTTGCTGTTTCAATTGAAAATTCTTCAACAATCTCAATTGCTTTATTATCCTTCAAGTATTTGTGTTGAATTTCTAAGCTTTGGCGATTGTTAGCGGAACATCAAGCGCAACCATAAATCATATAGTTTCACATCTGCCCTTCTATTAATTTTTAAATACTGGGTAAGAAATGTATGACATATCTGCAATCCCATATTTTTTATTCAACATCTTAAGATCATGTTGCATTTGAAGTTCTTTAATTTGCGAGTCGTTTTTATGTTTTCGTCTAAACCTCTCCAACTCATCTTCTTTGGTTTTTAACAAATGGCTATATATCCATGCGTATTCTTCGCGCAATTTCTGTTCTTCCTTGGCTGTATCGCAAAGACAATAATAGTCGTTTTCCTCAGCAAAATTAACGTGCTTCCTTGCTTTTTCTAAGCAATATACACAAAATACTTCTCCGCCAATATTAATGGTTTGAGTTATAGGTCTTATAATAACTCTCTTAAAGTCCATTATATTTAACCTCCTAAATAAGCCCATTAAACAATACTATTTATATTATTATTTACTCATTTGTTGTCATTAATCTAGTTCCTTGTTTTAATTTTATTTCTTATGAGCCTTATAAGCGCAATTATCATAAACAGCATAACAAGTAATACAAAAGCTCCAATAACTGCACCCATTGAAATTCCCATGTCCCACCCTGTAATAATAGAGACAATGTATGATAATAGAGATACAATTAGATAAAACAACCAAAACCAAGGACTACACAAAGAATTCCAAAATTCTTTGATGCTACGCTTGATCTCTTTTCGTGCTAACAAGAAGTTCCCCACCCATATGTTTTAATACTCTACACAATCTTCTACAGGAAGCCATGTTTCATAACCATCATCAAACCTCAATCTAAGACTACTACCTTTAATATTAATGATTTCACCAACTCGACCATAAAGCTGTCTTTTGTCGGTGTCAAAACTTGTTGAAATTACCTCAGCCCGATCTCCTACTTGATAATCATTAAAATACATATAACTTTTCTCCTTTCTTATGCCCAGCAGTGGACATCATCATAATTTACTTCAAATTCTTCGCCAAACTCTTTTTCATCATCCCAGTCGTAAAACTGAACGGTCAACACTCGTCCTTCATCATACTTGACAATAAAGTTGTCTTTGCTTTTAGTCCAACCTTCTGGAATTTCAACTCCTGCACGTTGAATTGCCTTCATCATTGAATTTTCACATGGAAACTCTGCAACGTAACCCTCCAAATTACGTCTGTCAATTCCACGTATTACAATTCCTCCTTAGTTTTGGTTAATTTTATTTTTATATTTTAATTTTTATTTCTTTAAAATCAAATCAAATATCCATTTTATTGTAAATCTTTAAGCAACTTTTGATCAGTTAATTCATCATATGTGCTTTCAATGCGTTTATTTGCAATCTCTATGTATTTTGTTTCCGTTTCAAATCCAATAAACTTACGTCCTGTTTTTAATGCAGCTACTGCGGTGGTTCCAGATCCCATACAATTGTCTAAGACAATCTCATTTTCGTTAGTATATGTTCGAATAAGATATTCAAATAGAGCTACAGGCTTCTGTGTAGGATGTTGTTTTTCTGCTCTATTCGCATTACTGAATTGAATAAGATTCTTTGGGTAATATTCATTGTTCACTGATTCCACGCTATGAAAGTCACCATAATTTTCAGTGCCATTGCCTTTAATATATCCACCTTTTTTGCGAGGTTTACCTCTTACTTCCATCTGAGGATTATACGTGCATTGTTTTTTATAAAATACAACGATATCCTCAGTAACTCGAAGTGGTTGCTTTTTAGCATTTAAAAATCCTGATGGATTCGCTTTATCCCATGTCCATGTGTATTTGAACCATTTCCTGTTGCTGTTAATCAAGTCACTAGTAAATGGTTGAGATGCAGTCAGTACAATTGCACCATTGTCCTTAATGATTCGCTCGTATTGTTCCCACAGTTTATCCAACGGAATTACAGAATCCCATTTATTTTGCGTTGTACCATAAGGTAAATCACAAAGGATCATATCAATATCGCCATCAGGAATTAGCTTCATACCTTCTAAACAATCCATTTGGTAAATGCGATTCAATTCAAGACTTCCTAGTAGTTCTTTATCCAACTTATTTCCCCCTTACAATTTGCAATTTCCCTTATATGTTTTGATTAACTTATTGATATAGTTACGATCAATACGCTTTTCTCTCCACCAATCAAAGTCATGCTTTAGCAATTGTGACTCCATTTTATTCTTTGGGCGCAAAACCGACCACTACATTTTCTAAATGAAATACCTTTTTAATTTTATTTGCTATACAACCGATGACTCCGTGACACATTCTGTATAGTTTCCATAAGTACTTCTTTAAAATCTGGCTGCTGATCTCGTGTCTTTGTGTTACTGTAGTATGTATTGGATTTACGTTCTTGATGGAGTGATTTCGTATCTACTTTCATCATGACCCTCCTCTCTGTTTTCCTCTTGTTTTTAATTTACCATATATTTTTAGTTATTACAACATATTTTTGGTTATTATTTCAATCCTCTTTCTGACTTCCATTGCTCTAATATCTTCATTTGCTCCGTTCTGAATTGCCCTCCGCTTTTCGTCGCCAGTATCACAACATTACTTCCCTTCTCGATGATGTCTTGGTATTGAACCAGTTGGTTATTAAAGATTACTCCTTCAATAATGCCCTCTGATGGTGTCAGTAATTCAATGTAAGCATATGGCTTTCCATTCTTTTGTTTTTTTCGCTTTACAGATGTGATGGTTCCGACAACTACACATTTTTTATTATCTTCGTAATATGAAAATGGCCTAAAGTGCTGCTTGACATCATCAAATGGGTTCCCATTAATAAAAATTGAAAGTGTCTCATACTCGTACATTTCTGGTGATCCCATGTACTTCTCTTTAAACTCGTTTATATGCTTACATTGCCTTTCAGATAATTTATCTTCGAATTCTTTTAACTTATAGCTATTGTACTTAGTTAAGCATTTCTCTTTGTCCTTAAATTCTTCATCTGAATGAATAACTCCAAGTTCAAGCAGTTTTTGTTTATTGGGCAAAGTCTTTGATGGCTTAAACGTTCCTGTTGGCATATCCATCTTGGCATATTCCAATAACAACTCATCTTTATTGCTCCCAAATGCACCACTCTTGATTAACGCAATCACTGTTGACGAGTCTACTTTGCATCGCTCTATAAAATCTTTGAGTCCAGTAAACTCGCCCTTAGTTCTTTCTTCAAGGATTGCAATAGTTGCACTTTCCCCTACACCTTTGATTGATTCAAATCCAAACAGGATGTCATTTCCAACCTTCGAGTAGTACCTGTCAGATTTATTAATATCAGGTGCAAGGACTTTTATCCCCATACGGTGACATTCATTAATATACTTGGATGTTTGCTCATAATCGCCAATCTCTGATTTAAGCAATGCTGTCATAAATGCAACTGGGTGATAATACTTGAGCCAAGCTGTTACATAAGAAAGCAATCCATATGCTGTACTATGACCAAGGTTAAATGAATACTCGGCTTGAGCAGCAATTAACTTCCACATCTCTTCAATTTGATCTTGAAGCCAGTTTCTCAACTCCAAACCGCTTTTAAACTTGCCAAATTGCTCTGCCATGACATCTGCTTTCTTTTTGCCAATAGCCCTACGAGCATTGTCCTGCTCATCTTCTGCGAATCCTGCAAGACCAAATACTTTTAGTGCTTGTTCTTGATACAACATAACCCCATATGTCCCTTGAAGAATAGGCTTAAGGTCATCGTGAATATATTTGATTAACTCTTGATTTAATTTGTTCCTTATGTAATCTTTGTCCATGCCAACAGATAATACCGCAGGTCGGTTCATTGCGTTTACTGCAAATATGTCGTAAATACTGTCGGCCTTCATTGCTTTAAACATTTCCTGTGCTACATATGCTTCCATTTGGAATACCCCTAACGTATTGCCCTTCTGATAAATCTCTTTATAAACATTCTCATCATCAAGATTTAACTTGCTAAGGTTGATGTCGTCCCATGTTAACCCTGCCAGTTTAAGTGTGTCTTCTACAACATCAAGAGTATTTAGGCCAAGAAAGTCCATCTTCACCAGTCCCAAATCTTCCATTGCATTGTACATATCCATTTGCATCATTAAATTACCGTTTTGGTTGTACATGACTGGTGAATAATCAGTAATCGGCGTAGGAGCAATAATAACTGCCGCAGCATGACATCCAACTGATTTGGGTAGGTTCTGTAGAAACTTCGTGTATTCAAATAACAATGGATACTCTTCAACATACCTTTGAAGTTCGGATGATGCTTCAAGAGCACGTTCAATGGTCATTTTTTTATTTGGATCATCGGGAATTAATTTTGCAATCTTATCACGAATTGAATAAGGGATGTTATAAATTCCTTGTTCGTCGAAAATCTTCCCTAAATCACGAATGCATACTTTTGGAGATAAGGAGTTAAACGTAGCCACTTGTGCTACATTCTCCACTCCAAATAGTTCAACAGCAATTTCTAAAGCTTCTTGTCTTCTCGCTTTACTTATGTCGATGTCATAATCGGCTGGCGAGCCTTTTCTTCCCTTATTAGCAAATCGTGCAAAGTCTAGATTCCAGCGAATACTATCTACCTCTGTTACTCCCAATGTGTATAGGGTTAAACAGTTAGCACCAGATCCACGACTATAGCCAAGAGGGATATTGCGCTCTCGAATTTTATCAATTAACTGCTTCAGCATGATAAAGTAGCTGCAATATCCCAAATAATCAAGTACCTCGAATTCATTTAACAAACGATTTCTATACTGCCTTTTCTTTTCTGGTGGCAATTTATCAAATCCACGTTTCTTCCAACCTTCTTTGACTAGATGTTTTAAGTATTCTTGCTCATTCTGAAACCCTTTTGGAATCTTAATATGTGGCATTAAATTTTGATGCAATTTGATTTCTAAATTACACTGCTCTGCAATCTCATCAGTTGTTGCAATTCCAATCTCTACAGCATCATAGCCAATTTGCTTATCCATCACTTGATGTATAGTTTCAATATCTGTTTGCCAGCAGCCTTCGTATGTCTCCCCAACTTCTCGATCCTGTCCAATCTGAATAAACTTTCGATGAATATCTTTCTGAAGTTCACTACCATCGCGCAGATGAGTATCAAAGGTAATAGTGTATTTTGTACTTGTGTCTTGAGCAAGTTTCAATAATCTCTTATTCGCTTCTGCTTGATCTTTGGTATCATGGCTTTGCAATTCAATATAAAAGTTGTCACCAAATACTTCTTTGTATTTATTAACCCATACTTTAGCTTCATCCCACTTTGGAGTAAAGTTTTCACAGGAATCACCACCGCAACATTTACACCATGATCGATAAAGCAATCTGGAGATGCGACCACCCAAACAAGCAGACATCGCAATAATATCTTTTGAATACTTTGCAATAGTCTTCAAATCTACTCTGGGCTTACCATAAAATCCTCGTGTGTTGCCCTCAGAGACAATTCGGAATAAATTTTTCAATCCTTCCTCAGATTTTGCGAGTAAAATCAAATGGTATCTGTCCGAATCCTTTTCTTTATAATCCATATCTGTTGTTTCATATACTTCGCATCCGGCGATAAACTTAATACCTAGTTCTTTAGCTTTTTTATACCCACGAACATATGAGAACATGTTTCCATGTTCTGTAATGGCAACAGCGTTAAAACCAAGATCATGAGCTTGTTGCACCAGTTCTTCTGGTGACATTACAGCATCTAATAGACTAAAGTATGTATGATTGTGTAAGCTAGAGAATTTACCCAAATAATCACCTCAAATAATTTTTATTTGTATTCTTTGTGTTTCTCAAATGTTTTGTTATGTGGACTCCATAAACTATAATACTCGCACAATCCAGCCGTGTACCACGGGTTATCTTCGTTGTGTCCTGAAAACTCACACCACCAGCATAATGGTGATGCTTTTGGCTTCCATTCACCTGTGACTTTACACAGTTCTATTTCATCCAATACTTTATGCAACTTTTTAACTCCTCTATCTAGAAAACCACTTGTGCATGCATATTGTCTATCCCCTAATAAAATTAAATCGTACATGTATTCTACTGGGACTTTTCCGAAAAGTGCTCTACATGCCAAAGCATATATGACCATTTGCAAGGGTGTCGCCAATTCTTTTTGATCAAACCTTTTATCTGATGATTTATAATCAACAACCGTTAATTCACCTTTTTTGTTTTGGTCAATTCGATCAATGAATCCCTCTAAAATAACTCGATCTTCAAATACAAATGAGAATGGAAATTCTACATGTATCGGCTGCCAATCATCATCATGGTCTTCTTCTAGATAATCAAAAAAGATACCCAATTTTTCTTCGTATGTTAGACCACTTTTATTGCCAGCTTCAAAAAAAGATTCTTCCCCATATATTCGTTTTAGCTGTGTAATGCCATTTAAAAATCTTCCCTTGTCTTTATCTGTGTCTTCGGCAATCCCATATGTTATCACATCTTTTATGTATGTATAATTTTGTTTATTACCTTCAATGATGTTTCGATATTTAATTTCCAGACCCTTGTGCAGTATATTCCCCAACTCAAGATGTAATTTCGATTCTTCAGTATAATTGCCACTCACATACTTGAGAAAGTATTTCATTGGACATTGAATGAAAGTGTTTAATCTACTATAACTAAATTTATCTAATTCTGATCTTGTTAGCATACAACACCTCCCATTTATTTGGATCATCCATCGGACTTTCTTTGGGATTCAATATCTTCCCGCCTTTGTCATACACGCAATACAGCTCTTGTTGAGGCAAGAATTTTGCAAACTCTCCTCTATAAAAATTTTTGTCAACCTTCCCCTCTTTATCAAGTTCAGCCCCTTGGTCATAAGCAATGACAATTGGCACATTTAGATGCGTTAATTTTTGGACTTGTGTTTTACTCAAAATATGTCCAGATATAGCGACTGCGTTTTTTACTCCCATGCTCCACAGTTGAAGCACTCCCTTTTCGGATTCGCATACAATCACTTCATTCTTCTCTTTAATGTATGGCATCGTTTTATGCAGCCCATAAAGGATTTTAGACTTTGAACATGGGTGAATATAAAAATACTTGCTTTCATGTTCTTCGATAACTTCTTTGTACAATCTTCCTTTAACGCCGACGAGAGAATTCAGTTCATCATAAATGGGAATTGTGATCATATGGAATGCCAAATCATATCCCAAATGGAATTCCCATTGCGTTTCGTAACTAATACCGTCTTTATAGAAAAGTGGATTAGCGTATCGACCAAAGTAATTTAAGATACTCTCATCTATCGGTTCAAGTGGCTTGTCTTCATCCTCTTGTAATTCTGATGATGACTTCCACATATCCCGTACCCATTTGGCTAGTTTTGACTGTTCCTGTTGATTGCCATAATAATCAAATCCACAAAGGTCACATAGCCATTTCACGCTTTCGCTGAAATATGTTCCTCTAACAAAAGTAACAAGGGAGATAATATCAGAAACTCCATATTGATCCCTGATATTCCTTGTATGAGCATCAACATACAAGTTATTTTTATATATTACTGTGCTTCTCTTATTGTCCCCATCCGGCATCCCACATGTAAAATAATCACTATGTTCTTTTATACTGTGCATGCCCAACTCTTCAAGTACCGTTCTAATCTTTTCTTCGAGAATGATTCGTTCTTTTAATTCTTGTGTATCCATGTGGCATATTCACCTACGCCCTTTTCTTTTTCTCTCTTGGTTTCCGAATCAGATAGCCAACCTCCTTCCAAATGTTTCTGTCGAGATCAACTTCTGTTACCAAAACCATTCCTTTCCCACCCCCACGGTTTTTATCAATTTTTTGACCGTAGTAAGTCTTATTTATATCAAGAGGAATTTCTCCCCATTGGTTTTTAATCATGTAATTGTCGTATTTGGACTTATCAATACGCTTTTCGAGGATAAGATGATCTACAACGTGTTTAAGTTGCTTTGCATTTGCAATATTCATTGAAGTAAGGTCTTCTACATCGGTAAGAACTGTTTCATCTGTTAATTGGATAGTGGCATATGCGCCGATATTCAGTTCATTTGCAAGATCCTTAAGCTTTGTTGTCGTTTGCTTTACCGTTTCCCAGTTATCAGTTTTATAGCCCTTAAGTGTGTCATAAAAAACATATTGAACACCAAGGCCAAGAACATGTTTTTTAATCTCGCGTTCGAGATCATCATCGGAATACTGGTTTAGTTCCAAAAAGTAAATTTTGTGATTCTCTTCGACCCAACTTCCGATTGTCTCACATATGTATTCAAATTCTTCTTCGCTTTTATAATTGCCAAGTACTATGTCGTATTCTCTTATGTCATAGTTAAATCCAAACTCGGCATTATTACAAATCGTTGATGCTTGCATGGCGTACCATTCATCTTCATCCTGTTCATTAACCAAGACAAGAACAGGTATCCTTTTTAGCACCCCCAAATAATTAACAATTTTAGCCATGCGCCTTGACTTACCTTCATTACTTAACATTCCATCAACAACAAGTTTCTTTTTTCTAAATCCCCGAAATAACTCAGTCCAAATAGGAAAGGGAAACTCAACACCCATATCAGGTGCTTCACGCCATTTAGCTAATTTCTTTTTAAAATCCTTACCCAATAGCGATGCAGATTTGCCTCCACCAATCACAGTATTGATATTGTCAACGTTATAACGCATAAATCTGACAATATCCTCTGCTTTCATTTTGGGGAATGCTTTATGCTGCATTAACTTTTCAACTGGGAACCCCTTTCTGTGAAACTCTCGTAGAAGCGAATACTTTTTAATAGTGTCGAAGTAATTCTTAATGTCATCTGGGTCAGCCAGTTCAATCTGTTTCTCGATTGTTTTCCAGCCGCCAATTTTCCTGTACTGCTTGTTCCTGTCAGGATCTTGGTTCATAAAAATATTTACTTTCGTTTCACTTATTTCTTGGGAGAATGTTTTGTAATATAGTTCAAATGAATCGTAAAGAAACTTGGTATCTGGATCTTCAAAGTCATACTTTGATTTTATGAGTTCTGCATAATCGACATATAAAATTGGCCTTGCATACAGACTGCCAACAAACAAAGCTTCACTCGTCAAGTCATACATGTCTTTTGGATTGCTAATAGTAGCCACCTCCTACAAGAGTAGTTCGTCCATGATGTCAGTTATACTAAAATTTTCATGCTTATTATCTTGATTATTTTTATGTATACGTTCAATTATCTTCCGATCTTCAATTCTTTGTTCAATTTCTTTGGTTTCAGAATCACTCATCATCTGCTTAGCTTTAAACCGTTTATATTCGCCTAGATTGCCAATTACTACAGCCAAGTCATAATTCATGCGGTTGCTTACAGACATTTGTTTTTTTAATGCTAATTTATCAAGATAATTTGCCATATGCTGATAAATGTCTAATAGGGTGGCATAATCAACGGGTTCCTTAACTAACTTATGCTCCCCTGTTCTTACTGAATTAACTTTCATATAAAAGTAAGATGGTAAATCAGAATCATAATATTCCATTAACCATTTAAAAAAACGATCTCTCTCGACTTTCTCTTGCATTTCTTGCTCCCTAGCAGCCAGTCGTTCAGAAACCATTCGTTCTACTTCTTCATTTGTCATACCCTTGCGAAGCTTTAAATGCAATCTATAACACTCTGTATGGTAATATTTTTTAGTAGATGGATCTCTAATGTAATCATCTACATCAGTATCGATTGATTTTACTTGTTTTTGCCCCTTTTTGACTGTAGGGTCACAGTAATTACATTTTAACTTCATTTCCACACCTCTCTATGAAAGTAATAGGGGAGAAAAAATTCCCCCCTATTCGGTTGTGTTTATTCGGTTACTACTTCATAGAACTTTTGCAACATACTAATGTCATCAATTTTGTTGTAATCCATTGGTAGTCCAGCCTTTTTGACTTTTGGAACTAGCGCCTTCTTCTTTGCATCTGACAGACTCTTGATACGCTTGTCAATTACTGCTCGATATTCATCCACTGTTTCAGGCAGCTTCTCCTCTTCTGCTTGTGTAGGCGATTCCTCTACCTTGCTAAAGCCTTTAGCAATTACATCTTCGTCCTTTTCAACGCTCGATTCGAGCGATTCCTTTACAACAACTGACTTCTTTCCTCGATTGCTTTCAATTACTGACTGCCAGTACAAAGGAGTTGGATTTTCAATAATTTCATTTTGCTCAAAAACTCGTGTCCGATCTTTTCTCATGATTTGAGCTTTGATCGTGCCATCCTCGTCTTCAAAGTTGCGGAGTACAGTATAGAATTCATATTCAGCACCCTCCCATGTGTCGGGCACTTTTCCTACCTCCACCAATTCCATTTTGTCTCCAACTTTTTGCATTACTTTTTTAGTCTTTTCGCGTGAAGTCACTACAACATATTTATCAGTACCTGTAATCAGGCTACGCAAAAGATTTTTACCCTTCATTTTTATCTTGTCATGATCTTTAAACTCAAGTCCTGCCGTTGCTTCTGCAACAAATTGTTCAGTTGCATTCTTTTCTTGTGCCTTGGCCTTGAGTCGTGCACGTTTTTCAGATACCCCAATTGCAGCAAATTTTACGTTATCACTAATAACTGTGATACCATCGACCACAATTACATCTGCTCTGAACGGATTACCTTCTGCATCCAGTGCAAGTACTTCATTACCGTCCTCGTCTTCAATGTAGAGGTCTTCGTCATTCATGGCTTTTGTTGCCCACTCTTCAACCTCAGAGTACGAAGTTGTGTACACCAAGAGGATGTTATTCAAATCAATACCTTCATTTTCAAGATCCTCAAGGTAGTTATCAACACTACCTGTTTCGCAGTCTATGTATAAAACTCGCAATGGTTTGCCTTCTTCGGATTTCATTTTCGCCATTCCTAGTGCAAATGAAGACTTCCAAGTTCCTTGTTCCCCATAGACGAAAAATTTAAGACCCTTTTTAACTACGCTACCTCGTTTTGCTTTAGCCAAAATATTCCCTCCATATATTTATTATATTTATTTAATTACCACGGCAAGTCGTCATCATCAGAGCTTGAAGAGTCATTCTCGCGTTTAGAACCCCAAGAACCGCCAGCACTATCGTTAGACTCACCAAATTCTTTATATACACGCAGAGCTTCTTCAATGATTTCTTCGCTGTATGTTTCCTTATCAATTGATTCTGGATCTGCACCAGTAATAACAAGTTCTCGAATATAATTATTTTTCACTTGCTTGAAAGAGTCTTGTTGTCCCCATACAGACTTTGCTGCCTCTTGCACTTCTTCAGAATCAATCTTATTGTAAATATTGCCCCATACATCAATTGCCGTGTATGGCTTCAATTCTTTGCGGAAGATATTTGCCAAACTTGCATCACGAATGATAAATTCGGTATCCTCTACAGTTTTGAAGGTAACAATCTTCGCTGATACTTCAAAACGTGGATCGTTTTTATCATCAATTTTTTGAATGCCCATATAAATAATGCGTTGTTTAAAGTCATTCAGCTCTTTAAAGTCTTCTGCATCAAAATCAACGCTGTCAGCCAAATAAAGTTGCTTTACATTAAATCGTTTTGTACGTTTGACTCCATCGTTTACTTTTTGCGACGAAAACTCAAGCTCGCCACGGACAAATACTCCCTGTCCATCTTCAAGACGATCATATACATGACCTGCTGCATCATATTCAACAAGCGTCTTAACAATGTTCTTGCCATCATCATCTTTCTCAACACCAATTTTCAATCCAATTGGGTTGAAGCCTTCTGGTTGTGCATCAAAACGTTTTTTCCAAGGAACTTTGATTGTCTCACCCTTTTGCCTTTTAACTTCAGATTTTTTGCTAAAGTAAACTTCATCTCGCTCCATGCCCTGAATTGTTACATAAACTGTTGACTCCGGTGCAGTTTCTACTCCGAAATTTAAAATGCGCATATCTTTCTTGCTTTTTGTCTCAATCGATTTGAATGCATTGTCACGCTTCATTCCAGTAACAAGACCACGAAGCTTAAATTCACCTTTTGTTTGAGGTAAGCCAAGACCTTTATTCTCTGCCATTATGTATATATCCTCCCTTTATTTTATACAAGTTATTTTTATTCTTATGTCTACTCATAACTTGTACAGGGTGGTGATCTCATTGCTGTCATTTATTCACCTCGCTCTCACATTCTTACTATAGCATGGTTATCTGTTGTTGTCTACAATAAATTTTTAGTTATTATTTTTTTTAAAATGAAACTTATATTGGAATTCATCCTTAAACATTAAACTCACCTCCATTAATCAGATTAGCTTTACAGCAGCGAGAACGGTATTTATTGCTTTCATCAAGCCATTTATCATGAATTCCCTTATACAACGTAGAACCAGTCTGTTTTCCACAACTTCCACATAATACAATATAACGCTTTTTACTTTTTGATCGTTGTCTCTTTGAGAATTTGGCTACATAAGATTTTAGTTCATTTAATTCTTCTCTGGCTTCTTTTCTCTCAAGTGGATCATCGCTAGTAAGTAATTCGTTTAAACGATGTCCTCCTTCATTAAAACAACTAATTATGTATTTGGCTTCCTCTACCGCAAATTCTTTTGTAATATCTTCATAAGATTCAAATAATCCATCGGCAAGTGCATTTTCGAATACAGCGTACAATTCATTAGGTACGTTTGTTAACCATTCAGGTATTTGCTTTCTCATTTGAAACATCTCCTCGCCCATACTTAGTTACCTATATTTTATCAAGAGCGGAGAAGTTGGTCAATATATGTATTATTTATTTTTATTTTATATGTAATTAATCAAATTTTTAAATACTGCTGTTATTTTATTCGTTGTTACCGCATTTCCAGCCATTTTATATAGTTGCGAATTGCTGATTCCTGCTTCAACTAACTTGTGATAATATTCATCAGGGAATCCCTGTAACCTAAAACATTCTAATGGGGTCAATTTGCGAATTCGATATTTTGGTTTTTCTAAAATCATACTATCCTTTGATACTGAAGTGATAGTATTACTTACTGCATCACTTCTGATTTCTAACTGTTGCTCTTGTCCTTTATAGCTTCTGGTTCTAAAACTGCAGCTAAGATAATCATTGTCTTCTACAATAATTTTGGGTTCTCGATTGCCACCTTCCATTGTTGTGATTGTCGGTGAAATTCCTTCTGGATCGTAAACCCTCCTTATGCATTCATTTCCTTTAATATCAAGAAGTCCCACCATAGCCAATTCTGGTTCTTTTACTAAATAAACTCCTCCACCACTACCACCAAGACCACCTGTTTGACTAGCAACGGTAGCTGAGATTCCATTTGTGTCATAAACTCTATTACCCTGAGCGTTTTTATCTATGTATCCCACTTGTTGCAAATCAATTTCTACTACCTTTCGAGGTTCTTTATAATCTCTACTTTGTAAAGTTGGACACATGTCACTATAAATCCGTAGACCGTCCATTCCTTTTGCCATTGGATCAATTATGCTTCTATCGGTTAGACTTTCTTGTTGCTTGCTTGTTAATTGTTCTAGAAGATTTCTTGTTTTTTCCTCACTTATGTAATACTTCTCATCAACATTATCCTCCAATATGTCTTTTATAATTTTATTTACTTTGTTCTGCTCAGGAAATTTAAAATTAAATGTTTTAATTCCATCTGCGTTTTTCAATTTTTTCTTCGCTTTTGCTACAATATCATTACCACTAATAATCCATTCTTCAGCTTCAATATCTCTGAGTGCTACAATAATTATTCGCTCTCGATTTTGTGGAACGTCAAAATGTTTACTATTTATTACCTGAAAATCTACTACATATCCAATATCGCTTAATGTTAATAAGATTGTCTCAAGTGTACTTCCTTTATTGTGATTCACAAGACCTTTTACATTTTCTAAGATCAAAGCCTTTGGCTTCTTCTTACTTGCAATTCGCACAATCTCGAAGAATAGTGTCCCTCTTGTGTCTTCAAATCCTAGTCGTTTCCCAGCTACACTAAATGCCTGACAAGGGAATCCTCCAACTAATACATCATGATCTGGTATATGTTCTGCTGAAATTTTTGTAATATCTCCATGAGGCTTAAATCCGTAAATTATTTCATATGCTTTGGTAGCGTATTTGTCAATTTCGCTTGCGAATACTACTTCAACATTTTCTCTACCAATTGCATTAAAAATACCTGTTTCAAACCCACCAATTCCACTAAACAAAGAACACACTTTAATTTTACTCAATTAATCAACCTCCTAATTTTTATTTTTTAATTTCAATCAAACGATCTTTTATAGAGTTTTATTCCCCAGTATAGATTCCTTACAATGCTCTATAATCTTTTTTAATTCTTCAAATGTAATATTTTGATTCATATATGCATCTCTTAATGGGTATTTATAAAAATTCAATCTAAACCCCGTTGGCTTATACCAAAAATTCGGTTGTATCAATCGGCAATTGTCTTTATGTCCTTTGTTTTTAGCCCATTCATCATACCTCTTATGTACACCACAATCGCAATGGAAAGCGCAGCCATTCCATCCATGTTCCCAGCCATTTACTTTTGCCCAATTATCTACTAAAGTTATGTATTTTTTGCTCAACCATTCAATACCTTTTTGTTTAAGTTCATTTTCATACTTTTTAATTCTATTAGAAAAGCAACCATCTGTATGCTGATTTTCTTCCCACCACTCATAATTCATATCATCAAACCCACAAGTACAATCTGCATCCCAGTCATATGGATTTACCAAGAATACATCATTTTCGAATCCACCACGACTAGTTTGATATTGGTCTTCTTTGTCATAATAACCTCGTCCATCAAGACCACAATCATAAAGGAATTGACAGAAATCATCTTGCCATGCTCGATCTACTGGATGCTCTCCTCTTGAGTTGCCGAAAATCATGTTACCTAGTTCCATTTAATCACCTCTTGTCGTCTTTTTCTTTCTCTTCTTTTTTATAAATTTAAGACAATCATATCTCATCCATTGATAGATTCTAAAATAGCGCTCATATGTATATTTTGGATTATTTTTATTATACCAATCGTTTAATGTTCTTGTATTTTTCTCTGAGTTACAACTCCGACAGCTTGGCACGCAATTTTTTAAATCATTTCGCCCATCGTGTATGACATGTTCTTTATGAAGATCCTGACCCTCTGCTATCTTATGTTCTTCATATGTCATTCCACAATATGCACACGCATTATCAAAGTAATTTTTACATGCAATCCATTCTTTCGGAGTAATATCATGATTCTTTTCCTTTCGTTTCTCGTTATATTCTTTAACTTTGCCAGGATTATTTTTTCTATAATCACATGTGTAATTTTTTAAGTAATCGGCATGTTCTCTGTTCCACTGTCTATGTCGTTCTCGTTCTCTTTCGAGATTATCGTAATACCACTTTTTCTGTCCTCGCTTGTATTTCTCATGATCTCTTAACGCTCTTTCTCGCGCTGCACGAATAAGTTTCTCTCGATTTTCTTCATAATACTGCTTATTTCTTTTCCTAATACAATTTCTACAAATGTAGCTCCAACCAGTTTTATTCTTTTCTGGTCTAAAATACTCATTTGTTAATGGGTATAATACTTTGCAGTCTTTGCAAATCCTATCCCCAAGATATCACCTCCTATTTCCAATGAAATAGATTTTATATTGTAAATTTATCTAACCATTCCTTTATTTTTACAAACCTTTCTTGAGTGTATTTTGGATTTTCAGTTGTGAACCACACATCCCAATCTTTATTCCGTTTACTTGAATTGCAACTCTTACAAGCCAATATACAATTTTCAATTCCATTGCTTCCATCATTTATTGCATGATCCTTATGTAATTTATGTCCATACTTCTCGACAGATTCTTCCTCAGTGATTCCACAGTACATACAACTGCTATTACAATATGCATATAATTCATTTAATTCTTCATCAGAAATGTCATGCTTCTTATGAAGTTCTCTTTCAATCCTATACTCTTTTAATTTTTCTCGATTATTTTGCCTCCAATCTTTTGTTAACTGCTTTATTCTTTCAGGATTATTATTAACCCACCTGTTGAATTTATCTTTATAGTACTGAACTTTATTTCTATAATTTTCTTTTGCATAAGCTTTTATTGCTTCTGGATTTTCATTTTGACGTATAATACTTTTAATTATTGCACATTGCTTACAACTAGGATGTAACCCATCAATTGAATTTGATTTATTTCTATAGAAATATTCATCTGTTGATGGAAACCAGTCACCACATTTATTGCACAGTTTATAATCTATTCCATTTAATGACTTGTGCGTTTCTTTATACTTCTTCAACTTCCGTTCAAGTTTTCGCCTGTCTTTTTCTTCTGGTGTTAATTTCGCCATCGCATCCTCTCCCTAATTTTGATAAAAGCAAGTTTTCATTAAATATTTTTATTCTTTAATAAGTTCATATGTCTGGTGAAAGATGTCTGGCTTACAAGGGTATCGTTCACCATTGACGCCAGTAATGATATAGTCATCTGGATCAGCAATCATATTCCCTTCAAGTGTTTCAATTGTTAAACTTTTGCCATCCTCATTTAAACGGATCAATCTCATTTTACCGTCTTTTGCGTAATATGAATGAACACCATTAAAATCTTTAAAATTAAGTTCTATGTATTCTTTGACAGTAACTGCATCAATGATAACTGGTTTCTTACGATATTTCGCCATTGATAAACCTCCTTTTTCAATAAATGTAGTTTTTGATTGGATTTCAACCAAAATAATAATTTTCTACATCCTCAATTAATCGCAATGCTTTAGCTAAAAAATTTAATGCTTCATCCTTACTAATTCCTTGTAATGCTCTAACACCTTCTGGAGTTGTTTTAATACCTTTCTCAAAACGCCACTTAACTGTATAAGTGCCATTATCATCATTCACAATAAAACTATGTAGTAAGTCCTCTTTATGAGGATAATATCTTTTACCAACCCATGAAGCACTTTCTCTAATCTTATTGGCGGCTCTACGTGACATGACCACAATCTCACCATGACCGCTACAATTCATACAATAACAATTCAGCCCGTTTTCTTCTACATCTTGAACTGACCACCCGCCGTTATTTCCCCAAGAGCCATCTTCATTCGTAGCAAAACATGCAGAGCAGAATGTAATCTTTTCATCTAAAGGATTCAAAAACTTTCACCTCCTAAAATCCAAGGAAAACATCATTTCATTGCAATCTTTCATATGTATAGGTCGGCACTCGTCTTGTTAACTCAGTGTCATAATTGTCGTATCCATCGTTATATACTCTGATAACTAATTCGCCCTCAAAAATGAAGTCATTGCCATTATCAGTTTGAATAATGTCAACAAGCCTTTTCCCTTTAAAATGTTTCAATGCAATTTGAATATCTTTATCATTTAACATACCATTTCTCCTTTCCTCATGAAATTATCCTTTTATTTGGTCTTTGGTACATACTCTACTATCTCAAACCTTTTAAACTCTTCATCAAATGCTTTCTTAAACTCATCTGATCTTTGTGGAGCACAATAATCCAGATGACGAACAGCATCATACGCATAATCATTACACTCAGCAGTAATGACACTCTTTGCTGCACCAATCTTCAAATACGCAATCTTTCGCCCTGTTTTCTCCCATCGTTTACCATCTTTATGTATTACATAAATGCAATTATCTTTATTCATCCCAGTCATCCTCATCATCTTCACAATATAGAATTTGTAACTCTACTCGATTACTACCGTCTTCTAACGTGTGCCAGTGCCAGTTATAGTCGAATTGATCTAATCCCAATCCATCAATTAACAAAAATCCTTCTTCATTTAAATGTAGATCAACTACAGCTTCCGCCCCTCCACCAAGATTCAACTTCACACCTTTTGCAATTGTTTGACCTATTCGTCCATGATTATTTAACATTCATTCTCCTCCTTTAGCTTTTCTAGCTTTCCTTAATCGTTCTGCCGCAGCTTTGCGCTGTTCTTCTGTCATATTACGCCCCTTACTTTCAGAACGAAATGAAATTCGCTCAAATGGTATATCCTTGTACCAATGCGCACCATCTTCTTGAATCTTGTAAGGCTCAATCCCTGCTCTTTTTAATTTTGTAATTACACGTTGTTGCCTTGTATAGATACTCCATGTTTTTGTTTCATCATCACAATGAATTGCCGTCTCACGTTCACATGCCTCTAGTGACATATGCATCTTTCCTCCTTTTCTTAAATTTCTACATCTGCAAACTTCTCCACAATTTCAAGTAGTCGTTGAAGTTCAGGATTCCTCCAGGCATGGTTAATAAAATAATCGGGTTGCTTATAATGATAGTGATTCTCTGTGACATGTTGATCCAATGCACGTTTTGTTAGAAAACAGTTTTTATATGTATGCTCTTCTGTATAGCCTGTGTATGTTGAAAACTCATACCCAATATTTTTAAGAAAATCATGAAGAACTAAAAATGACTTTGATAACTTTACTTCCCACCATTCGTCAATATCTTTCTGAATTAGATCCTCTAGATAATCCTCGCACCACTCAATTGCCTCATTGAAATCAGTAAATAAAATATAATCTTCGCTCAGAAGTATACAAGTTTTATCGGCATAGTCTGGGTCAATACCCACAACATTCTTCTTTTCACGAATCTGATAAAATACTGGTTTAGCAGTATACTCTCTGTCTTGTGTTTTTAATTCAATTGCTAAGTCTTTAAGAAACTTAATATCATCATCAGTCAGTATATTCATTTGTGCCTCCGTTGTTCTTATTTAATTCAAGTAATTCTTGATGCGAGTCTAGCCACTTACTTACATCATCTATATATTTCTTTTGTTCTTCAGTCATTTCTTGCTCTGTATCGCTAAGATTATCACTGCCCTCAATCATCTCGTTTGCTTTAGGATGCCAATCATTGTTTTTATCCACTTGTGCATCTCCCCTTTGTATAAATTCCTTCTTTCATTCAGTTAATTTATCTATTTCTTGAATAATGAAATGTTTAAAATCTTCAAGTGGCTTCATGTCATAATATGTCATCCAATCATGTTCTCCACTTACATCATAAATTACAAACCAATTAGGATAATTGTAGTTTGACTTATCAAAGAGTGCTTGGTGATATCCATCATCTAGCCTTTCAATCCATTCCTTCACTTGGTTTTCGTTCTCAAAATAGTAAATTTTAACATCATAAGGGAGGAACACTTGACGTTCTTTAATTTTTAATTTAAATTCATGATCTTCTGCTTGACTTGGATTATAAAATTCAGAGCCATCTAATGTAACCCAAATATCCACTTCTTTTGTCCCAACCTGAACTTTTTTCTCTTCATAAATTGGTATTTGTTTGCTTTTCTTTTCCATTAAAAATTACCTCCATTTTTAAATCAAATCGTACATTCATCGAAATTTCATGAAGCCCAAAATAAAGTCTGCCAACTCATACAAATCATCATCATTCATTTCTTGAAAGTCATCCAGACTCATTGTTCCATAATCAAATGCTTCCTTTACTCGTGTCAGATTATATGTATAAGTACCATCTTTCCAATTGAATCCGAAGTATTCAGCGAGTTTTGAAACCAATTCTTCGCGTTCTTTATTATCGTCTTGCCGATATTCAGGCACAATTTGCAATTGTACCGATGTATATGTTCTGCTGCTATTTGCATTAAGGTGATCCTCGCACTCACGAATGAATGATTGAAGTTCTTTTTTCTGCTCTTCGGGTTTTGAATGCAAATCCATGCATCCATAGTTTTGTTTCACATATCCTTCCAGCCTGTAACCCTCAATTACTTTATCCATGTTACCTCCAGTTATTTTTAGTTAAAAGCATTCTTTAATTGGATTTTGTGCTTACCTCAATCAAAGCTACCTCTTCGCCTTCGTAATACCATGTCTTATATGAAATCAAGTTACCAACACTAAGATCTAATTCTGGGTGGTATTCCCTTACATATTGAACAAATCCACCACACATTACTGACTCATTTCCGTGACAAGCCCAATTATGACCACTTTTCTTCTTCATTTGAATAATGTCATACGCACTAGGAAGGCAACCATAAGTTTTGAACTTCTTCTGATTCATCAGTGAATGCAAATGGGCAAGTTGCGCAACCATCAAAACCACAACTTGCTGTTTTCTCCATTTATTCAACCTCCTCTCTGTATAAAAGATTTATTATAATGATTCAACTGTTTTGGTTGCTGCCTTACATATTGCTTTTGGCGTTACTGCCGAAAATGCATTGGCTCCTACTTCAAGTAACATCCATGTATTAAAATGTCGTTTTTGTTCATTGCTCTTATTAATTTCCTCCATTACTTGCCAAGCATGATCAATTCTTTCGGTCGGCTGCCAATCTCTGACCCATTCCATGAAATCACCTTGATCGTCATACCAAGCGTCAGCAATATATGCACCATCTTCTATGTACTTACCTTTTGACCACCCCATCACCTTTGTTGCCAGCGTTCCAACGATTTGCTGTTCGGTCACTTCTACCATAATACATACCTTCCCTCATTGCAGTATAATAATTTTATCGCAACCCTAAAGATTCCAACATTTTACCCATATCTGAATTTGTAAGTGATGGGTAATAGTCATCTGCAATCTCAATATTTAACCGCTCCAATGCTTCAATTGCTTCATTAAAAATTCGCTTCATTTCATTGTTCTTTACATAAACTTCCCCACCACCATCAATGCAAAAACGTCTGTTCTCATCATTCAGTCGTTCTAAAATACTATTTATGAATCGTCTATCAAAGCTGTATTCTCGATATCCACCAAAGGACAAAAGGATTTTTTCAGACACTTGATTGTCTGAATATACAGGTCGATACAAAACTACTTTTTGTTTTTCCTCTTTACGATCTTTACCATATTTAATCATAATGTAGTCATTATCTAGCATAGTTTCAGTTGTATAATATGTATGTTCTTTTTCTAGGCGTTTTCTCTCATTGATAAACTCCCTTTGGTCTTCTGATAAACTATTCCACCAGTCATCGTGCAATTTCTTGAAATCAACCATAGAATCAATCCCCTTTACTTTTTCAATCAAACACGTCTTTTATTCAAAGCACCCAGTTAATCTTATCTTTAATCAGTAGCAATACAGTCTGAAATTCAGTAGCATTATTAAAGCTGGCACAGCCAAACATACTATTCCTGATCTGCTTCTGTACTTCACTAGGTAACACTTTAATAGCCTTTCCGTCTCGTTCTTTATCAAGGAATAAATGCGCCTCAAAATTGCTTACATAAGGAGACTGTAGCAGACCGTAATCATAAGCAACCAATACAGTCTCAAGATTCTTTCTGCAAACTCGGAAGACCTTTAATTCGCCTGAATTAACATTGTAATATACATAAGGCTTATTATTTTTATTTTCAATTTCCCTATCAAAATCGATTTCTTTAATCATGTTTACTTCAACTGGAATCATTCTGATGATTTCTTCAAGCGTATTTGCAGACGTTGCCGTTTTCGTCATGGTAATATACTCCCTTTAAGTCGTATTTGCTAATGAATTGCTGACAATATGGACAAGGTTTACTGTTTGCGTATTTTCCTGTTTTAGTAACCGCAGCGTTATACAAAATACTACCTTTGACCATCCTCTTATGTACCGAGAATAAACAATCTACTTCTGAATGCCATCCTTTACAATCATAAATCGGATCTGCAATTCTGCCAGCTTTGTACTTGTTATTGAATCCATAAGATATTACTCTACCATTTTTTATAAGCAATGAAACGTGACGGTACTCAGGCATATTATTTTTACTTGTGAGTCGCAAACAAAGATTAATCCATCGTCTGTGTCTCATACCAACACCTTAATATTATATTTTTAATTTATGTGTGTCAATTATTTTTTATTTTTAAAACTTATCATGACTTACTCATTGTATACTGTCTTACATAATAACTACATCTATAATTTAATCGCTCAATTACAAAATCTACATCCAATTTTCTATTATTTTTGATATGATTTTTGTTTTCACATATAACCTGCAAACCTTGAATAACTCCATATTTACAGTTTTCACAGCGTTTCCTTGGAGGCCAAGACACCATCTCATCTCCTTATTCAACAAACTCGCAATCACTTTTGCTTACCCATCCATAAGGCCATCCAGCTTGTTCAATGGTTGTCCTTACAATTAAGTTGTTTCTGTTTCGACTGCATTCACTATGTACTATAAATTCTTGACCGATCTTATCTGCATACCAATTTTGATGATGGTCAGAGGAAATAATTTTAATCTTCTTCCCACATAATTCACTCATCTTCATCGCCCGTCCCATTCACAAGAATATTCTTTTAAAAACTCCAGTTTGCACGATCCAGTTACTGAGTTCTCAGTAGGTACAACGATAATTTTACTGCCATTTTTGAATTCAATTTCGATATTATTATTTTTCATTTCTAAACTCCTTTTTGCGATAAATTCACTATTTTATGGAATCCCAACTTAGGTTTTCCGAAGTTACATTGAATACATTAACCAGATCGTCCGGTTGTAAAGTCTTAATACTTCCGTCATTTTGTACAACCGTAGCATACTCGCTATCCGGGTTATAACCTAAACCGTATCTCTCTGCCGCAGCTTTAACAATTTGCTGAATATCTTTCCTCATACTAATCACTCCACGAAAACCGTATTTTAGGTCGAATAGTGTACTCTGTATCAGGGTGTTTAGTACCCACTTTCATGTTCTAACAACCATTCCTTAAACAGAACTTGTGCTTTTGCAAAGACATCCTCCATATCACAACTTTGAACATTGATAATGGTTTCTCCATGTTTTGGGTGAGTTGTTTTGTAGCCAATAGTAATACACCAGTCCATAATACTTGAATAATAGATTTCTAATGTCCATGCGCCTGATTCACTTTATCAAAAAATGATAAAAATTCCTGCATAATCACTTCCCCTTTTTCCTATGAAATTGCCATTTTATTCAATCTCTTCTTCGTAAACATCTTCCAACTCTAACGGTTCGCCTTCTTCAATTACCTCCAATTGAACCATGAGTTCTCCCACATCATCACAAAACAAGTCATGCTCATACCAAGGAAGATGTCTAGAATATTCATAAAGCCATTCTTTATTGTGCACTTTACATGCTTCTTTAAATGCTTCATCCCAACCAAATGTACTTTCAATGTATATATAAAAATTTATGTAATCTATGTATTCTGTTGGTTTAAATATTTTGACTAGATTATTGTGAAAATCAATTAGCAGTTCTTTTGTGAGTTGATTTCTTATTCCATCAGGCATTTGATACTCATATCCATTTTCAGTTACAGGCATTATCCAACCTCCTAATAAATTTTACATTTATCAGTACCCACCTTGAGTTTCTAGCAGCCATTCTTTAAACAAAACATGTGCTTTTGCAAACACATAATCCATGTCGCAATTCTGAACGTTAACGATTGTCTCTCCATGACGATTAATTGTAATGCACCAGTCCATAATACCTGAGTAATAAATTTCTAAAGTATATCTACCTGTCCTGTGTTTTATTTCATTAAAGAATCTCAGAAACTCTTCCATACCAACAGTCTCACCTTCCGTTAATATTCGTGATTTATTTAGTTTTCTTGCTCCCCTTGATTACAAATAACCGTTATCCATCCACCTTCAACACGTACTTCTTGACCAGTATTACTATAATCATCACTATCTTCAGTCCATTTAATTCCTATGTAATACACCGTTTCTGAGTTACTGAGAAATTCAATGTGCGTGATATCATTATATTCTTTGATTCTCTGGTACTCTGGTTTATCTTTAATTATTAGATATAAATGTTTTGCGGATTTACTCAATAATAGCTCTGATTTATTGTTCAATAGTATATTGTTGTCCCATATAGATTCAGTAATTCCAGCTAGACTAATGTATCTTACATCACTATACGGTATTTTTATATGTTCTACATTTTCAAATACTACATGAATCTCATCAATTTCTTTATTGATTGTATGCATTTATATCTACCTCTCTTTTTGAATATAATACATATTTAATCCAATTCCTTTAATTCAGGAAAAATTTCTTCGAGATTTACTTCTTCTCCATTCAAATAGATTCCCTTAATATTTTCATCAAATGTCACTTCGAACCCAAGTTGTTTTCCAATATCAATCATACGCTTCTTTTCTTCATCAGTTAACATTTTCTCACTCCCAATGAATGACAGATTTCATTCCCTTTCTGGAACGCCAAACTCATCAATAAGAACTTTAGCCAATCTTTTAGATGATTCCTTAATCTTTTGTTGTAAGAAATCATGGAAATAATTCATAACTTCATCACTTGGATGAACAACACCTTTGCTAATCAGAAATTGTTTAATTTCTTCCTTCAAGTCCATTTTATAAAACCTCCATTATTTTTATATAAAAAGTATCTTTTAACGTGAATATTTTTCTGGAAATTTTAATTTAAAGCTACTCAAATCAAGTTTCTCAACAATATCATCACATATAGCGTAAGCTGGCAAATTCAAATGAATTGCATCGTGCTTAATATGTGCTCCGTCTCTAAATGGAAGGTCTATTTCTCCATCTTCACCAATAGGAGGTTTCGTTCTTCCTGTTTTCCTTTCTGTTTGCCCAATCGTTACTTTTACAATATCTCCTGTAAAATGTTTATACACTAGCTCGTATTTCCAAAGTTGTTCAGTATAATCTCCACTGACATTGATACATTCAATTTGTAATCTTGGAAGAGATGCTTCATTTAAAATTTCTTCTGGACTCATTTCGTTCTCACTCATCCTTTCCGATAAAAGTATCTGTTTATTATGTAAATAACCGTCTTGCAAGTTCAATTTCGTCATTTATAAAATTTCGCTATTTGTCATACTTTTTAAAGCGTCTCGTATCGCTCTTCGCTTTTGATTCTGCGCTTTAATAATTCTCGCAGCATTCTCTACATGGTAATCACAAAAACCTTTCCGCCAATCTTTAATCATCGCATATTCATTCATTTCAAGATTTTCTCCATTAAACTGTAACTGCACATCTGTATGGTTAATTTCACCCTCGGCAACCAGTACTCGTACATAAGAAATGATGTTTTCTGTTGATACGTTGTAAGTATAAGGCTCTTGATTTCGAAACCATAATCGCACTATTTTTTCGGCCTCAAAATCGGAGCAAGAAACACCTTGAGGACAATAGTTAATTGTAATCATCGGTTCACCACTTTCTAGAAAATATATCTACAACGTACTGGTATGTAAACTGTGTCCGTTTGCCCCATATACCTTCCTGCTGGTAAATCCTGCACCCCAATCTCAGTTTCCATTTTAATGTCACCAATTATATACTCGATGTCAACGAGTTTCTTTAGTTCTTCCTCTGTAATTGTTTTGGTGCAATATGTTGTCTTATTAATAATGGGATTCAATGCCTCGTCAACCAGCATCATGGTGAACAATATTGTTCCATCGTGCGAACTAGAGCGAATGACCTGATAATCATAATCCTCATTAACAGCTTGATCGTACTTAATATGACCGAGAACTAGATTCTTGCCGTATCCATTACTTTCTAAAATGCTTGAAATATACTCAATTGGGTTAATTACTGTTTGTTTACTCATGACATCACTCCTTTCCGATAAAAATCTCATTTCAATAACTTATGTATAGTGTTTCCCATCTTCTGTAATCTTCTGAATTAAGAATACAACATATATTTATATTTGTCTACTATTTATTTTTATTTTATATCCACAATTTTAGCCACCCGTTCTCACGAGTGGCTATCCATTCCCATCAGATATTGTTGCATTCTTACTTCCGTTTCGGCTTTCACGAAATCCCATAGCATCTGGAACTGTTGAGAATATCCTCTGCAAAGGAATAGGCAGTCGATCCCGTGTTCAGTTCGCGTTTCTTTCACTACCCTTAACCCTTTTCGGTACATTTCATTCTTCAGTTTACTCAATTGTCTCGTGATTCTGTACATAGCTTCATTAATTGCAGTGACATATGGCTGCTTTATGCTAATCTCAGATTCTTCTATGTTCTTCTTGTCACGTTCAAATATCGTCAATACAATAGGTAACAAAACATATTCTCTCAATAATTCTAATTCCCCATCTTGAAACGGTTGCATCTTTCTCACCTCAATTTTGCTCTCCATACACATGCCCCCATTCAATCAAGAAGTCATTTACTTTTAGAGAGCCTTCATTTGTTATTACTTCATTAATTATGGCATTCAATTCGCTAATAGAACAATTAGCGGCATAAAGCGCATCCTCTTCATTTACTTCAAATGAATATGATATCACTAATTGCATTTCTCCATACCATTTGTCATCAATTTCGTCTTGCCACTCACATTTCCAATCATGTACCTTGACTACATGCTGAACCCCACTCAATGTATGTATCTTCAATTCAATAGTTAGCGGTTCAAAAGTCTTCAGCGTTTCTACCCTCAAAACAATATTACCAAACACTTCAGATTTTACTTTTTGCTCTGCTTGAACTAAAATGAAATTAGGTGTCATTTATGATGCCTCCTATTTGAGCGCTCTCTATCTTTGGTCGGACGGAAGCGCTCTTTTCTTATTATAAAGTATGAGCAACTTGTACAAGAACACTTGTTCTTATTATGACTGATTCACAAATTCTCGTCAATATGTTATACCCGTTTTCAAATACATTTTATCAAGTGATTTCACTGAAATCACGAAGTATTGGTAAAATCGAAGGGGAATTCATTTCAACGAATTCCTATTGACAAACTAAAATATTTTAATAATTCAATTAATAAAAATAAAAACCCTTATGGATTTAAGGGTTTTTAAGAGTAACTGTAAATTGCACATGATTATCTTTTGCTTGACCGATAATTGTCCCATTGTGTTTTTCAACCAATTTTTTCACAATGGCTAACCCATTTCCTCTTTTCTTGTCCTTATTGGTCGTATATCCTAATTCAAACCAACAGGAGATTGAAACATCTTCACTCTTTAAATAGCAATTCTCAAAAATTAACACATCTTCTTTGTCAATCGTATACCATCTAAATGTAATTTGCTTGTTTTCACTGTGTTCAGATGCTTTGATTGCATTGTCCAAAAGATTCCCAACAATAGCAACCAAATCCTTAGTATTGAAACTAGCAAGTTGCGATTTGCTGGTAATATCACAATTTACTGTCACACCTCTTTTATAAGCATCATAGAATTTTACACTTAATAAATATGACAATGCAGGATTGTGAATTTCTGTGATAAACGTGTGCTCATCTTTTAGGTCAAGTATATTGTTCAAATATTTTCTAGCATTAGAATACTGTTCGTTTTCTAACATTTCATCGATAAGTGTGTAATTTTTAGATACCTCACTTATCGTTTCTTCAAACATATTGTATACGAGTTCTTGCGAATGACTGTATTGCTTACTTGTCTCATGGGCAGTTTTCGCAATAACTATAAATAAATACCTGATAAATATTAAAATCAATAATGCAAATAGAATTGTCATAGAAATGTTTAATGTCCACACTTTTTCTATAACTTCAATATTAATAACAGCTATTGTCATCAATATAAGTTCAATGATCCCAATAATATAGAGCAATAATACATAAAACTGTTCTAAAGTCTTTGGAATGATAAACATATCCCTAAACTCCTATTTATCTTCTCCGTATCGAGATTTATGATATTCTGATAGCCAGCCGAAAAAATGACACAACCATCTTTTTATTCTATGCTTCATTTTTTCACCCTTTATAAATTATTCACAAACTTTAACAGACTTCCCAGCATACCTCGTCTATTTTTTAGATCAGCGCTATGCATTGTCACCATCTTTTTTACGTAATTTACTCTCTCTTCACTTATTGGCAACACATCATCATTCGACATAATCAATACATTGTCTTTGACTTCTTTGGCAAACCCCAGGTTTATTATGGATGATCTACTAATGTAGATAAAATTGTGATCTTCTAATAGTTTCGCATAAACATTCAATCGCAATTCTGTTGTGTATGGCTCTACTCGTCCAACTGTACGAACATTTACATTACCCTTGGTTGACTCTATATAAAGGATTTCCGATGGGAAGGTAACATATGATTCATTGCCACAAATGGGAATACAAGCCCCATTATTATCAATAAAGCGTTTATATAAGTAATAATTTTTGAGTTTCTCCAGCGCACTTTTAAGTCTTTTAAAATCAATTGCTTTTGTAACAACATCTGTAATACCAATAGTGTAAGAATGTGCTGCGAGCAGTTTTTCACCAGTTACTACAATTGCAGGCAAATCATAGCCATATTCACGACACAAGTTATATGCAGTTATCCCGTCGATTGACTCACTTCCCAGATCGAGGTCAAGTATTAAAGCATTTATGTTGTCCTTCTCACTAAGCTGTAAAAACATTTCATCAGCATTTTTCGCAGTGTGCACACTTTTTACAAAGGGCAAATGATAAACATATGTAGCGAGCAGCTTTCTGATTTCAAATTGATCTTCGACGATCAAGATATGTAGATCCATCTGTGACTTCCCTCCCAAAGATGTTATAAGTTTATTCTAGCAAATGTCCTCACAGAAATAACGAAAAATAAACACATGTAAAGATTTTTCTTGACATATTGTTCGATTTGTGATTAGAAGTAGAAAATGAAAAAGGTGAAAGCTGGACTTTCATCAACTTTCACCTTTTTTTAGAAACTCTTTTAAATTCTCAATATGCTTTTCTGCTACTACTATAGATTTTCTTGAGTCTTTTATGATGATTTTATGCTCTTTCTCATCAAGTTCAGCAATTTTATGTAAATTTACTAACACCCCCCAATCTAATCTTTCAAATCCTTTTTCCTTTAATACTACTTGCCAGTAGTCTAGCGCATTTGGGCGTACATAAACACCATCGGCTGTATGAAACTCAACTTCATTTCTTTTTCTTGCTAGGTGAGTAATATCTGTAACACTTAACCAAATTATTCCCTGCTCTTCGTTTCCTTTGCGAACACATGGAATAATCATTGCTGTTCTCACCCATTTCTTAATACCTAGTTATTCTTGTACAATTCTTGAGGAGCTTCTGGCTGGTGAATAAGAGCTGCTGAGTATGGAGATACGACTAGTACAGCAACAATAGCCAAAAACCTAGAGATTTGTTTAGCAAGGAATGCTTTCATTTACAATCACCTCCTTCCATTGTTTTATATATAACCAATGTAAGGCTTTGCACAAAAAAAGTAACTGCAAGTATATCCGACTCAATAATTAAATTTAATAAAATTATAAAAATAGATATCAGTTTTAACAATGGGTCATGTTTTTTAGTAAAAAACTTGGATTGATTCACTCCAATGGGAGCTAATAATGCTGTAATAAATATTGAAATCAATGTTATTACAAATACATTTTTATCACTAACTGGTACATAAGGGATAAGTACTGCACCTATAACACTGAATATCGTACATAGTTCAGCACTTTTAAAATGAAATCCTCCAGAAAAAAATCTCAAAGAGACAAATGATATTAAAACAATAATAGTTTCAAGTGCACTTCCTAGCAGTGATGCTAGGAGCAATGATAAGAAAATTGCACTTCCTGTTCCAATGAGCATTATCAAAGAAAATTTCATGACTTCTATACTACTTGTTTCATTTGGATTTATACTCTTAATCTTCACGGCAATTTTATAGGCTAGTGCCTCTATCATTCATTTCCTCCTTTTTGTTAGAAAAGTGAACCAATGAACAAAGACAAAATGTTAAAAATACAAGTAAAACCAAAATATATTCTCTATTTGCTAATGTACTAAGAAATACCATTAAACTCAAAAGTAAATATGATGTAATTACTGTTATCAAAAGCGCAAAATTAATTGGATCATTTAAGCTTACCTTACGATGAGCATCAGGTATAAATTGCCATCCCATGTTTGTTCTTTTTATTATGACAGCTATACCTAGTGTTACAATTACCGTTATCAATTGCAATATATAACCAATCAGTGTAACGCCTTCGACAATCTCTTTGGTAAGTTGCTCTAACTCAAACGCCCCAATGTAATTCATTATTGCAAAACAAATAATTTGTATAGTTGAATATGCGCAATAGGATAATATCACTGCAATAGAAGAGTAAAAAAGTTGAATCCTCGAAAAATAAATAAATAATAATATCATAAGAGCTATTTGTAATGATACAGAAAAATTAACAAAATGAGTATTATATCTTAATACATATGAAAATACACTTTCGAGTACTGCTATTGCTAAAACAGGGACAACATAGTCCTTCATAGGCAATCTAAAGATAGCCAAGAGTAGCAAAACTATTGCAGCATATTCTAAAGAAGAAAAGAATACAAAAAGAACGAGATCCATATTTCATCTCCCTCACAGTAAAATATATTTGTATTTTACCACCCAGTAACTAAATGACAACAAGTTTTTTGGAACTTCAAATTAAAAGCAGTCCGTCATTACGACAGACTGCCTTCTCCATAAAATTGTTTAATCATATCCATGTTAATATAACTCTTCATGGCAGACCAGTTATATTCTTCAACCCCATGATTATCGAACTTGCTTACTCCAAATTGTTCACATATTTCAAAGTATTGTTCTTTATCTCCAAAGTGTCCATCCCGATCAAGGATTTGTTTTGCCATGTAGATCATGCCACTGCGCTGAATATTTTTCACCGTGAAGTTTTCAATATTAAAGAGTTCGCTAATTGTAGACAATCTACCATAAACAACATGGGTATTAACTTGATCTATATGAACTACCTTAGTTTTTGCTGGCTTAATCACATACCCTGTTTCGATTAATTCGCTTGTCTCTTTTGTGTTTCTAGAGTTGGGGGCAATATGACCATTTCGCTTAAAGTACTCGGTTTGATTTATAGCATCTTTTATTAAGGTAATACATTCTTTAGGAGTTGTTATTCGTCTAGTTTGATTGTCTTTGTCATCAGTTAATATTAATTCATTGGTTTCAAAATTAACATCGCTTGGGCGAAGGTTTCTTAACTCAGAAACTTCCCGACCATTTGCCCCATAAAATAAGAGAGAGATAATCACAGCATCTTGAGCATTTTTACATTTTTCAATGATCTCGTCTATCTCTTTCTTAGAGAAAAACATTTTAATATTCTTGTCTATAAACTTTTCTGCCCAGTCATCGAGTTGATATTTCATGGGATTTATTGTGTTTGACCTATATCCTTCTTCAATTGCCCAGTCTAAATACGACGAAATAATACTAATATTTGACTTACTCGCCGCCAAAGTTTTTGGTTTAAGATGAAACAAAACATTCTCGATTTCTTTAATATTGAAATCGTACATGTCTCGTCCTAAACTTTCTTCAACAACACTGCTCCTAATAAAAATTCTTTCATACGGCCCTTTGCTATCATCAGAAATCACTTCCATGAATCTTTGTTTTACTCCTTCATTGTACATGTCGCCTTCATAAATTTGGTTAGGGGCTTTTTTATTAGACACTTTTTAAACTCCCTCCAACGGAATTTGATTAAAATACTCACGAACAAACTTCTTGAATCTCTTGTTAGACAATGGAGCATTCATCTTTTTAACTTCGTCAAAGAACGGGTTGCTTTCGGTTAAGTCAATTTGTGATATAACTTCTACAACACTTCTTGCTGGAATATTATTTTCGTACATATGTCTTGCTAAAGTAATATATCCAATAAACATGAAGTGTTTAGACATTATTGTTTCACCGCTTTTATCTCTTGCAAACTCCTCTGGGAAGGAACCAATCAGATAATCAAAAAACACTGTTAGATAATCTGCTAAATCCATAGCTTCGATTTTGGAATTGATCTTAAATTGTTCTTCGATCTCATCAGTCAATAGTTTATAACTCACTAAATGTCCAACATTGTGATTTACCAAATGAGTTGGAGAAACTCTATTCTTGAGTTCAGATTCTTTTTGAAGCTCTTTTGCAACAATGTCGCTGTATCTGTCAGCCTTAAGTTTTTGAATATAGGTGTTAGGCATCTTATTAACCGTATTAATTTGTGCCACATATGCTTGAGCTTCTTTAATTGTAAAATTTTTTATAGCAACCTGTACTTTTAAATCTGCGTCAGGATTAAAATTATTTATTACTTGAGAAAAAGCGTTGAGACGATGGAATCCATCCAATATGTCGATTTCACCAGACACAATTGTCAATCTTCCGTGTTTAGGGTCATACATGATTTCATCATTTCCATCAGATAAAACGTTGAGTATTAACGTATCGGCTTTAAATGTATTATTTAATATATGCTGTGTAATCTCCTTTACTGATTGCGGATTAATGTTGGCTATTGGAACAATTTTACCTTCTCTATTTTTTCTTTCTTTTGGATTACGTTGTGTTTCATGGTTATACTCGATGAGAAGTGAATTATCCCATTCAACAAGAGTCTTTATCGGCAAAACAGTAATAAATTCTTTATCATTTAAAGACAATACGTTATCAATTACAAGAGGTAGTTTAATTTTGTCATCATGATATTCCTCATACCTTGAAGCAATTTGAATTTCTCTTTCGTTGAAATATAATTCGGGATTAAATATATTCTCTGATGTAAGGACATAAATTGCATTTGTAAATAAAAAGAGCATTGTGTCATCAATCTCTTGAATAGGGATATTCTGACTAATAATCCTTTGAACATCTCCTGCAAGTATTTTATGTTTAGCTAATTCATTTTTCAGGTCTTCTGTAAATTTAAGATCAGATTTAATGGTTTCGAATTTTTGTACAAGGATTTCCTCTAGTTGAGAACGATTAACCTTCATAAAGTCACCTTCCTCTTTATTTAGTTAGTAAAATTGTAGACATTTCCAACTTTTATTATACATTAAATCAGCAAAAATAACAATGATATTATATTTTTTTTGTATACACAAATGTCCCCTGTTTTAAGGGGACATTTAATTCTTGTCCAATCCCATAATAAAAGTTATAGTTCTAAATGAGTTATTTGAAGTCGCTAACTGCAATGCAATCTTTCTTAATGCATTAGCGTCTTTCATGTCGTTCAGTTTGGATATGAACTTACCCCTAATATCCTTTTGGCATTCATCACAATACCAGTGATGTTCATATTCAGGCGTGTATTGATTATAGCAACCAGCATTATAACAAACACGATCTTTTACTTTGACAGGTTTGCCATATGTTCTAAATCCAGCCTCATTCATTGCCTCAGACCATGTTAACCCTCTCTTTGATAATGAATCACTATCAGGTTTCATTTTTAACTTATCATACTCGGTGCTGGTCGGAATGTATCCTAATTCTTTAATTGAGTCTTTAAGTTGCTGAATCAATTCTTCAGCGGTTAGCATTGATGGATGCGGCATAATATTTGCTTCACGCAATATATTAGTCCACCCAAAGTGTTCTTTAATATAAGAGTAGGATGGTTTTAAACCTGAAGATTTATAGATTTCAGGAGTTACTTTTCCTTTATTTTCAGTAGATAAAGCCCTTAAATTTCTTAATATTAATTTCTTTGCTTCAGCCTTTGTATATACTTTCGACATACTCGATCACCTCAAGTTAATTATAATGAAGCTATTTAACAAAAACAACAAAACAAAAACCATGCTTAATTGCATGGTTTAAAAATTATTTAATTTATTATATTTAGATAATACATTTTTTCATCAGTAAAATCGTCATATTGATAATCTAGTTGCTTGATATATCCAATCAAACTATTCCACTCTTTTGTTGTTACTTTACCGTACTGCTCAATCTCACTTACCGTTTCATAAAAAATATCCAAGCAATCTTTATTTAGAATGACAGAAGGATCAATCTTCTGGAAATCTGCTGTAATTACATTACCTTTAATTGATTTAATAAAATTCATTATATACCCCCTAATTTTCACGTCCCGTTCTCTTGATATAAATTATACTCCATAATTATTTTAGTTACAATATCACATGTTATTCTTTATTATAGTTTATTTTTATGCTACTTTAGCCTGATGCCATGTGATATTACATTCAACACAGTCTAAGGTAATATATTCATCGCTGGTTGTATGAAATGTTATAACGTCACCCTGATAACTTATTAAATCTTCATATGGCTTGTACAATTCAACATTAACAATCAACGCTAACTCCCCCAATACTGTATATGAGCCGTTGTTTTCATATGAATTAGTCCAGTCTAAAGAGAAATCATCCACCTTTATTTTACGCATTGGAAGATTATACTGAATCAAAACGTCATTGATATACATGTCATTCAGCATATACTGTGCCGCCATGAGAGAGCTTGTCTGATCCTCAGTATCAATGTTATGAGCTACAACTGTTACTTTTATCGTCCCGTTTGCAGTGGTTTTTGCATTGACATCAAACTTTCTACCCGTCCTTTTCTCGTGCATCTTTTTAGTTGCTAATTCAATCATTTGTATAGACTTGGCGAGTTGTTTATTTAAGTTGTTACTCATATTAAAACACCCCTTGTCATTTATCTTTACATCTTTATATTACCATGTGTTTACATAGAAATTACCATTCATTTTTTCATGTAAACTCCTCGACAATAATCGACATATGAAAATAAAAAAAGAAGAGCAGAGAATTTCTCCACTCTTCTTTCGGTTATTAGCCTCTTTCACCATCATCTGCAAGTTGTACAGATGGGGATACTGCGGTGTATGTAGCTACACCTAGCGTCAATACTGCGATAGCGAATGCAATAACTGCGACCTTCTTCATTTATTTCACCTCCTTTCAAGAAGGTCGCACTAACAATCTTTAACTAGTATTAAATCCTTTCATGACACCATACCCCTTTCTCATAGACTGTCCTGAATAATTTTATTAAATTTATTTAATTGCTCGATTGTAGCTTTGTTTGAGTTATTAGTAAAGATCAACCAGCATTTTTTAATCCGAGTTTCATTATTAAACAAATTAGCCATTTCAAGTGCTTTCAATATATATTCAATTCCTATGTGATCTTGTCCTTTTTCAAGATGATACACTCCGAGATATTGATATGCTTTTAATTTATGTTTTAATCCAACCGCTGAATTATCATTTTCCAATTGTTCCAAAACAGTACCGTTTTCTTCTAAAAACTTAGTTATCTGGTTGTGTTCGTTATGTTTAATCGCTGCTTCAAGTAACACAGGGAATATTACATTCATTTTTTTAGAGTTTGTTGATGTCTTGAGATATTGTTCTAAGTGATTCCATTTCCCACTAAGAAGTTCAACTAAATGCATATTGCCTATGGCATACTTAGCGTAATTGGAATCTATAGAAGCATACTGATTAATTATCTTCTTTGATAGTTCAAATTCTCCCATTCCTTTATATGCAAACCCCTTATACAATAGAGCTTCACAGTGGTAATAATTTAATTTAGAATAGTCTAATTTGTCTTGTCTTAAATTATTCATACGCCCGTTGACAATTTGTACAAGTTTATCTGCATATTTCAATGTTCCATGATAGTCCTCAATCAAGTTTAGAAAAACAATTACTTCAAGATATGCATCAAGTATATATCTTTCTGGCATTAATTCAAGATAGTCTATCAGTTGAGATAATGCTTTTTTACAGTCTTTGATTCCTTCATTATGAGTGAGCATAATACTTCTTCTAATCATAAATGTTCTATAGTAACTCAATGAAAGGCGCTCATCTAACCTGTTATCGATTTTCGAAGTAATGAGCGAGTACAGTGGCAATATCTGCTTCAGATCGTTATTTTTATATTTATCTTCTGCAATCTCAAATATGATTCCAATATAGTTTTTGTTTGTCTCTAAGATCTTCCCTGTTATTTCATTTATCAATGATTCATTATTTTCAATACTCAAAGATTCACGTAATAACTTTTCGCACTTAATCAAACTCATTTTTCCTTGCTTATTGATACATTCACTTAAAGATTCCTTCTGAAGTTCTCCTTTATTAAGTCCTAAAACTTCTTCTAGTTTAGAGAGTTGCTCAATTGAAAAATTTCGACTACCTCTCATTATTTGGCTCATCGCTGTCTTATGTATCCCAGATGCCAATGCTAATTCGTTTTGCTTCATTCCTCTTGCACGTAAATAATATTGTATTTTATCTCTTAATGAAGCCTTTTCTAAATCAAAGTCATGTGGGATCATAAGACGTAGCATTTTTATTCCTCCCCTCAAATTTCCTTTTCTTGCTACATCTTTATAATAACACGGTTAACTAGATAATACAACATATTTTTAGTTATTATTTTCGTTCAAATTTCGTTTTATTCCAATTTCATATCTTTAAAAGTCTCATCAAATATTTCAATACATTGAGAACATGCCCATTTGCTCATTATGTAACTATACATCACCTCCAAATTATCTTTCTCGCAATCCTCGCAACGTCCATTTTTCCATCCATCAGTCATGAAGTTATCCTCCTTGTGAAATTTTCAATTTATTAATAGCATAGTCTACCAACTTCACATTCTCTAGTATCATATACTCCCTTAATGGAGCGTATTTCATAAAGTTCTTTATCGGTTGTCAATATGACAAAACTCATTTTAATTTTTGGATAGTATACCTCACCAATCTCGTTAAGCCTCTCTGGTTCATGCGTGTAAACATAGTATTGTTTCATTCATCATTCTCCTCATTTCGCATGAAATGTTCATTTCATTAGATTCTTTCATCACACAACTCGATTTTTCCATTGTCATTAATCACATAGTCCCACTCTGTCCCACACTCCAGACATTGTATCCATTCAGGGACAGCATACGTAACATCCGCAACAAATCGTTTCCTTTTGCTCAATTTGCCGCTTTTCAAAACCTTTTGTTCATATTCAAATTGAGGCTGCCAACGTCTAACCATTTCCTCTTTTCCACAATTAGGACATTTCAATTACATGTACCTCCTTTCAATAAAACTAAACTTTCATCTAGACTTCAATCTGAATTTTATTCCCCTAAAGATATACTGGCCGTCATCATCCAATTCTTGAATAAAAAATTCAATTTTTTCAACGTCCTCTTTGCTGTATTTTGGCTTTTGGTTAAAATGGTATCCTACAGTATCCGTATTTTTTGTCTGATTATATACTTCTGTGGTTTTAACTCCAGATGGCTTTAACTTAAGGAATTCAGCAATTTGTTTAATAAGTCTACCATTTGGATTATCATTCGTATGATTTAATACTCCGAGCTTAAGTGCGATTTCTTCACAAAAAAGTCCCTCTCCTTCTTCGTTAAATCCAAATTCAGTTAACAAGTCTTCGCCGTACCTCTTTACCCGTTTACTCTTCATATCATACTCTCCTTAAAACCAGTCTTTCATTTGGTTTACTCTGTTGCCACGTCCTTTAATTTCTTATCAATAATATCTGGTTCTACATCGAGTTTTTCTAATAACCATGCTATATCATCTCTATCGCCAATGTGTCCTTCTCCCCATCCTCCACCAGCGCTAATTTCGATTGCATATACTGCGATTGGTTCAAGTTTATACCCATACCATTCAGACATCTTTTCAGCTACATCAGCAGGATAAATATATTCATCTTCTTCCCTTTGATTATGAATTCTAATAAGGGTGTTAGCCAGATCCTTCTTAAAATCTTCTTGATTTTTCCTATGATGTCTTAATCTAATTGTGATTATTTCACTCCCAGTTCTTTCAATTAGTTCAAAACATTCATTTTTCTTTCTTTTCCAAGCTTCTTTTGCTGCTAATACTGCCTGTTCATCTCTATTGTACCTTCTGCCTAATCCAACTCTAATTAACTCTCTTGCAAATCGCTCATCTGAATCTCGCCAAGGTTGCCCTGTTGTATGCAAATACCAATGACATAATTCGTGCAAGAGAATTCTTTTAATATGTCTCAAAGTATATCTTTCATTATTCTCATTATTGAGTACAACAGTCTTTATATCACTACAATAATATCCCGCATAATTATCCCAGTCGAGTTTGCATTCAATGGTTAATGGAGATTGTCTAGTTACTAAAAGAATCGTTGGTATTTCATTGATGCTCCAATGTTTTTTAGTCAATTGTTTTGCTTGTTTTTCAAGCCACTCTATAGTTACTTCTGGCACTACCCAAATCCTCCTTCCTGATAAAACCAATTTACTTAAGGATTAAACAATCTAAATGAATCATCAAAAAGCCTTACCTTTAATGTTGCCGAAACCCCTTTATTCTCCCATTTTGCATCAATGATAGTTCTAATCGGATATACTTCCTGTTCTGATTCAGCAATAAATTTTATCCCCACCTTAATGTTTGGGAGCAAATAGATATAAGCCTCACCGTACTTCGTATATCTAACAAAATCCGCAACACCATAATCAACTTGTACTTTAGAATAATACTCCCGCTGCCATTCCCTTAATTCAATAATCCACTCTTCTTGTGTTTGTATAGAACCATTTTTCTTCTCAGAATCTTGAACCTCTCATGGCTAAAGCCACGAGATTCTTGGGTAGTCCGCTCTACTGAGCAGAATTAGTACATGATGTACCACCAAGCTATCCCCGCAGTTCCTGCGGTTACTGCGATTATGCAGATAGTAGTCTTTTGCCTTCGGCAAGAATATTCAAACTTGCGTTTACATCCCTATCCCATTCACTATAGCAAGAAGGACACTTCCATTGTCGCAAGTTAAGATCTTTAACCTCTTTGTTTTGGTATCCACAACACGAACAGAGTTGAGAGGAAGCGAACGTTTTGCCTACGACAACGACAGTACGTCCATGCCACTTTGCCTTGTATTCAAGCATCGTTCTGAATTGATACCAGGACACTTCGCTAATTGCTTTGGCAAGTTTGTGGTTCTTCATCATGTTAGACACTTGCAAATCTTCAATCGCAATGATGTCGTGGTTTTTGACAATATGCGTTGAAATTTTTTGCAAGTAGTCTGTTCGGGCATTTGCAATGCGTTCATGGATTCTGGCAACCTTAACTCGTTGTTTATTCCAGTTTGAAGAACCTTTCACACGTCTGGAAAGGATACGTTGTTCACGAATGAGTTTTTGTTCCATATTCCGTAGGAATTTCGGATTCTCGAACACTTCACCGTTAGATAGAATAGCGAAATCCTTTAACCCAACGTCAATACCGACTTCTTTGTTTGTTTTTGGCAATGGTTGCACGTCTGTTTCTACTAACAACGAAACAAAGTATTTGCCAGAGGGATTGCGTCTAATCGTAGCATTTAAAATACGACCTTCTACTTCTTTTGATTTCGCAAAACGAACAAGTCCAAGTTTAGGGAGTTTAATCTTATCTCCTTCTATCGCAATATTTCCGTTTGTGTGTTTCGTTGTGTACGACTGAACTTTATTCCTTTTTGACTTGAAACGTGGTGCATCATTCTGCTTCTTGAAGAATCGTGAATATGCGTCTGCGAGGTTCTTTATTGATGATTGAATAGCGATGCTATCTACTTCTTTTAGCCAAGGTAATTCTTTTTTCAGATTCGGCAGTTCGGAAGAACATACTCCGTATGATAATCCTTTACCTGTTTCTTTGTATGTTTCGTTCCACTTCGCCAAGAAGTGGTTGAACACAAATCGACTGCAACCAATCGTTTTAACAATTAATACTTCCTGCTCTTTGGTTGGATAGATACGGAATTTGTATGCTTTATTTGCTAACATTGCTTTTCACCTCACTTTCTGATTTTGGATGTATTGTCGTATTTGCGCTTCCGTGTGTTCACTTACGGTTGCCACAAAGTAAGAAGGATTCCAAAGATTCCCTCCCCATAGCTTCTTTTTTAGCTGGGGGAACTCTTTAAATAGCAACCTTGCCGAAACACCCTTTAACGCTTTGATGATATTTGGAATTGAATGTTGCGGATTACAATCAATTAGGAGATGAACATGGTCACAATCACTTTCAATTTCTGAAATCGTGAAACCATTATCTGTAGCAATTTGATTGAGTATTTCCTTTAGCTTTTTATCTATATCACCAAGCAACACTTTATGGCGATATTTCACACACCATACAATATGGTATTGGATAGAGTACACATATTCTCTACCATGTTTAACTTCTGCCATGTTATCCACATCAATTATAGGATAACATATGTAAAATGTTTTTCAATTTATTACCTCTAAATATTAGCGTTTTTGCCAATCACCAAATTAACATATGTCGGACAATTGACGTGTCAAAAGACACACCTTGTCCGAAGCCGATTCATCTCATGACTGAAGTCACGAGTGTTCTCGGCTAATTCATAAATGGCTTTTAGCAGAGTTTTTTCGGTTGTATCATGTCCTACAATCACAGTAAAACCAGCAGCTTCAAGATTGGCTACAATTGCATCGACATTAAACATAAGCATTACCTCTTTTCTGTATTTAACTTAACTTCCAATCAAAGTAATCTCCGGCTCTGAAAAAGTTATTGTGCGTGTCTGCATTAGGGAGTCCATCTGGATGGGCTGGAGAAACAGGCATTGCCATTCCACATGAATGACACTTTATTTCTGTTGAATTTTCATAAATATAATGATTTGCTCTATAATTACATATTACACAATGATACCTGCATCTATAACGTTTTCGCCCATCTGGATCTACCTTAATGCCTGTCCTAATCCATTCGGGTTGATCATCTGTTGTCTGATATACTTCCTTTAACTCCTCTGTATTTTGCAATCCTTCGATTAGACTTTGTTTGATTTCTTCACTCTTATGTACAATATCTTCTTTAGTTACATTTTCGATTGGATTTAGTTTCTCAAAGAAACTGCTACATGCTTTGCCTACCTGTTCAAATGTCTTAACCATCTCAAAAATATCTTTATCTATGCTGAATAAGTTAAATACATTTTGTATGATGACAAGTTTGGATAAGTTATCTGCCTCCTTAAGTTCAAGTTCCACCTCTTTGCCTTTATCATCTTTGATATTGATTTTTACTGTTAAAGACATGCTATCACCTCAATGATGATTATAAGGCAAAGGGCAGCCAAAACCAAATACAACTTACATTTTATCCTAACTGTAAAATCTTGAACTTAACATCTGTACCCTCTAATAATTCACCAACATTGTAATTATGTCGATAATATCCCTTTTCATCTTTGGGATAATTCCAAAAACGTGAAAAATTACTTTTATCTATTGTATGAAATAATCTACTATTACTGTCCCATGTTAGCATTACTTCATAGCGTTCCCCAACATTCCAAAATCCATATGCATCTTCAAGGCATTCTATTATAGCCTTCATTAAATTCCCTCCTTTCTAATCAAACCCTCATTTGATTAAAATTGATATTCTTCCCATTCTTCCATATCTACTTGTTCATCACATTTTCCACAATAAATAACATCTTCATAAAATCCATCTATGTTTTCAGGTTCAATGTCATAAACTATACCATGTCTTGATCCTTCTTTTAAGTCAATTCTTTGTTTTGCTGCAACCGACACCGTAACATAGAAAAATCTAGACTCTCCACATTTTTTGCAAGTGTATTTCATACTATCTCCAACTTTCCTGATTCATCCACTTACCACGTTCTTATAAGCCTTTTCGTAGCCCTTAACATCGCCTCTTTTGCTCCATTCATCATAGCAAGCATCAACTTGCCAATGATAATCAGATCTTGGATTGTTAGCGGCATAAGCAGATAGCCAGATTTTATCTTCTGTTTCCTTAAGAAGAGATTCGTAATCCATGTTACTTAACTTTTCAAGGTATTCACTTTTTGGTCTACCGTAATTATCTTTACCTTCATAATTTCTGAGCATCAACAAATCCTCCTTTTCCTATCAAATCCACTTTTATTGCAAACCATCTAATGACGATGATTGGTCACAAAAATAGGCAGTTTCAATTAATGTAAATCTAATATAAACATCTGAGCCTCTTGTCCCTTGGTAAGCTCCATTAAAATCGGCATCAACAAATATTTTTCCTGTAATAGAACCTCCAATAACCTGATTCTCAAAATTCATATAATAATCTTCAGAAATAATCTCTAACTCATCTCCAAAAACTAATTGCAATATAAATTTTAATTCTTTTAAATTACGCTTCCCTTTATAATAAACTAACTCCCCTTCATCATTTTCTTTCCATTTCTCTCTATTCCTGAAATACTGGCTTAAATTACGCTTTCTTTGTTCAAATTCTTTTGTATTCAATGAACTATAACCCCCTTTTCGTTATTTCTCTAATGCTCCCATTTTATTATATCATCATTATTCCCTATTTTCTTTCTGAAACGCTCATTTTATCAAACTTTTCCTAACAAACTCATTTTATTCACTTAAAATACATTCATGCCATCTAGTTTCAGAATACATACCTACATTAATACATGCTTTATCAATTTCTTTAAAATTATTTTGAAACCAATTAAGAAAGGATTTAACCTCTTTTGGATTAGCCACCTTTTTTGCCGATTCTATAGCTAAGAGTTTCATTTTATAATAAGAATTTCGATGCTTAAGCTTCTTGGGATCAGTTATAATTCTTTGCTCACTATCCCTGTATTCAAATGCAAATATAGTGTTTGCAACCCATCCATGTCTCCCTTGATCAGAATAGTGAAAAAGGTTGCTTTCAAAATGGGTATTAAAATAAGATGCAATCATATTAGATATGGTGTGGCACTTATTATTCATATTGGGATCGAAAATTTTAATAATATTAATTAAGCCAATTTCTACTTGTCGTAAAAATTCTAAATCCTTCATATTTTCACTTCCTCATTAAATTAACATTTCATCCTAATTGTATAATCTTAAATAATACCCCTGCTCCCTCAATTAATTCTCCAGTCTTATAATCATGTCGATAATAACCCTTTTTATCTTTTGGATAATTCCAAAAGCGCTCAAATTTGTCCCTATCTGTTGTATGTAATAATCTACTATTGCTGTCCCATGTTAAAATTACTTCGTACTGTTCTCCAACTTTCCAGAGTTCATATTTAGTTTCAAGACATTCAATTACCGCATTCATTCATAACCATCCTTCCTATAAAATCCCCATTTTATCGAATTATCTCTATATACTTTTCAAATGTATCATGGTCTAATTCAAAATAAGGAAACTCTAAATCAAAATTATAAAGTTTAATTGAATAAAAATTCTTGCCTCCACCAAGAGGGAAGACTATTGCCTCTCCTTCGTATCCAACTTCTGCTCTCAATACTGAATCCTTGCTGGTCAAATTTTTAAGCGAGAATGACTTAATAACTCTTACTTTAACTGTTTGCTTTTCCATGATAAATCACTCCTATATTCTTATGAAATACCATTTTAAAAGGATATATATTGTAATTCATCATCAGTAAATCCAGCATATTCTCCATCAATAAATTCAAGTAGATTTAGCTTAATTCCATCAAGTGTTACTTGACCGTATTTTTTACCCACTTGGTTAAAATAATTTGAGTCTCGGTTAATAACTTTGAATTTCATATAACATTCTCCTTTAGCTATGTTTTTTTCGATGAAATGCCAATTTGATTAAATTTCCTTCAATAGATTCTCTATATATTGAATTCGTTCATCAACTAGAACTGCAACATAGCCATTCATTGTTTTATACTCTTTTAAACTTTCTAACTCCTTTCTTAAATCCTCTTCAAATAGTTTAACAATTTGATTCATGCCCACATCCCCTCCATTTTCAATCAAAACGATATTTCATTTACATTCTTCTGGTGATTTACCAACGCATTCCTCTTTAAAAGGAACACGAATTTGTTCACCAATCTTAATATTATCCAAGTAGTCTTTTTCATAAACTCCATTTCTCAATACAAGGATTGGTTGTCTTTCTGTCATTTTTAGTTCTCCAACTATTTCCCACTTTATTTCTTTGTCCCTCATAAATTAACCTCCTATTTTCCATAAGCCGATATTTGATTATTATACTGGATCATTTTCTTTATCTCGAAGAGTGTGAATTTGCTCATTCAGATCACTTTATATTTGTTTTAAATCAAAAATCACATCATTGCTTTTATTGTGAGTCAATTTCTTTAATGAGCAAACTTGCTTCGCTTAAATAATCTGCTGCCGCTCTTCTTGCCTCAACAGCCTCTGTAATATCTCGTTTCTTTTGACTTTGGTTTAACATTGGATTCACCTCGCTAAAAAATAATCAACTCGCGTTTATTAATGATCATTTATTCATCGTTAACTGCCCAAAATGTCCACAATTCAAGCATAGACATGATGCAACCACTTCATAAAACTTTTCAACTTCGTATTCACCTGTCCAACGTGAATGAATAATGCGGTTAATATTCTGAGAATCGCATTTTTCACATTTCATTACAACACTATGATTAGACATAAATTGAACCCCATCTTCCTAATCAAATTACCTTTTCATTTGTTTTTCTTCTATCTCTTTGATTGCTTCTTCTTCGCGTTTAATCATTTGTTTTGCAAGTTTAAGCATGCGTTTGCGGTTTTCAATACTTGTTGAATCATTACCCCATCCGATAATATTTAGTGAATTTTGATAAGCAATGAACATTCGTGGATCGTCAGCATGATGCGCTTTCGCAACCAATACATTATTGCAATGATTACCAATACCAAATGAATTAATGTTGTTTTGTTCAACACGCCCCAGATATCTTCTATATCCATTCATTCCCTCGTCAATTGCTTCAATAAATTCTTTAGGGTACTTTTCAATTTGATCCCATCCATCGTTCAGAATAGTAATTGTAGTCATATATCCCATATTCAAACTCTCCATTTTAATCAAATCTTGTTTTCATTTATTGTTTTTAAAGCGCTGTAATTCTTCTTGTTCCTGACGAATCAATTCCTTACTTACCTTGCCTATTTCGCTATCAGAGATGTCGCGTTCATTCATGAATGCCTCGTGTTGCAATCTCCAGTATTTTTCTCGAATTTTTCTTATCTCTGAATTTTGAATACGACTTATTTCATCTTGGTTCAATACTTCTTTAAATTGCTTTTCTTCGCTCAAATAATTCATTTTCAAAAAACCTCCTTATGAAATCACCGTTTTATGCTGTTGCAGTTTTTACTTCAATAGCACAATTCTTACATATCAGCTTGCCTTTAAAATAAATTGTGTCATCTGCATTACCGCAAAACAAACAAGATGGCTGATATTTCTTCAGAATGATCTGCTCCCCATCCACATAAATCTCTAGAGCGTCTTTGATGTTGATATCAAAGGTGTCCCTTAGTTCTTTTGGTAGAACAATACGTCCCAATTCATCCACTTTTCTAACTATACCAGTTGCTTTCATTGCATCATCCCCTTTTCAAATTAACTATTGTAATAAGACCCCTTTATCTCAGACGAGATAGTTTGCAAACGCTCAATGAAAACATCCAATTGGGAAACCGTTGAAAATCTCAGAATCGTTGTTCCGATATGAACAAGTACACATTCATCAACAACGTCTCCATCTTTGTCGTATTGATTCACGCTGAAAGTTGCATCACTATATACACTCATAAAGTTCCTCCCTATTTACTTAATACACAGTTTGTTAAGACCGCCATAACCCGAGTTCTTTCAACGTGTTGCGGGCAAGTTCCCAATCACTCAATCCGATCTCTCTTCCGTCACTAGCGTACCACCGTAAAGCATGGACAAGTTTCTCGTATCCGGCGTCAGCTGCGGCAACCACCCTGACATTCTCTGCTTTCAACCGTTCGATCTCCGCTTTCAATCGCTTGACTACATCCCGATAAAGTTTGCAGTCGTCTTCCAAGTCTTTTTCGATCCGCATATAGAATTCAATCACTCTTGCCCGGGCTTCGTTCAGCTCGTTTGCTGCCTTCTCAGCGCACAGTAACCGCATCAACGCCCTGTGTACTGAGCCATGCGGATTGTGATACTGCAAAAGAGTCTCGATATCCTTACGTTCCTCTTCTTTGAGCGGTCGATCCCATCCAAATGCCTTTCCTTCAGTGTAGATGCTCATACTTTCCCCTCCCGATTATCAAACTGAGCATTTTGTAAAATTACTTATCACTCAGTGAAGAAGCACAGTATCACTGGTAGACGTATCTGCATATTGAATGATTACTCCATACTTTCTTAGATCCGATTCGATCCTTGATAGTTCATTGGTGTCACGAGAAAACCGAGAAGGCTCAACCGCGATCACTCTTTCTAGTGCATTGTGCCTTGCGACTTCAAACATGGCAGCAATTCCATCTCTATCATTTTCTAATCCTGATACCCCATTGTCAGTGAAGAAAATGACTTTCCTACCTTTTTCAATTAGCATTAGACATTTCTCTTTTTGGAGTTTAATTGCTTCTTCGTCTTTTGTTGCAGTTCTTGAGTATACTCCGATCATTTTCATAATCCCATCTCCCCCTTCAAATCTTCATTTTATGGCAAAATTATGCGTCCAAATCATTAACATTATTCCTACAAATGCCGCAACAGCACAAAACCCAATAACTGAAAAATAAAATATACTTAACTTAGCTATCTCCTCTTCCGTCATTGACTTGACATCAAAAGATCCTTTGATAAGCACCTGTAGAGGATAAGCAATTAATAAAGTAAGAAACACTGCTCCAAATACCGCACCCACTGACAACAAGATTTTCAACCCGATTTGGTTCGCAATTTCACTGTAAGTATTAATAATTGTAAAAACAGCAACTGCTGAAACGCCAAATATTGAGCATAGTGCAGCAACGATATTTAATACTCTTTCAAAAAAAGCAAACTTTGCTTTCATACTCTCACCTTTTGTTTAAAAACCATCTTTCATTCGGTTTCTTGTTGTCCATATGACCATCTATCATCAATAAATTGTTTCAGTCGTTTCAACTCTTGTGCTCTGTTATTTGCATTTTCAAATCCATGTTGATTCCCTTGCTTCTTAAAATCTTCGGCAAAATGCTCCAACTGAGCAATACGTACAACAATCTCTTCAATAATATCTTCAATTTTCAACATATAAACCGCTCCTTTCTGATGAAAATCTTCTTTTATCGAATTACTATTTGAAATTCACCTGTATCTTGATTTTTCTCTAAAGTATATTTCTGTTGATCACTGTAAAACACCAGTTGTCTCATATTGCTGTTTTGTCGATCTATTTCGTATGGCTTTTGCCAAGTGTGCTGTAAATATGACTCCGACTTAGCGAGAAAATCTGCTTCTTCATGTCGTTTTTCAAGTGGGAAAATAACCAACCCAAGTAGTAAAGCAATCGAAACAGGAAAATATATTGGGAACCAACTGATTAGCTGATTTTTAATCTGCATTAGTTCCTACCTCAAATCTTGATAAATTTCTCCTTTTATCGTGTTATTGATTGGCTGCACGTTTCCACGCTTTTTCATAACCACCCACATCATTACGTTTAACCCATTCATCATAACAAGCATCACATTGCCAATGATAATCTGATCTGGGGTTGTTTGCTGCGAATGCTGATAACCAAATTTTTTGTTCAGTTTCCTCTAGTAATTCTTCTCTGCTCATACCTGCTATTTTACTCAAATATTCGCTCTTCGGTTTTCCATAGTTATCATTACCTTCATACTTTCTCAACACTTTAAATCACTCCCAATCAAATATTGAATTTATAGAATTTGATTTATAGATCCATCAATGTTCGTTTTCCTTCATCCGTCAATCGTATTGCTCCATGTAAGAACCTGTTATAGTGATATTCTTCAATTAACTTAAGTTTAACCAAGGATTCAACTGTTCTTGTGTTATAAGCATCTTTGGGATGATGTTTCTCGCCATCATGATATGGTTTTGAAAGTTGAAACAACAACAATTGCTGCGCATTAGTCAATTTATACAAACTGAATGTCTCCTTCTCAATCGAATATTAATTTTTAAATAGAATCAGCAATTAACGATCTTACCGATTTGAACAGCGTAAAAAACATTTTCGCCCTCTTTTTGCTTCAAAAACAATGGACATTCAGGAACCCTTACCACATCATTCTCGTGCAAAACAATATCAGATTTAATCTTGAATTCGTGCATATCAGTATAAATTATATATTCCATTTTCTCCACTTCCTTTTTAAATTAGCTATCGTGCTAAGCACTCCTTAGCGCAGGTTTCGCAAAGACGGAGTACATCTTCCTCAGTTACCCCTCCTATTGGCATTACCGACACGGTTTCAATCTGCTTTTCGCAATAGTCGCACATACTCTTTCCTCTCTATGCAATCAATCAAAATCCTCATATTCATCTTCAAGCCACCACTCCCACCAAGATTCTTCCTCCTCTTCATCTTCTTCCCACCAGCACTTTCGCACAGGCACTGGCTTTCTAGAGTCCATAATTTTCTTGCACCTATCTCTAAAGTCATTCTCATCCAGAGACGTTTTGATAAACTCAACCAATAACTCCTGCTTTTTGTAAAAGTGTAAAGCAAGATTTAGGATGTAATCGGAAGGTTCATCCCAGCCATGTGAAATAAAAAGTTTAATGATCTCTTGTTTTCTCTCCTCCATAATTTCGAAGTATCTCTGGCGATTTCTTTCGTCCCTAAGTCGTTTTCTTTCCTCGTGCAGTTCTTTGATCTTTTTTCGCCAAGCTTTATACGCTTTCTTTTTTTCAGCATCCATAGACTGCCAAACTTTTGGACTGACTGGATCTAACACCTTTTTAAGATAAAACGTCCTCCCGTCAGTGGTGGACAGAAAAGGCCCTCGCTTTGAATAACTAAGAGTGCAGTGTTCGCCGCGTTCATCAAAAAACTCATAAGTACCTTCACTTTTTGGTCTTGCATCAAAGTTATCTGGTACGACATAAAACACACCACTTTCAGCAATTTGATAGTTTTCACACATTTTCAAAACTATAACTTGCAGCATATGCACACACCCTTAAACCATATTTCACTCAAAACACAAATAAAAATTGTCTAACACGTTCCATATTAGTCTTCCTTTCTAACAATCAAAGTGATTGACTGTCAGTAATCCATCCTTGTAAAGCTTCTCCAATAACCTAACTTTACTCTCCATACTTACACATTCGAGCGACAAAGGAGCATTTACAAGTACATTTGTTTTTGTGTTCATCAATCGTTCCACTTCATTTTTCTCGTACAGATATGTTCCGCAAAATTGCTCCATCCACTCGGGCATTGCCCACTTCATTAAGATCTCTTGGCCGTTAATATCCTTGTAACCTGTTGGCTTCATAAAATTTCTTCCTTTCTTCAACTTTTTGTAACTCATTTATTTCGATGTTTCTCAATCATTCTTTGAATCTCAATCAATAATTTCGGATCATCAGGCAACTCAATTTTGTTTACTTTTCTCACTACAATTTCATCTCCGTTAACCTCAACAGATACAGTATCTCCCTGTTCAATTCCTATTTCCCTTAGTTGCTCTGTCATGGACACCCCTAAGCTGTTTCCAATCTTGATGACTTTACGTTCCAATGTATGTATCACCTCTCTCTTTCTTTATGATTCCATTATAACCGTTATGACGTTATAACGCAAGTGTTTTACTTGTAGTTTTTTATTTTATTACATTAACTACAAATGGGATGCTAACACAACATCCCATTTAATAACTTGCCCTATTTTTTAGGCTTCCTCTTGTTTATTCATGATAGCCACCATCCGATACAATAAGTCTTTAATCGTGATCCCAACCTCGTTTTTGTGCCTCCGCTTTAATTTCCTCTAAATCTTGTTCGGTTGGTACATCCATATTTTCACTTTCGTCCTCCTCGTAATACAATCCGATTTTGTGAGGAGATTCTTGTATTCCAAATTGAAAAGCTTTCGTATATACTAATTCAACTGCATGAAACAGTGTAGATTCCAAATATGTTGTGGAAATAACTCCATCCGTATTTCCCCGAAACTTTCCCATAGCCTTATTCTCTTCATTGTCTTGTGTTTCCAACCAAAACAGCTTTGCTGCCCATTTTCCATCAAGTTTCTTTACCTTAATTGTATGCATGTATGTCATAGCAAAGTCTTCCCCCTAACAAAATTTGACTTTCATTCAAATATTTGAAACGAATCGTCTTGCCATTTCGTAAAGCAGTGCGTCTTCAGTCACACGCAAATTGTTCTCTCCAAACTTTTCTTCAAATTTCACTTGTATCTCCCTGACAATCCCTTTTGGCAGAACACCGCTGTTATACTTCCATTCGGTGATTTCTTCAAATGCTTGTTTTAATTGTTCATCAGTAAGCGACTATACTAATTCTTTCAGAAACATATAATATCCCTCCAGTTAAAGTCACATTTTTAAAGTGACTTTTTAAAAATTATTAATCCAAAAATGATTTCCCGGCATATAGTAGCAAAGTTGTTTTGTTATCCCTTTATCTTTTAAGAAGCTCTCCAACATTTGTATAAATTTTTCGTTAACATGAACCCAAATTTTATTATCTACAAATGGATCATGAAAAACATTCTTTACCTGAATTTCATTTTCTTTTACCAGAACTAAGCGAATAATACTTCCTTTCTCAATTAATAGTTGATTAAATTCATCTACCATTTGTTTTGTCATAAGTTGCTCCATAATTATCATCTCCCTATGAAATCAAAGTTTTAACTAACCTAATTATACTTAGTGTCCATAGCTTATGTACTGTTTAATAAGTATTTCTCTCTCAATGCCGAAAATCCCTTCACGCTCTAGTTTTTTAATAAATTTTTTAATTTTCATTATTACTATCCGCCCTCTCAGAAATTCAATTAGACTTCGATCAATTCTTCTTTATTTTTATTTTTAACGGCAAAAAATTCACTTGGTGATACCAAACCAAAACTAATTTTCAATGCCTCATTTACTTTTTGCATAGTTTTCTCATCCAATCTGCTAACTTTATCAGTCAATCTTAGCTTGTCAATGGTTCGTATCTGTTCCGATAAAACAACAGAGTCTCGCTCAAGTCCGAATGTTTTTGCATCCAATTCCACATGCGTAGGCAATTTTGCTTTTGAAATCTGTGAGGTAATTGCTGCGACGATGACCGTTGGACTAAATCGATTTCCAATGTCGTTCTGAATGACTAAAACAGGTCGCACGCCTCCTTGCTCAGAGCCAATGACAGGTGATAGATCAGCCAAATAAATTTCTCCCCTACATACTCTTCTCAATAATCTTCACTCCCTATGGTTTCGTTAATGCCACTAATATATATCGCTTTGCAATTTACTTTTATATCTTATATCTATATATTACCACGCAGACGAGATTATTACAACTAAAAATAATAAATTCAACAAAACAAAATCACGTCTAATAATTGTGCAATTCGAACATTTCTTCATTTAAATTAAAAAAGAAAAAGACTTTACATCTTTGCAAAGTCTTCAACAAGTTATTAATTGTTCAAAAAAACCTGCTCATATCTAGTTTCCCTGGTTCGTAATAAATATCAAATGCTCGGTTTAACAAAAAAACATCATTCAAGCTTTCTTTGCCAAACATTATTTGGGCAATTTGTTCTTTGGTAGGCTCGTTAATCATTTTTAACTCGAAATAACGCTTTATGTGACCATGCATTTGTTTCACATCTCTTGCCCAAGGATATAGCACTTTCATACCAGCAGATAAAGCTCGAATTTCCGAAAGAGTGTATGTCTCATCCACTATTCTTTGAACAGCAGATTTCCCAGAAGCCATATCTTTGGCTCCCACACCAAATCTAATTACACACGTAGTTCCTACATGCAGCTTATTACCGTTTATTTTATTCTGAATGATAAGGTTATATCGAAGATTTTCTTGTCCGCATAGCTGACAAGTTGAATAAAATTCAACAGGAGGCTTCTCAGAAAAATACGACATATTATCTAATGTATTTTGATCGATCCAGTCTACATATTCCCATTCACTTTTTGCTTCGTCGAAATTTTGACTTACACTTAGTCTCAAAAGATTATCAACTACTATTTTACGTGGTTTTGTGCTAATCTCCCCGTCCTTGTACTTCGCTAACATAGCCAAAATATTAGGCTTTTTTGATCGTCTACCTTTGACTTTTCTTTTCGTGTATCGCAAGTCAATTCACACCTTTGCATAATAGATAAGGTGTTTTCTACGATGACTGTTATAGTTATTGCGCACCATTAACTCTATTATACCATAAGACGCAAGCATATGTTCGATAAATCTGTCTTCTTGCAAAGGAAATGTTGATTTTTTGAATATGGCTAATTGATTTGCAATATCTAAAAAACGGGACGACTTGCAGCAATTAATCCAAATGTTAAATGATGAGAATATCCATCACTTGCAACTATTAAAAAAATACTTTATATCAAATAACGATTTGAACGAATTTTATTTACTTGCGCATGTACGACACAAAGCATGTTCGCCAATAGGTACACCATCTGCGAAAACTGTATATGCACATTCTTCTGGGTGATCTACTTCTATTAACTTATCGCAATCCTCACATATAACTGTAATCATATTACACCCTCCCTAAATTTGAATAAATTCAGACTTTGCTTGGTTTATGAGCAAATATACTTTAGCGTTTCTTTATAGCATTGTAGACAAAGCTCTTCATCTACTCCGATAATATTCAATATTCTTATTAAATTTTTATTGCTATACATACCACAACTGGTACACATTCGTAATTCTTCTCTGTATTCCTTGTTATTTATTTTCATTTCCGCCTCCCATGAAACTATGCTTTTGTGCCGTTTTCTTCTATCCACTCAGGAAAGTTTTCACGCATGAACCCATTATAACGTTCTTTGACTGGTTCAAATTTTTCTTCTAGATAAGCAAATGACAATACACAATGTTTTGCGTAGAAGTCCATAGCCTCTTCGATATTTTTTATATCTCGTTTTAGCAATTCTGGTGTCGTTGGCGAAGCGTTACGCTCATGCATATCCATACATAAAATAACAAATTTAATTCTTTCCGAAATGCCTGTATATAAGCAGCTTGCAACACCAGCAGGAACAATTTCCATATGTTATCCTATCCCTATGGATTTATTTTATTAATCCAACATCGTCTGGCTTAATTTCTCCATTAAGAAGCTTTGTAAGTCGTTCTCTGGTTTCATCGATGAGAGCTTTTAAGCCTTCAACAGTATTGTATCCATCATAACCGATCAAAATATCTCTTGTGTCTTCAAGAAACAGACGCTCGTGCTTTTCCATTAATCGATACCCTCCTTTTCAGTTTGAAATATCATATGGCGTCCCAGACAGGATTCGAACCTGTGCATGATCGCTTAGAAGACAATTGCCTTATCCGCTTGGCTACTGGGACATGGTGGATCTGACAGGGTATGATCCTGCAACCTCGCTGTTATGAGCAGCTTGCTCTGCCAATTGAGCTACAGATCCAAGATAGGAGCCAGTATGTACTGGTTGTTACTCTTCTTCTTGACGCAATCCAGCCTCTTCAATGCTACATTGCCATTTTTCATTGTAGAAATAATTCAACCGTTTACACCTGCAATACCAAACATGGGCAAATCGGTTTCAGGATCATTGTAGCGATCATCTCTTATAATTTGCATTGTTTTAGACGATTCAATGATTATACGATCCTTTTTGCTGAGATTCATTGTCCTCATCTCCTATAAATATGTATTTAACTTTGCCATTCTTGATAATATTGCTCTATGCTGTCAGAAAACTGATACTTATACTCCCTTAATTCGCGCCATGTTAGTTCATTGTTTACCCATTTTTCGAGAAGTGCAATAAACCTACGAATTTCTACTTTGTTCATTGACAGATCACCTCCCTTTGCTTATCTAGAATAATACTGATTAATTGCTCTAAATCTGTCTCGAAAATATCTGTATTTGAAAAGTGATTACATGTAGGGAATACCGTTATTTTGTTACCTTTTACCCTGAAACTAAAGATTGTTACTCCATTCAGTTGCACGTGGTTATAATTTTTAATTACTTTATTTTTGACTACCTTTGCGCTAGTGTCGTATTCAATTTGTTCAATTACATCATCAGTTGTCATTTCAATTTCATTTTCAATCGTAAAGGATTTACCTTCAAAATAATCTTCAATTGGCATTTCAATTTCAAACTTCTCACCTGCAATGAATCCAACCAATGTAACTTTGTCTTCCGTAACAATTTCTTCGCAATTTTCTGCATAAATGAAGTTTGTTGTTGCCCAATCGCTGAACATTTGAAAATCATCTTCTTTTACAATCTGGCTTGTTACTGGATGCATGATCATTCTCCCAATGTATTCGATAGTCGCAGCATTTTGCATATGTATTACCTCTCCTTCATTTATTTTATATTCTTATTGTACTATTCTACGACCTTTTAAGCAATATGTTTTTTATTAATTTTATATTATAAAAGCCACCTTTTTCGGTGACTTTTGAATCAAACCAGACTTTGATTACCTTCTTTAGTTGTTACGTAAAATCACGGGCTTTCTACCGATTTCAGAATAATACTTCGGCCATTGCAAGTTGGGCATAACCAGATTGGAATTCCCTTTTCTAATTTATAACTGTTTCCTTTGCAATCTGGACACGTATCCCTAACTGCAACCTTAAAATCGTGTTTTCTACCTTTGCGATCTCTAAAAGATAGCTTTTTACCTTTCAAAGCCTCCCTGATCTTCTCCTCTGTCACATGTGTATATCCAAGTAGTTTATCACGTTCCCACAAATCAGTTCGCCCCTCGATATATCTAAACGCTTCACACGTTATTATAGAGCAACCATTCACCTTGTCGTATTTCAAATTGCAATCCTCTGATCGACTACATACATAATCGCAAAGTTTACCCATAACCTCCCATTCACGACCACCAGAAAGCTTTTCCCTGTCTACTTTAAAAACCCCGCGACAGGATTTCGGCACTTTTTTGAAGGGGAACGCTTTCAAATTCCCCATGTTCGGTTTTGCAGTACATTCGTACCATGTGCCGTAACAAGTTCCATATTCTCCATACTCTGATTCTTCATGATAATTTGCGCAATTTTCACATCCCATAATTTTAACACCTCACTTTACCCAACTATTGTCTCAAATCCCCTTTATGTAGGTATCAAACTCAGGCTTTGTCATGCCTGTTATCTGCTTATATGCATCATCAAGCGTAACGGTATCCGATTCAAAACTGACTTGTTTATAATCAACCATATTCTTTACCTCACATTAATAACATTTAATAAACATCCACATTAACCACTTCAACCTCGTCAAGTTGTTTCAAACCTTCTATGTAGTTACGCGCCTGTTCTCTGGTATTGAAATCTGTTTTTGTTAGCATACAATCATCTTCCCATTTATTCTCTTCGCTGTCCCAATATTGAACAATAACTCTGGGCTGTGTGTTATCTGCAAAATAGTTAATTCTGATTTTCGTTTTCTCCATTTGGATTCCTCCAATCATATAACGCCCTGCTGTCTTAGTTTAATTAAATTTTACTTTTATTTAATTAGTTCTTCACCATCTTCTGTTACCTTATACAGTCTTACGTTGAAAACTTCACTATCATTTTTCCACTGATTGTATTTAGATTCTGCCTTGCTGTAATCGAATATTGGATCAGTAGCCAATGGTGCAATATCCATATCTGCTACAACTATGTAATACATTTAACAACCCTCCATTTTCAATACAATTCCACTTTTATTGTATTTTCGATATGACAAATTCAGTTATTTTGTTTAAGTCTCTTGAATTAAAATTCTCCATCTCAATTATTTCACCGTTCACCTTTTTATAAATACATGTAGTGCGTTTGCCAACTGTAGCAAACCAGTCTAAATTTCTGAAACGCGCCCTACCTCCGATAACTGCAATTCTCCCCTGTTCTTTTGCAGTTTCTACTCCATGTAAAGCTAACTTTGTTTGACCGTCTTCAACAAAACCATTTTCTAAGAGGAATTGGATTACTTTATCCATTTCATTTCCCCCTGATAAAATTTCAATTTATTTGGTTTCTAAAAATAAGTTTCAACTTTTGAAGATATGATTGTTTTCAGTCTTCTTACATTCTTGCTGTTGTGACCCATTACAAGGTCATAGAACGCATTCGCAAATAACTCTTCTTGATCTGTTTCGTTATATTCTGTGACCAATCCAACATTGCTATTATCGAATAATACGTGATGCAAGAAATGACCAAACTCATGCAAGAAAATTTCTTCTATTTCTTCTTCTGAAAGTGAACTATCTAAGTAAATAGTTCTGTTATTTGGTAAGTAGCCACCCAATACCCAATCATCATCTTGCTTGAGAAGATTTGCTGGAATAAACTCAACTTTAGGCAAGAATGGGAGTTGATTAATGTTCAAAATGTCGGTATTAATGATTTCAAGATTATCTGCAATCAACTTCTTTTTATTCTTCATGATAGCCACTCCTCAGCCTAATTTTATCATTTGAGTTATTCCAATCAAATCCACTTTTATTGAGATTTATTGATTGGATGGCTCTTCTGTATCAACAATGTTATACGTCTTTATAATTTTATGATTCTCAAAAGGCATTGTTATTTTAACTTCCCATCCATTCTTAGCATTTTTCTCAGCATATTTCATTGCACCCTTAAGCGTGTTATAATGTCCAAAAAATTGATGAGAGAAAGCAGTGTTTGCATTGCGAATTGTTACATGTACCATGTATTTTTTCACAATACCACCCCTTATCTATAAGATAGATTCCCATGAAATCTCAATTTGAATTGGTTTTGTTCTTTGGAGCACCATTTCTACAATTTACACAAACATAGCCATAAAATGCTTTTTTCCATCCATTCGGTAGAGTCACTTCATCCTTAACTGAATGACAAACTGAGCATTTATATTCCATATCTATCTCTTCCTTATTAATGTATTTTTACTTTACCACCAGCAATATGTAAGACAAATAATGCTTTATTACTTCTGTTCATTTCAATTCCTTCGATCTGCACTGTGTCCATGAGAAATTTTCCATCTTCCCCTGCTTTTGCCATACCTCTTTTGGATACTCCGAGCCAATCAACAGTAAACTCAATCATGATTTCCCCTCCTTTTTTCTTTAAAAGGATCAATTTATTAGGATACTTGAATTAATTCATAGTTTCTATGCAGCCAATCAATCACATCATCTTCAGTTACATACTTGTTTTCAGTTCTATTGTTACCGATTTTCCATTGAATCGTTAGGTATAAACAGTCATTTTTGTTCTCTACCATAATTTCATTTACTCCAGCATCCAGTTTGAAAACCTCATATTTGTTTAATAATTCTTTTGCCATTTCTCTTGTCACTTTCATTTTCATTGCTTCCTCAATTTTGAATAAAAATATAGATTAATTCAGCTTTTTCTGCTATTAATTAGCGATGCTCCTTAGCTGTTATGACTATTTGATATATTTATTATACACCAAAGCTCTTAGATACTCAACCGAATCTTTTTATATTTTTATTTTATTTTCAAATAAAACACGCAGCAATAATAGCTATAAAAAGCAAAACTGGCATAATGACTTCACCGAGAACATAATCTACTTTATCTTGACTCATTTTTAGCCCCTCTTATTTAGTGCTGTTTCTGTTCTTACACCTTCTGTTCTCTCTATACCTATCAATCCATCAACCGTGTTATCAGGATCAAAATAAGCAATCACTATATCACCAACTGCTATCTCTTTATTGGTTATGTCTGAGAAAATGTTTTCTTCAACAAAGTATATGTTGCTGCTGTCAGATACACCACTTCCCCAATATTGTCCATTTTCGACTTTGGTGATTTTGTAGATAAATACTGCGTAATTACCACATGCAGATGCAAAAGATGATGTACAAAATACAATTCCCACCACTAGTAGCATCGTTGTCAAGTATTTGAAAATAGTACTCATTTATACACGCCACCTTTTATTTAATTTAATTTATTTAATCCTCAATCATTTCCCCTGTTTTCGGGTTGTATAGATTGATCCAGCCCTTCTCCTTGTGTTCGTATATCTCTAGTCCGTCTCCTGTCTTGCCGTTATATGTCCACTGGTCTTTCCCTAGAATACCTCTCCTGTGTGCTATTCCAGTCATTTGAAACCCTCCCTGTTATTTTGGGTTATCCTGCCCTATCCTGATAAATCAAGACAAGGCTGGATGATTATTTTTACTTGCTATTTAAAAATATTAGTATTTTCCATAGTATTTATTCTTAGTTCTCGTAATAAAACATCTTCAATAGTGTCATATTCCCAATAAGGTATTCGAATTAACTTCACATTGTTCTCTTTACAATAATTGTTTTTAATTTTATCCCTTTTTTGTGTTTCTTTTAGTAATTTTTTAGCCTCCTCTTTTGTTATTCCACCAAAAGTAGTTGGTTTATAGTGTTGTACCCCATCATATTCAATAAAAATCAGTTCATTATTATAATAAATTACAAAATCAAATATTAGCGGTAATGTATCTCTGCAATCTTCAATCCTAATTTGTGGTATGTAAAAAATATTATGCTTTTTCAAAACTTCTACTACTTTCTTTTCACCTTTTGAACTTTTACACACTGGACAGCCTTGACCTAGCATAGTTCTATGGGCAATTGAAGTGTGCCATTCATAATCACATTCTTTACACTTCCACCATACATACTTCCCGCTTTTAGATGTATACTCAAAAGGACTTTCTTTATTTTTTACATAGTTCCACTCAGTCAATAGTTCAGGATGTAATATTGCAAAGCAATTATTCTCATATACTCGTTGCCCTGCACAATAAGGACAACCATTGTTGTTTGATGTTCTGTCGTTAATTCTAGCATTCCACTCATGACCACAAGAGCCAATCCACGATGCGACTATTGATCCACTTGCATATACTTCATCTGGTGATTTACTGTTTTTGACTGGATGCCACTCTTTTGCTATCTCTGGGAATTTTTCTAACAAACTTTTCCCCTTTGGAACTTTTTTACTTTTACTCTCAACAATTTTTATAGACTTACATTCATCACAACAATCTTTTCCAGTTTCCCCTCTTTTTCTAATGACATTTTGGTATGTTTGGGGATTTTTTAATATCTTATTGCAATAATCACATATTTTATGTACTAAAATATGACTATTCTTTGGCAAATGATCCACATTTACATATATTTTTGCTCCCCTTCTATATCTACTTTCTCCCTGTTTATCGATATATTTAGGTATTATGTAATTTAACTTTTCATAATATGCTATATTATTTGGTGTTATAGTAACCTCAACTATTTTTTCTAATATTGCCATACTTTCTCCCCTCCCTCATACTTATATCAATATTTTATCTTGCTCTTCCTCCTTACAGATCATAAATGCAACCATTTTCTTAGCATCGTCTAGGCGGTCTGAAGTCTTCATGCTGTGAACCTCTTGACCATTTTTGAAGATACGGAAACAGCCGAATGATTTCGCAATCATGTATTCGCCATGAATGTATGCTCTGACTATTTCAGTATATCGTCCTACATTGATTTCCCGTTTCTCGGTCTGGAATGTGAGGCTGTTCTCGGTCTTGTTCAATTCCTGTTCAATGAATTGCTTCACTTGTTGTTCTTTGTCTCGTTTAATTTGCCATCTAAAATTACGCATTTTCTTCTTGAACTCTTCGGATAGTTTGACAGCCTCCCCTAGATACTTGTCATATCTATCCTGCATTTTGTTATAGCGGCTGACGTTCAATCCCCCTCTACCCGTAACCGCCCATGATGGATTTGATGCACGATGATTTAATATTTTTAGATACTGTTCATAATAACGCTTTTTAAAAGATTGTAGATATTTTTTGATGTAGTAAGTCATTCTAGGATCATCCGTTAACGCTAGTACTTCCAATGCTTCGTTCTGGAATTGCTGGAAGGTTACTGCACAATCCTTTTTATAATCAACTTCAAATAGCGAGGAAGAATGAACCATTCTTTGCAATTCATCGGAAACAGTGTATTTCTCTAGGTCATTAATATTTATCTCAGGATAAGAATAAGTTTGTTGTTCTTGTGCTGAATCTGTTATAGTGTCGCTGTTATTGAGCATTTGACCGGATAATGACTGTGCAAAGGCAAGCGCTTTTTCTGATTGTTTAGTGAACCAAATTTTTTTAAACTTTGACCAGCGGAAACCGTTTGTTTTTAGTTGTTCGATGACTTCTTGCGATGGTTTTTCAGTGAAAGCAATCTCGATACCCTGCAATTGTTGATTGAGTGTAACTGTTATAGCGTTATCTGGTACTTGTTCCGTTTGCTGTTCTTGGTTCTCTTCATGTTCCATTGCCTCATGCTGTTCTGGTTGCTGTTCTGCTTCCAAAGGTGTAATTATATTCAAAATATCTACCTTTCTCCAGAGCATGTGTTTTAATTCACTGCCCGTAACTTCAATTTCATAAATACCAGCAGAACCGCCATCAGCAGGGAAGCAAGATACAACTTGATATAATTTATTATCATCAATCAATGATTCGTAGTTATCAGGCAGCGTTTGAGCGTATTTCATAGCCTGTTCTTGCAATTGCAAATGGTACTGTTTCAATAGTTCTTGTTCTTGCTTGGTAGCCTTATCATAAACAAATCTTTTCTCTAGTTCAGTGGCCTGTTCATTAGTTAACACAATAAGCCCGTTGTCATCTATAGTGCCTGTTATTTCGGCTTGCTGTTCTTGTTCTACTTGTACTTGCGTAGGATGTTCTGTTCTCACTTCTTCAATTTTGACAGGTTCTTCACTAAGCACGTACCTAGTGAGGAAATCTCTGCCATGTTCATTTTGTTCATCTGTTCCCTGTTCGATCATGTAGCTGATGTGTCTCATTACATGCCTTTCTAAGTCATAGCCACTAGTATGTTTGTATTGCAGGTCAATTCTACCTGTATAGGTGCTTCCATCTGTAAAGGTTATTACAAATTGCGTTTTGTCATATGAACCATCAGAAGGCGCTGACCATGCCATTTCCTGAATGACTTTGTTGGCTTCTACAATTGTGGAGACTGCGACCGTCTTACAATCCCATTTATAACCCTCTAAACGTGTCACCTGCACAGATTGGATGTGATGCTTTTTCACTGGCTCTTCTTGCGTTTCTACTTGGTTGTCTGTTTGTTCTTCTTGTTCTGTAGCCTGTTCGACTGTTGACTGTTCTGTTTCTTGTTGTTGATTCATTTTTTTTCGTGTCTGCTGTACTTGTTCAACAATGACGATATATCCTTCCGCAAGCAATCTTTCTACAGTCTTAGTGGAAAAACTGATGATATTAAATGCTCCAGAGTTACCGCTCAATATCTGTCCTTTTTTGCCGATACGCTTCCAAACATATTTATTAGCGTTTTGACCTTCACAAGCGGAAATAGTGTAAATAACTCCTATTGGGATTGCGTAAATACTGTTAAATGTCTGAATAGGTTTTACTACTTGGATATAATCACCTTTTTGCAGTTCTTTCCGGTCTGTCTCCTGATATGTATAGACTGTTTCGTTATCTTTACTTTCTTTAAGTGTCTTGTTAACTTCAGAGATAGCGGAAGTCAATTCCTCCTTGGAAATGATTGTGCCGTATTTATCCATATGGGAGAATTTAAAGATGTTCAGGCCGTTTTTTGCTCGTGTGCCATCTTTCTTAAGTTTATAGACGAATGCGGTATCATTTTCAATCCAAATGCGGTCAATTTCAAACACCCCATTTTCCTTTTTAACTGGACATCCTTTCATTTTTACAATTGTGTCTGTTTGATATTTCATATGCGACAACCTCCTTTTATACTTACCACCTGAGAAGGTATTCACCTTCTCAACGCTCAGAGCTTAAGGCGCTGTTTATACTGGCTCTGTCCAGTTGCTTTGTTCTTTACTTTTTCAGGAAACTTGAATAGTTTTTCTTATGCTTTTTCTCTCGGCGCAACTTAACGTTTATAGCTCTTTTGGCTTTCTTAAGTGTTGGAATGAATTTTCCGTTTGTGTCTTCCACTATGTAGCCACCTGGGTAATACCAGATGAAATATCCTTTGTAGAACCAGCTATCGAGACATTTCATATTGTATTTCTCCTAATATTTTTATTTATTTTTGGGTGATTAAAAAATCTTCTCTGACCGATCTACTCCTTTGCGCTATACATTCTTTAACTATCTTTATTATATCAATTATCAAATCTCTGGTCAATATTTTTAATTTTTATTTTATACTCATCTAAGAGTTTACAAAGAAGCACATAAACTCTTAGATGAGTTATACACTATTTAAACTACAATTGTCCAATATATTCAGCATACAAATTTGATAAAGCAGCCAGTCTCTTTTTGACATTATCCAATTTAACATTGCCTGCACCACAATATTTCCGGTAAGCATCTCCTTTTTTACTTGTCTGAGCATAATACTTCAAAAAGTCAATTGTCTTTTGGTCAAAATTATGCTCAACAATAAACCCTGCAAATGATACTAGGTTGATCTTTGTGATAAACTTGTTATACTCGTTAAAACCGTCTACAAGCATATCAAACGCTTGCTTGGTCTTATTCATCACGCTGTCATCCAAATCTTTATTTTCTTTGAAAAAATCTTCAACATCTCTTGAAGCAAATGATTTAAAGTCCAATCCACTAGCCAACATTATTGTTTGCAAAACTGCCATTTCTTTATCTGATTTTTTAACTCCTCCAGTTGTAAAATGCGAAACTTCTGTGAATAACTTATGAGTAGAAACAATTTCACTAACAAATTTTTGTACTTGCTTGCTTGCAGATACAAGGCAAAGATGCTGTCTAGCCATGCTAACACCATTGTTCAATCTGTAGAAAATCTTTTCAATGATCTCCTCTTCATCTTCCCCTTCTTGAATTTCAATCGCTTTGATAGTGACAGTATAGCCATTAATCTCTTCTTGTACTTCTTCGGGCAGCTCCGAAAATTTCAACCCAGAAATATCATATTCTTCACCAGTAGATTCCAAAACAATTGGAGGCAGGGTATCTAACGCCCACAAATCCTGCTTGTATTCATGGATACGAGTCAAACGTTGCTTCCCATCAATGATTGCGTATTTATTTACTTTCTTGCCGTCAACTTCTTCTGAGAGTTGCACAGCATAAACATCTGGGATAAACATGGTAAGCAATGAGTCAATAAGGAGTGTACTATTAGCAATAGTCCATTGATCTGCTGGGCGTTGCAGCGGATGGTCAAATGTGATTGTCCCTTTGTTAATCATGGTGCAGATTTGCTTAACATTCCAGCTTACGGATTTTCTCAGCATATTACTCGTCTCCTTTTGGGTTTATATTCTTTCGTAAGTCCCTATACTCTTCAATTTGTTCTCTTTTCCATATAGCCCCACTTGCTAGGTATTGTATTGGCTCGGGAAAAATATATCGGGGTAGAGATTTTCGCTTACCTTCTAGAAGCTCTTTTCGATATTTTTCCGCGCGTGTTTTGTAAATGTTTACCTGCTGCTTTGACCATCCGAGTAGTTCCGCAGCTTCCTCTACCCCAACAAGTGGGGGAACTAGTTTCCCAAAATTACAAATGTTTCTGTACTATTTGGGATGTCTGATTCGTCTTCTACATCAATGTAGAAAAAGTGAGTATGTTTTGTTGGATCTTCCCCTAAGCGCATAGCCCACATCCATTCGAGCTTGATATGTACAAGCATTTTGTCTGAAATCAGATTACGATCTGGTGGAATAATAGTTACTGTCATTGGATAACTAAAAGGTTTACTATAATAAGCTGAAGCATCAAGAATTTCTTTAAAGTTTCTTTTAATAGCATCAATCAAATCCAAGCCAGTGAATTTCAAATACTTCCCTGCATCCCCTGCTACATGCCCTTGATGATTTTGATTGCGCATTTTGAACGTTTTCATAACCTATCACCCTTCGTTTTGTTTTGTTTTACTGTCTATAACAAATATACCATGAGTGTTATATGTTGTCAAACACTAAAATGAAAAAATAATAGATTTTTGATGATTAATAGTAGCAATCTCGCCCCCTTAGTTAATATCAGATCAATCGAGTAGGAGGGAGCGGCTAACTTCCGTTTGAGTTTTCCCCTAGAGTTGTGTCTATGTTAGGCGCATGGGAAACAAATAAGCCAGCATAAATGCTGGCTTATTCCCCTTGATGACTGCATGCTCGAATGAACACATTCTTTTAGCGGAAAATAAAAAGACCAGACTAATGATTAGACTGGTCTACAAATAATCCGACTCATTCAATTTTACTCCAACTCCTCTAATCCATTTCTTCGCTGCGCTTATCGTCTCAAGTTGTGGCAATGTGTATTTTAACTTCTCTATTGCCTTTACACTCCAGTTTTCAGGCTCTGCTATCCAATCCCTTTCCCCAGCGTTCCATATGATAAAACCTTTGTATTTATACTCGCCTTCCCACTTGCTTTTGTGTATCATTTTATTTCTGTCTCCATCGTTTTCTTAATTCCATTATAAGGGATTTTCCCTAAGTTGTAAATATAGTTTACACATTTTTTTGATTAATAAAAGACTGAATGAAAAAAGACCAGTCATTAGCTGATCTTATCTAAATACACAATCAAGACTTGTATCGTTTCCATGACCTAGCTTTATTGCATCTTTCAACAGGTTATATACCGTTAATTCAGCAGTGATATCATCTGAAGTCGCCTCAAATGCAGCGTGATTAAAAGATCTTCTATTATCTCCTACATATTTTTGTTCCATATAAAACTTCGCTTGCTGAATTGTTCTTTTCCCATTTAACACAGATGCAATAATTTCATTTACTCCGTTTTCCCAGTATTTCTTTTTCATTTGAAATGCCTCCTATGTATTTCCTTGTTGATTATATTATAACTGACATCATGACATATTACAACACCTATTTTATATATTTTTGTTTTTAAAAATCAAAAGAAAAAGCCAGCTTTTAACTGGTAAATATTACTCTTGATTATATTTTAGATATTCCAATTCTTCCTCGTATTCTCTTGCTTCCTGATCTGGTTCGCATCCTTCGGCTTCGATCACTACAGTTTCTTTATCTTTTTCGTGTTTCAATTGGCTAATTTTCAAGCCCAGTTCGTACTCTCCAGTTAAAAATGCCTTATGTATTATAATATCTAATAGCTGTTCAAGAGTTAAGCCTTGGGCGACTTCCTTCATTTGTGATTCACTTAAAGTAAGTTTCAATTCCATTTTTACCGCCTCCAAATATGTATTTCCTTCTTGATTACAATTATAAGGGGTTCGCAAAATGATGTCAATGTTTTTATTTTATATTTTTATTTAAAAAACTAAAACCAGCCTAGTTTGCTGGTTTTAGTTGATTGAGTTTTTCTACAAGATCATCAATAGCTTTTTTCGCATCCTCTTCTGTGTCAAATGTCCTTCTAAGACCTTGCAGTTCGTCCCTTTCTAAGTAAGTTCGAATCAATTTGCGTTCTTCTTTATTCTCAGGATAATCACCAAAAACATCAATCCAATAAACCTCTTCAGACAGTCCTTTTGTTATATCAAACAGAGTTTTATTATACTTTTTCAATGTATATTCCTCCTATGTATTATCTTTTAAAGATATTATACCAACTGCCTACAATGAAGTCAATATATTTTTATTATTTTTATTTTGTATTTTTCCGATGAAGACCGCTTTTATCTGCTCTTTAGATAACGCCTAATTCTTTATACATGCCCCTATAAACGTCCCAGCCTTTTTGGATTGATCCAATTTGACCAACTTTTAATACATGTCCTTTTGTCTTGCTTCTGTAAAGTCTAACGGTTACGGTATCATTGGTTTTAGCGTATACCGTTCCTTTATTTAAGACAGTGCCGAAAATGCTGTCTGTTTGGTACATTACTTTATCGCCAACTTGTAAAGGTTCAATTTGCGATTTATCAAGTATATTTTTAATTAAATCGACATCTAAACTATATTTATTAGCGTATTCAATGGCTTTTTCGTATGGGATATTAGGCAAGCACCAATTTTCCCAATGTCCACGAAATTCGACGAATTTATTTAGATTTATATCATATACTGGAACATTGTTTTGCTTCATGTCTGTATTGATTTCCTGTCTAATTTGCTTGTATTCCTCATCAGTTTTATTATATACGTTGATCCGCGCAATTTTATTGTACATATGTATTACCTCCATTTATTCTTAATCGAATTAAAAATTCTTTTATTGGGGAAAAGAAAAGCCACAATTTTATGAGTGGCTCATTCAAACATATGTGCATATTCTTTATTTGTCCATTCCTTGGCCTCTTTTGCAGTGTCAAATTGAGCAACTACTTTTCTCTCATATCTTTGGTCAAAAGGTTTATTATCGTCTTTTGTTGATTTTATTACAAGGTAAGCGTCAATTGTTTTTGAGGGTTCAATCCACATTGTAATATTTTCATTTACTGTTTCCCGATAGAAGGCATACTTTTTAACTTTGCTTACATTCCCTTTAAATTGTGAGCTACTTTGCATTTTATTCCATCCATATTTATCTGCCATTTTAACCGCCTCCTAAGTATTTCCCTATGATTCTATTATAAAGGATAAATGCTATATATGTCAAGCTTTTTATTATTTTTATTTTTATTACATCCAATAAAAACCGATTTGATGAGAAAAAGGGAAGAGACTGCATAAAGCAGTCTCTTACAATTCGTCAAGTTGTCTGTAAAGCTCTTCAAGCCCTTTTTCCATGTTTGCCCTAATAACTTGATCTTGTGTTTCCCAGATGGCAGATTTCAAGTCTTTAATTTGTTTTATGATTTGAGATTTTTTGTTAATCATTTTGATTTCCTCCATTTCAATTATATGTTTTATGATTAAGCTTTGTATTTCTTCAGGAATGTTTTACATTTCTTGAGTGTTGCTTTTCCTTCATCTTCATCATCATTGTAGCTGCTGCCGCCTGATTGGATCATGTCTATTATGTATTTTGCCTCTTCGATTGCTTCAGATAGTGTAAAGTTTTCGTTGCCCACTTCAATGAATCGACTTTCGATTTCATATGGTACATGCTTTTTCCATGTGTCAGTGTTTGTTTTTGCCATTTATCATTTCCCCCTTTAATTTATCTTTAATTATATTAAACCATGCCATTTTATAGTTGTCAACTATTTTTATTATTTTTATTTTTAATACATCCAATAAAAACCGATTTCATGTCAAAAAGAAAAAGAGCAGTTTTTTCGCTGCTCTTTCCAGTTCCTTATTTACTTTCCACAATATAAACCCTATTCCCTTTATCCTCCGTCTTTTCAATCGTAGAAAGCTGGATACCGTTACTGTAGGCGATAAGAACATCTGCATTCTGGTCACATTTCGAGAGTTGCTCAATCAATTCTGCAACTGTCATTTTAAATTCCTCCCTATGTTTTCATATCTTGTTTATTCGCTACTTATTACTTATTTCCTCTTGTTTACATTATATACGATGTCTTTTCGTGTACGTAAGTTATTTATTATTTTTATTTTGTATTTTTCCGACGCTTTTATCTGGTTAGAATTAATACCTTTATGTCTGTAAATTAATTCTCTGTTGGGTGTCATTATTGTGTATCCCAATTTAACCATTTGTTTTTTATTACATTGCTCAATAAAACTTTGTACATCCTCTATATCATGCTCACGTATTGAAACGGCACCGTTTGCTAAATCTACCGTAAGAATTACTTTCATCATTATCACTCCATTTATTTTAGTTTTATAAATCGAAATCAACCGCTTTTATCTGGTTTCCTTAAATCTATAACTTGTGTATTCTCCAAACTGTTTTATTCTTACACATTCATTTACTGTACCATTTGCTCTAAAAATATCGCCAACATTCCATTTTGTGCTACTAGGCATTACAACCTTTTTACCTTTAATAAAAACAGTCATTGCAGCATTCATTTTACATACCTCCATTTATTTTATAAAAAACCGCCTTTAATTGTTTAGTGTATTAGTTGATAATTCCAACTTCAAAGCAAGATCAATAATTTTATTTTTGATTTCAGTATGGAAGTAATACTTTTGAAACAATCTTTCCATATCTGATTTATTGTCGCTATAATTTGGATCACGTTTTACTACTTCATGCGCCCAATTGATTAATTTTTGTTCGGCCTCAATCATATTAGATAATGCTGAAGTATAGCCAAGACTATTTTCAATTTCTCGTAATTTCTCCCCATATTCTTTGCGACTGGCACAAGTTTCTTTTAACTTTCTTTCTGCTACAATTCGTTTTACTTCATTGTCGATAGCGTCAAATTGTATTTTTGCTTGGATATAGTTGAATTGTTCTTGACTGTACTTCATATGTATTCCTCCTCATTATTTTAGATTAATGTCCAATCAACCTTTGATTTCCATTCAATTTCCAATGCTTTAGCAATCATATTAGCAAATGATTCTGCTTGCTGTTTATTGATGGCTGTAAGTGTTGTATAGATTCCTTTTGGATGTTCCTTGTTATCTTTAAAGTGTACTTGAAATTCTTTAAACATTTTATTCCTCCTTTCTTTGAATAAAATAGTCATTTGATGGGAAGAGTGATTACCCTTCCCAATCTATTTCTGTCGCATCTTCTAAAGAGCTTATAAGTCCATTTAAGCATAGACATTCATGATGGATTGAATCTTATAAGCTGCCTCCTTTGCTTCTTCAAGCGTTTTAAAACGTTTTGGGGCTCCATATTCAGACAATGTAATTTCCCGTACTTCTTTAGCGTCTTCATTGTCCAACATTGCGATGAATACAGGGTCAACCAGAAGTTCATTATTTTTTAAAACTTTTACACTTCCGAAATGATGGATTGTAATGTTAGCGTTGATTTTCTTTTCGCCAACTTTCCGGAAATCACCATCGTCATCTGTGCAGTATGTAACCTGCTCAATGATTGCTTTGCAGCACTTACACACTTTAAATTGCTCCACAATGTCATAAGAAGATCCGAAATCTACATGGTCAAATGTAGTTGTATGTTTGTGAGGACACGAGCTGAACGTACTATGAACGTTTAGAATATCACCCACAAACCATTTATTCAGACTGATAAACATGGCAGGAAGTTCATACCAACCCAAAACTTGATAATCATCGCCAGAAAACAATTGAATGTCTGTAGTAGAGAAAGTTTCAACTTCCTCTGAAACATGACAGAAATGAGCAATCATTTGATCTCCTTCGACAGAAAGAGCAAATGGAGCAGTTTCTCCAGAAATTTCAATGTAACCACGGGCAATGACATTATCAAGCTTCATCGCATTTTACCTCCCATACATGTGTTTGCTAACTTCTTATTTATATTTTAATATAATACTTGTTATTTTTCAATAGTTTTATTTTATTTTTTTATAACTGCCTCATTCAAATAAACGACTGTTAATCGCAGTGATTCATGTCACCCATCCCTTTTTTTATCTATTACTTGCTTTGCTTCCTCCATTGTACTGTAAAATTCTCCGTTTGTATCCTCTACTACATACCCTTTTGGATACAGCCAAATAAAGTAATCTTTATAAATCCAGCTATTCAAGCACTTCATGGTAAAACTCTCCTTTTGTTGTACTTGATTTTATAATAAAGTTGAATAATTATCTTTCTCGTCCAGTTTCTTTGTCAAAGTATTCCCATGCCATTGCCCATCGTTCGACAGGAATATTCTTCAATGCATCTCGATCATGATAACCGTCATCAGTCAAGTGATCGATAACATGTTCGCCATCCTCAAGAAGTTTTTCAGATGGCGTTCCAACCCAATCGGCAAATCTTGCAACGAGCAGTTGACCAAGTTCTTTAGCGGAAATTTCAAAAGTTACATTGAACTCTTTCCAGGTTTTCATTATCGTTCTCCTATTCTTTTAAAGAATTTGGCAGTGATTATGTATTAATCTACATTCAATTTTACAATCAGATTGCCTTTAATACAATTGATTGCATCACGCATAAACTGGTTATCAAAACTGCCATATTTAGACTGTCTTACACTAATAAGATCATCACGCTTATTGAGGTTATACGTTAGGTTCTCAACGTCAATATCGATCCATCCATCATAGATTAACAACTTATCTTTGGGTAAAATGATGTTAACATACTGATTACGCTTGCGTTTATGTTTGTGAACAATGTGCAATGACTCGCTATATTGAGCGTATGGCTTGACTGTGGCGCTATTAATAACTGTATTGATAACTACGGGAAATCCGAATTCCGAGAATTTTACAATGGTGACTTTCCTACCCTCAGTAAGTTGCTCTAGTGCTTCTCTAAACTCACCATTGGTATAGTATTTATATTGCATGAGCAAACTTCCCAAATTGAGCATATTTTCCTTTTCAGCAGCGTCAATCAATTCATCAGTGGCTATAATTCTACATTCTTTCATTTTTTTAAAGAAAAACTCTTTTGCTTGTGCTTTTTGTTCACTTGTCATCATTCCATATGTAATGCCGTTACCTACTTCAATACAAATCCCTGCAAGCATATCAGACAATTCATCCACTTGTTGATTCATGTCCATTCCTTCAAGGGATGGTATCGCACTTTCACCCTCTTTTTGTGCTTGTTCATCAATAAATGCATTAGCTTCACCGATCAATGCAAATACCTTTTGTGGCTCACTTGCTTCCCCAAAAAACTCAAGTCCACCATCAATTTCAATGTAAACTTTGGTTACTGTTTGTTGGGTGATTTTATTGTATTGTTCTTCTTTGACGATTCTCATTTGTAGCTCATCTCCTTTTAAGAATTGTTTATTTTATATCATCTTACAATCACTGCACCATAAACAATCAAATTTCTAAGTGCCATCATCCGCTGAATTTTAGACTTTGCAATAGCTAATTGTATTTGGGACATTTTCATTTCCTCCGTTCGTTCCTTTGTTACTTATATTATATCTGATGATAAGTAGATTATCAACTACTTTTTTGTAATTTCTTTTATTTTTATATTTAAAAAACCAGTCATGGCTGACTGGTTAAGTGAATCCATTGCTTTATTTATTTAAGCACTCATCCTCAAAGCAAGACTGATGATTTTATCCCTGTACGACTCTAATACCCAACGTGTACGCAGATTCTTTTCTTCTTCTTGACTCATCAACCCAGTGTTTACTGCCTGATCTATTGCCCAGTTTACAAGAGCGATTTCTGCCTCTATGTATTCATCTTCTAGCTGTTCAACCAAATCCCAATTTTCTGCTGCAAAAGCTTGGTTGTATGCAGCTTTCATTTTAAGGTAAGCTGTTTGGATGTGATTCATTGTAGTTCCTCCGACCTCTTTTAGTTATATTTTTGTTTATACCAAATTTACGAATATTACATTTACGTTACAAGAAGAAAGGAATTTAACCTTTTCAAGTAATTTGTTTATCTCATCTGGATACCCATTGTTTGCTAACTCACAGGCTACTTTATGATGATTATTATCGATGAAATAATACAATGCATTGTCCATCCCTATATATAGATTGTCAGAGTAATTATTTAATTTTCCATTGTACTTTACATTCAATTCTGCTTTTTTGCTAAAGTGCAGACTTCTCACTGACCGAATATCGTTTATAACTGCTTTCGTTTTGTTGTTTGTTCCTTTGACGGTTATACTATTTGGATTAAGCTTAAAATAGGATTCATTTAGATTGAGGTTGGATATTTCATGGATTTTCATTTCGGATCCTCCTGCTTATTATCTTATGATTTCATTATAACGCATTCACTCTCAAATGTATATATTTTAAATTAAATTTTTGTAAATAAAAAAGCCCTCAAGATGGGCTTTTAGATCGTTCTTTAGTTTTGATATTTAAATCCACGTATCTGTGTCAGCTTACTAAATACTATGGAGTCCCATCTTAAACACCTATTTTGTCCTAGACTTTAACAGGTATTTGAAAACGAATAAAATAGCTGTGATTGCAAAGATCGTATCAGTAATCCAGATCCATGATGGTGCTACATTAGACGTTACCCGTACAATGAGGTAAATCAGTGTGAGAAAAAGGAATGATGCATCTGTAAAGATTCGCATAGTGTCACCTCTTTACTAAATGTGATTAGTATGTTAGCCTATATGGTATACTTAAAAAGTAGGGAAGGATTTTCCTCCTTCCCTATGTAATTGGTGGACTCTTTAGCGTTCGTCTTGTGAGGACTTCGGCGCTATTGAGTCTTTTTGTTTGTCTTTCTGTTCCTCCTTTCGTTTCTTTCTCTCATAGAGCAGTTTTTCAATTTCTAGCACCGTCTTGTAGGCTATAAGGATTACGGAGACTGTGCTAATGATGTAGAAAGTTGATGGCTCCATAGTGTCACCTCCTTTCTATTTATATTATAATATAAATCTTTGTTGTGTTCAATATTTTTATTTTATTTTTTAGTGCTATTTAATTTGATTGTGACTAGTGTGAATATGTGAAAAAGATGGGTGTTGCTAGAGAAGTTTTTATTTTTGTGGATATTGTGGATAAAGTTGTTGATAACTTTGTGGATAAGTTAAGGTAAGTGTTCAGACGCTGCTTGTATGTTACCCATACGATGGGAATTGAATATAGCCAAATTTCAATTGCAGAAGCCCTTTTAAACCCTAATGAATTGCCCTGTGTCAATCATAACAGGATGAGTTCATCATGCATCCAAAAGGCAAAAAGTTATCATCAAACAGTAAAACCGTTGATAACTAACATTATCTTCAGCTTTTGGAATGCTTTATTATCAGGTATGGGGGGATATTTTACATCTAAAACAGGAACACTTGTTCGGATAATTGGCCTAGCACTTCCACTTCCACACTCAACTTATAAATCGTTTTCCTTATCGTATCGCTCATCGTATAAACCCTTATCCCATCTACATTTTCCCCACTTCATCACATCCTACATTTCCACCCCAAATGACCTCAATTTCATCTTCTCACCCTATTAAATCCCTTGTCACTTCTACTTTCTTACGATATTCACTCACCCACTCACCACACAGGGGGGTATATTTTACACCTAAAATCATCCAAAACCATTAATACACCTACACTTTCCCGATATAACCAAATTCCCTCACGATCACCTCATATCGTCAAATAAAAAAGAGACAGTTTTTATACTGTCCCTGATCTCAATATTACATTGGGAAACCCATTAACCTCAATTCCCAGTTTATTTTTTAATTCTTTATTTAACCTAACCCTTTCTAGTCCATATTCATTTAACGCTTCTTGTAAACATCTTTTCAGAACTCTCGTATTCATTTCCTTACTGCCATCTGCCATTTCAATAACATCTTTCTCAAATGCATACCCATCTCGTTCAATCATATTCAGAATTAACTTTTTAACCTTCATTGCTATCGTATTACTTGATTCTGAAATAGTTACATTCCGCTTCATGGGGTATACTCTATTGGCAACATCTTCTCCCATTGCACGTATAATCATTTCCCTACTAAAACCTTTTTTAGACATGTTGTTTGCCTTAAACTCATTCGCCATATTGTTAGCATTGGTTAAAACATTATCATCGTATGATGGTATGTAATAAAAGTTTGGGATATTGATTCTCTTATTCCCAGCTTGTTTTTGTAAAGCTGTGTACCTCAAAAACAGCTCTCTTGGAACTTCTGACACATGTAGTTTTTCAATCACTCCTAATAAAGCAAACAGATTAATCCTCTTATTTAATTCCTTTAAGTCATGTGTAATCTTTTTATCCTTTTCTTCAATTTCCTTGATATCAACAATGAAATCAACAAACATTTCAATAATTTCATTTAATGGTTTAAACCATATAGCCTTTTTATTTCTTTGAATAGTTTCCGAACCAATACACATGATTGCAATTTGATTAAGAATAACTAACAGTGGAATATGCTTTTTAATAAACTTGTATAGTTCTGGATGTTCATCTTCCATAAATCCACTTAGTAAATAATATATGTTTTGCTCATATATTCGCTTTTGTTTTACATACCATTCAGATTCAACAACTTCTGCATTATAAACCTGACACAGATAATCTATAGCATCCACATTATTCAGTCCGAACAACCTTTCAGTAATCCTAAAAATATTACCACTAAATCCGCAGTGAGAGCTATGGCATTTATAGAAATAAAACCCTTTCTGATTTTTAACAATGCTCGCAGACGGATTTTTGTCATTGTGAAATATGCAACAGAAAGCAGCTCCTTTATTTTCAATTCCTAAGTAATGAAATAAATCTCTAGAAAGCAAATAACCCATCAAATCCAATTTATTTTCAAATGTCGCTTTTTCTTGCTTTTTCTCTGATATTACCTCATGGTGGGATTTTAGTACCCAAGTTATATTAGATAAATAATCTTTAGGGTAACCTAATATACTTTGGGTACTTTTTCTCCTATCATTGTTATTTTTACCTTTTATATCAGGTATTTTACTCTTTAATATATCATATGTATTAACTCTATTATTAAAATTTATTTCTATAATTTCAATACCACCATAGAATAATCTAGCACGTTCATAGCATTGAGGATCTGAATTATGGTATTTATGTTTAAACCAAGCAAGAATATGATCAATTTCAGTTGGTGATGTTATTTCCCTATCCAAACATAACACAACTCTGAACTTAGGATGTTCATCCTTATAGTTAAAGGATTTATAAATAAAAGTAGCCATACTCTGAAATTCTTTAATTGCATCATCTAGTGTCATTGTTATATGTTTATGAACCTTGCCATCTTTATCTTTATATTCATTATCAAAATCAATGCAAACTAATTGTTGTGAAGTCCAGCAATCTTTTGTTCTACGCAACTCACCATCTTTATTTAATGTTTGTATATAAGCTGGAGTAAATGTTTTCCCTTTTGCAATTTCTTCTGCAAGCTGTTCAATGCTAATGTCAACAGGATTTTGCATTAACCTCTCAGTGATGTATCTAACTTCACTTTTTGATGGTTTGTTTTTGTATTCAACAGGATCTAACATTAATTTCACTCAATCATCTCCTTGAAAAATGGATTTACCTGCACACATTTCTATGTATGCAGGTTTAATGTTTTTATTTATAATGCTTCCAAGAATCCTTTTAAAAACGTATTTCTTTTATTGGCATCATTTGTCCTAATTGCATGTGTCAATGCTCGATTTTCAGCAATCATAATGCAATACTTAATTCCGCGAGTTAGTGCAGTATACACCCATTGACGGTTTAAAAGCATATAAGATGAGTAATCCAGCACGATAATTACATTTTTCCAGCCACTACCCTGTCCTCTGTGACATGTAATAGCATAAGCCAAGTCAACTTTATCTAGATCAGATTGCTCATATTCTACAATATCTTTGACATTATCAAATTTTATTTTCATGTATTTGTTCTTATCACGTACTTCAATATCGACAATTGTCCCAATCTGACCATTAAATACGTTTATCTCGTAGTTATTGCCATTATGTATGATTTTGTCATTGACCCTGAATATGGTATCTCCACGATTCATCTCAATTGAATTGCTATTATTAGGATTAAAAATTTCCTGCATGTGTTTATTAATATTCTTTGCAGATAATTCACCTCTTGTTTTCATTGCTGTGATGACCTGTAGATCCATAATGTCGCCTTTATAGTTTTTGCATATCTCTAAGAGGTTTTCTAAGATGAAATCAGAACTATTCATAGGTATCAGATGAAAATCGTTTAACTCACCATAGACCTGTTTGGTGTAATTATTGGCACTGTTAATCTGCTCGCCTTCTCGAATTTTATTTGCACATGATAGGATGCCCGATTTCATTGCTTGACGTTGTACTTGCGTTAATTCGCAGACAGTAATTTTCCCACTGCTTATGATGTCTTTAAAGATATTTCCGGCTCCAATCGGGCTGAGTTGCCCAGTATCACCAACAATAATAAACTTCTTGCCTTTCTCGATTGCTGATACAAGGCTATAAAACAAATATGAACCGACCATCCCAGCTTCATCTAAGATTACAATGTCATAAGGAAGTTTATTTGACGAGTTATATACAAATTTTCCTCGCTGGTCATATCCTAACATGCGGTGAATCGTCTTTGAAGATAATCCGCTTTCTGTGATTCGCATAGCCGCCTTTCCAGAAAGAGCGCAAGTTTCATATGAATACTGATCTAATACGGAGAGAATTCCTTTTAGCACTGTAGTTTTTCCTGTACCCGCCTTACCACTAATCACGACCACATTCTCATTAACAACTGTATGTATGACATTTTTCTGCTCGTTTGTAAATGTAAAACCTTGTTCTTGTTCAATCTTTTGAATTTTTTCTTCTAAATTTTCTACTCTACATTTACTTTCTGTCTGGCTTAGTTGGGTTAGTATCTCAGCAATTCGTTTCTCATAGTAGTAATTCTTATATAAAGCTACAATATCTTGTGTTATATAGAATTTATCTTGCTTTTTATCTTGCAAGGTTGCTAAGAATAACTCAATATGATGTCGGTCTATCTTAAGATATTCATTACTTTTATTTATTAACTGTTCAATTTCTAAGTAAGAATGACCCATATTTTCTTCTTGTTGAAGGGTATATTCGATTCCAGCTTCAATACGGTATTCACTTTCTTTTTCAATACCTTTTGCCAAAGCATATTGATCTACTTTTTTAAATCCAATTCCACTGACATCACATAAGGAATAAATATTTTCTTCTACCTTTTGCATGAGAATCCTTACATCGCCATAAAACTCGATTAGTCTGTGCAACATTTTAAAGGTAACGCCAAGCGGAGATAATTTAACAAGCGCTTCTTGAATGTCCAAATGGTTAAGCAGGAAGTATTTTATTTTTTGGTATGTTTTCTCACCAATCCCTGGTATGTCCGAATAGTCAATTTCATCATTTTCAAACATTTTTAATAGGTCATGGTTTGGATATTTTGCAATAATGGCATTAGCATGATCTTCACGTAGCATGGTTTTGATATAGGCATGCTGCTCTTGAATTGTCTGTGGTCTGTCTTGTTTTATTTCTTTTACCTCGTATGTTACACCATACTTTTCACTATGCTTTTTTACCAATTTGGATTTGTATGTTGTGTTTAACTGTAATTTGGGCATCTGACCATTAATGGTTATGTTGTTGTACTTATTGAACTCTACCTTTTCCCATTCATCAGTTTCACATGCATAAACTCCAAATGTACCGTTATAATACACCTCCCTCACTGGCACTAATTCGATTTCTACGACTTCGACTTCATTACTCAAATAATCATCCTCCCTTTTATTGGTATTACATACCTATAATACAATATATTTTTATTTATTACAACAAGAAAACAAGAGAATTTTATTTCTCTTGTTTCAGCAGAGAAAGCAATTCATTTTGTGCTGCTCGACTGCTACGCTTAATCAGTTCAATTAGCTCTTCCCTAGATAATACCTCAATTGGGCTAAGATCATTTTTCTTTCTCACCATGAAAGCGGGTGTGTTTTCATAGTCAACGTTTTTGCTGAGGTAATGTTTATACATCACATCAAGTGAATGATTACCTTGCCAAGCTGCCAGCTTCACATCTTTTGTTGTCTCTACCGTCCAATCAATAAGTACTTTTTTCAGACTATGTGGAGTAATATTTCGGTGTTCTGGAATTCCCATTTTCGCACATAGTTCCTTAATTGTGTCATATACGGTTGTATAAGACATTGTGAATACCCTTTCATCATTATCACGCTTTAACATCAAGAGCATTTGATATAACTCATCAGGAATACCTTTTACATTTTCCTTACCTTTATCCTTCAATCTGATTTCCCATTGTCCATTTTTTATAAATTTAATTTGTTTCCATTTAAGTGAAAGTAATGCAGATACACGTATCGAGGTACTGTATGCAAGATCAATAAAGATGGATTTCTCTTCACCATTCGGCAATTCTTTCACAAGTTGAATCATTGTTTCTACTTCATGAACTGACAATACACCACTTGAATCGGTGTCGTCAGTGTCCAAATCATCTACTTCAAATGCATGTGCATTGACATTGTAATTATTTTTAGCCAGATATTTGTATAGCTTTCTGAGCGAAGAAATTTTACGGTTTACAGATGATTTTTTACCCAGTTTATTACGAAGATGATTTCTATATCGTAGCACATCTTTATATTCAAACCAGAGATCCGTTAAGTGCAGTTGATTCAGGTGCTTATTCCTCATGTACTGAAAAAAATATTCGATGTCAGTTCTATATGCCCTTCTCGTATTATCTGTTTTCAATTCCTCACTAAAAAATGTCTGAATGTCGTTATAAACATTATTCACATGTAACTCAGCAACATTTGCAATCATTTTCATTACCTCCTTAAATTTCTGTTGATAATCAAATTATATTCAATTGGTAAGGGATGTCAATATTGCAACCAAAAATATATAGGGTTATTTTAAAGTTTTTTCTTAATGAGATATATTCACCCTCCCCCACCCTCTAAAAACGCTCAGACAGCCTCCTAGACGGTCTGAGAGGCATCTGTGAAGGGCGTATAATGTAGGAATAAGATTAAGTAATTAAAAATAAATTGTGTATTGACTTATAATAAGTAAAAATATACAATAAAAACAGGACAAGGAGGTGAATAAATGATCGAAGTTAAACAAAATAACATTGACAGAATCTTATCAAGATTATACGGAAGATCCTCTTTTCGACTATACTTTGATAATGAGGTGGATGCCGAATATGAAGACTTTTATGATTATGTTGAATACATATCCGATAAACGTTTTTAAAACACAAAAAAAACAAAATCACATAAATTTAAAATATCAAGGAGGTGTTGTCTGCTATGTTTTGTTGTGGTTTTGGTAGCAGTATTCTATATGAAAAAGAAAGTAAAAATTATCAATTCAAGTGATATGTCAATGTTTAGTAACATTAATGAGTATCTTCTACATACATATGGTGAAAAGAAATTGGAAGAATCAAAACGGAATAGTGATCCTACTTTCCTTGATATAATTGGTTATACGTTGGATGGGCGCAGACTTGAAACTGTTGAAGGTGCTTATTATGAATTAGATGAGATTGAGGATTTGATGTACTATTCTCCATTTGAGGAAGAATCTGAAGAAGAGAACGATGAACATGATGAGGAACTGGAGGGGTAGTTTATTAGTTTGGATAGACAAGTTCAGATTTATAGTGTAGATACAAGTTTTTTCTATAACGAAAAGGAAATGAAAATACATAACAGATTGAATCAAGTCTACCGCTACAGAAATAAACTAAAAGTTTATAGAGATAAATTCAAACAAGAACATATTGTCAACAGAGTCAATAAAAACCTTACAGACGCAAATAAAAGAATTAAGAAATTAAAAGATGATTTATATAAAGAATTTAAGTTAAATAACTCAATTAGAACATTAAACGAACAGGCATTAACACCAAGACGTATTATTTCAGTGTTTGACTCTGTACTAACAAGAACATTGGGCATTCAAGAAAATACACTGTCTGAAGACCTAATAGTTGTCCAGACATATTTCTTTAATATTCTCGAAGACATTATTCTTAAGGGATTTCTATACAAAGGTGAAAAGTATGTCGTGTTCACAGCCAGCGCGGGTCAGATTCGTACAAAGAAAACAGTATTTATCAAAGAAAGTGTGTTGAAACAACACCAAGATTCACTGACATGTGGATTGTCTATAGAAAGCATCAATACTCAGGGTGGGGTAAATATCAATAAATATCTCGCTTACCTAGCTCTCTGTAACTCCGCTACAGACGAATGGAAGGATTTTGACATTAATAGGGTTATTGTTGTGGACGATATGGAGACTGCTGTACGTAGTGTGGTTGATTTTATTGATGATAAGACGTATGAAATAACAAGAAAAGAAATGGACATCATGATCAATCATACAGATGGTTGTGGGATGATACTCCCCAGTGTGTCCAAGAAGTCGGCAATGATTCGCTTGCCTTGGATTAAAGGTCTTTTAGTACCTTTCCCATTTGACAAATTTATTAGAGAGGCAAATAGAAAAGGAATCAAGTGTGGAATAGTAAAAGATATTTACGGCAAAGAATATGACATTCTTAAGGATGGAATTGAAATCATCCTTACAAAAAGTCAATTTAAGATGTGGAAGTACTATAGAGATTGGCAACATTACAAAGATAATTTTGTGAAATATAATTGCCAAGCTGCAAAATGCAATGAAGAAGAAGATATCATTGAGAACGCAAAGTTGAATTATCAAATGCTACAAACACTTACAGATATGACAGATGAAGAATTAGAATCATTATGTCTAACGACACAAAAGCATATCAGGGATATTGGAAAAGACCGAAAGACAATGCTCAAGGTATTGGGAGTAACAGATTCTAACCAAAACAAAAACTATATTCAACAGGCACTTGAATTGTATCCTGAGTTATTGGCAGATACGTATAGTAAAGAGATATTGAAATCAGTTAAAAAGAGTATGGTTAAAGAAGCAAGGGCGGGCAAAATTGATATTAACGGCAAATACACCTTCATTTGTCCTGACCTGTATGCATTTTGTGAATTCTTATTTCTTGGCGACACGGAACCAAAAGGATTGCTCAATGATGGAGAGGTTTACTGCAACTTATATAAAGATAAGCCTAAGTTAGATTGTTTACGCAGCCCTCACCTCTATCGTGAACACGCTGTTCGCAAAAATGTAGTTGATAAAGAAAAAGGTAGATGGTTTATAACAAAGGGACTTTATACAAGTTGTCATGATCCAATCAGTAAAATCCTCATGTTCGATAATGATGGTGATAAGGCGCTTGTGTGTGCCGATCATGCATTGATTTCTGTTGCTGAGAGAAATATGCAAGGTATCGTGCCATTGCAGTATAATATGGCAAAAGCTGCCCCAGAGATTATAACCAATGAAAGTATCTATAAGGGAATGATAACTGCTTATACTGGTTCAAATATAGGCATGATTAGTAACAATATCACTAAGATATGGAACAGTAACAATATCAATTTAGACGTGATTAAATGGCTTTGTCTCGAAAATAATTTCGTCATCGATTATGCTAAGACTTTATACAAGCCAACAAGACCTCCAGAAATAGGTAAGTTAATACATACTTACACGAAATCAAAAGTGCCTCATTTCTTTATCTATGCTAAAGACAAAAACGAGAGTAATGTAGAGAAAATTAATTACAGCGTTGTCAATAGATTAGAAAAGATGATAAAGAATCCTGTATTGAATTTCAGATATTCTAATGTGGGGAAATTTGATTATAGAATGCTGCTCAGTGATACAAATGAAAAGATTAATTTGGAAACTGCTATTATCCAAAAGTATGAAGAACTTGACCGTAAATCACATCTTATGATAAACAGAGAAGATCAAAAAAATAACAATATTCTTTTTGTATATAATCAGATTAAAAAAGATTTATTAAACATTAATAATGATGCGAAGCATGTTACTGATGTTTTAATTGAGTACTTATACAATCATAAGAGGTCCAGTTATAAGACGACATTGTGGGAATGCTTTGGAGATGTGATTGTAGAAAATATTAAGCGGAATTTGACTACTAAGTTTGATGATGGATACATTCAGTGTGATGGTTGCGGAGAACGAGTAGAAAAAATCGGCAAAAATCATAAGATGTGTCGTGATTGTTGGAAAGATCATCGTAGAAATTACAAAACAGAAAAACAAAGACAATATAGGCAAAAATAATTTTGTGGACACTTTTAAAAAACTTTGTAAACCCTTGATACATAAGGATTTTTTAACCTTTTGATAATATAAATTAAAAAATACATATACAAAAAACATTGATAAATTAAGGTTTCTTTAGTTATACCGTTAAAAACGGACGGTCTCTAAGGGAAACATAATAATTTGAATGTCCAAAGTGAAGCAATTATTATGTCCCTACAAATAAAAAATATAATTTTAATTTGGGAGGAATTTTGTAATGAATAAAACAGAATTGGTAAGTGTAGTGGCTCAAAAAGCGGAAATGACTAAAAAGGATTCCGCCGTTATCGTTGATGCAGTATTAGATGCTATCGCAGAAGGCTTGAAGGAACATGGCAAGGTTTCTCTACTTGGATTCGGAAACTTTGTGGTGCGTGAACGCGCTGCTCGTAAAGGTCGTAACCCACAAACAGGCGAAGAAATTGATATTGTGGCTACTAAGGTTCCTGCATGGAAGCCAAGTAAAACTCTCAAGGATTCATTAAAATAATACATATACATTATTCATCCATTTCGTCATGGATACTTTCACAGAGGTGCATTGGTACGCTCTGGTTATTATCATATTAGCCGAAGGATACACGGGGATTGGTGATTGTTCGCCTATCCCCTATTTTAATATAAAAATCTACCTTGAAAGGTATGAGTCCAATGCGTAAATTTTTATTTGATACAAACGCATTACTCAGAAAGCCACATTTTTTAGATATGGCTGATGAGATATTCATCCCCTATGTTGTTCTCGAAGAATTGGATAAAATCAAGATTCGTAATGACGATTTGGGATTTCGAGCTAGATACGCAGTAAGACTATTGAAATCTAAGAATAATGTGGCGTTTGACAAAGATGCAATATCCTCAATACACAATATTAATGATAATGTGATTATTGAATCAGCAAAACGAAATCAATGCATTCTTGTTACAGGAGATTATCTTGTACAACTAAAAGCAGAAAGTTATGGGATTGAAGCTTTTGACCTAGATGAGTCTGATAATATTGACCATGACTATTCTGGAATTCATGAACTTTTCATTGATCCTAACCAGCAAGATTCATATGAATTACTTGCACAGTTATATCAAGGATTACCAATTAACAACTTTAATTTAGTTAAAAATCAGTATCTTGTGATTTGGGACAAAACAAAACCTACTTATGATGAAAATAACATTCATACAGGATATGAAGTAATTGATAAATTAAAATATAATGGCGAACGATTCGTAAAGTTGTCATACAAGCCAATTTATAATGCTTTTACTGGTAAGGTTAAGCCTTTAAATGTAAAGCAAGAATTGATGTTTGATATGTTACAGGATAAATCAGTTACTTGTAAGGCTACTTTCGGTTCGTTCGGTGTTGGAAAAGACTTTGTTATGATTTCTCATGCGATTGATCTTATTCAAAAAGGTAAGAAACTCGTATGGGTTAGAAATAACGTAGAAGTTAAGGATTCTAATCCAATTGGGTTCTTACCTTCTGACATGAATTCTAAACTTCTCCCCTATGCCATGCCCTTAGCGGATCACCTCGGTGGCGTTGAAGCATTAGAAGCTTATTTAGCAAGTGGAAAAATTGAAATCCAACATCTTGGATTCATGCGTGGTAGGGATATCAAAGATTCTATTATCTATGTAACAGAGTGCGAAAATAACACGAAGGAACATATACAGTTGCTGCTTGGTCGCGTTTCAGATGGAAGTCAATTGTGGATGAATGGAGATATTCGTCAAATTGACCACGAGAAGTTTACTTACAACAATGGTGTTAATGCACTGAAACGTCTTAAAGGAAATAAATTGTATTCACAAGTTACTTTGGATAAAGTTGAACGTTCAGAAACAGCTAAATTAGCTGATTTACTTGATTAATACATATAAAAAGAGTATTTCATTCAATTATGGGAGGCAATTAGAATGGCAAATTTCAACTCAAATTTTAGTGTGACAGGGCTATTGAATTTGGATATGATGCAAATTACAGAAGAGACAAAAAAGGACATCCAAATCTTTGACCTGCGAAAAATTCTTGGTAAGTACGATGGATACAAAGTAAAATTATCAGTTTCTATCGAAGCAGATGATTCCGAGTTCTTGGCAGACGATAATAAGGGGTGATTGAATGAGTATTATCTCCCCTCACCTACGGCAGCAAAACGAAAGTCTTGAGCAGTATAAAGAACGGCTTGTAATGAATAAAGAATCTTACGGCTTGTACTGGTCAGACATTGCACAGTTATGGCTAGATCATACTGGTGAACGAAAAAGTGATGACTACTTTCGGAAGTTTAGAAAGCGACTTGTTAAAGATGAAAAGCAACAACATAAACAAGTCAGTTTAAAATTTGATGATGTTGAAGATAAAATTATTCAATTCCAAAAAGAAAAATACAAAATTCAAGATCAAAAACGTGAATACCGAAATTTGATTCGAAACGATGCTCGTTTCGAACACCTTAAAGAAGAAATAATCAAGGCTGTCCATGAAGTCGCTAAATTGAAGCCAATTAATTGGAACCAGCCTGTTAAAGCAACGGGCGACAAAGAGGCCGTTGTTCTCTTCTCTGACTGGCACTATGGGATTGTATCTGATAATTATTTCAACAAATTTAACCCTGATATATTTCATGAACGGATAAAAACTCTTGCACATAAGACTATTGAATATGGAAAATTACATGACGTAAAAACGCTTCATGTTTTTAATTTGGGCGACATTGTGAGCGGCAACTTGCATGTATCAGTTCGAGTTCAAAACTCTGAGGATATTATTTCTCAAGTTAAAGTAGTATCAGAGACAATTAGCGAAGTGCTTGCAAAATTGTCCACTGAATTTGAAGAAGTCAAATTCTATAGTGTGCGTGGAAACCATGACAGGGTTACAGCAAATAAGCATGATGCTATTTCTAAAGAAAGTTTCGCTGACATTGTTCCGTGGTATGTCAAAGCGAGAACCTGTCATATTCCTAACTTACAAGTTATAGACAATACCTTTGATGACGAAATGATTGTGGCTGATGTTGCTGGTCATACTGTCATCGGTGTTCATGGTCATAAAGATCGTGTATCTGAAGTGGCACAGAACTTGACAGTAATGCTCAAAATGTTTCCTGTGGCAATTTGTATGGGACATTACCACCATAACTGGGAAAAAGAATTTAACGGCATTGATGTTATTGTTAACCCATCTCTATCTGGAACTGATGAATATGCAAGAGACATTCGCAAAGTAAGTAAACCAGCCCAAAAGATACTTATCTTCGATGAGACTGGTCAAATTTGTACATATAAAATTTTATTATAAGGGACGTGACCTTATGAGCTTTAAAGGATTTAATTTCAATAATAATCGTTTCAATCAAGAACATCATTATGATGTTGAAGATCAAAATATTGAAATCAATCTTCGAGATGCTGAGGATATTGTAGAAGAGTATCTTAATCTAATTAAAGGTGCTCAGTCAGAAAATGAATTACGTGTTTATTTGTTAGATTTCTATGATGATGCATCAGTCAATGAAATTAAACACTACATTCATGAAGATATCACCCGTAAAATGGGAGATCTTTATGAAATTGAAATTGGTCGACTTGCTGGTGATGAAGGCTGCGATTGTGGTTGTTGTGACATTGAATAATCTAATCAAATATTAATTTTATTCACCCCTTTTGTAGAGCCTTTTTAACAGCGTCCAATTATCATCTGGACGTTGATTAAAGCGGCTCTTTTGTCGCTTTGAATAGGGATAGGAGCAATCCGAAAGGAGTAGCCCTCCCCTACTTCTTCCCTATTCCTTTTTTATTGGAGGTATGAAAATGAGTAAAATAAAATCAAACGCGAAACCAGATAAGATCACATGTTTGAAGTGCGAGAAAGCAAAGTCTAAAAGTAATTTTTATATGAATACTAATCCTCTATTCTCTAAATCCTTTGAGCAGTTACCTATATGTAAGAGTTGCTTTCAAAATTATATAAACGAAGGAATAGATGAACAAGATTATTTTTTCAGAGTAGTGCTGGTTCTTGCTTTACTTAACAGGCCAATGATTACTCAAGAATGGAATCAGATCAACCGAGTATGGGAGAAATATATCCCTCCTATATCTTCACTCCCTCAACATAAAGGACTTCAGTTTAAAGATAGTGATTTTTTAACCTATGACAAGAATGTACAAGAGGATAGTCTCCAAGATAACATGCTTAATATGAATTTTGACGACTCTTTGGATATTAGAGAAATGGTAAAGTATTGGGGTAAAGGTTACAGTGCAGAAGAGTATTCTTATCTTGAAGAAGAAAAGTGTAAATTGATGTCAAGTTTCGAATGTCCAGACTATGGAATGGAAATGATTATGCGTGACATTTGTTTCATTAATCTTGATATCGAAAAAGCACGAAGCAATCCAAAATCCAGTACTACTTCAGAAATCAGTAAGTTAATTGAAACAAGAAGTAAATTGATGAACGATGCTAAAATGAAACCGATTCAAGCAACTGGTGCGGAAGCAAATGACCAAATTACTTTCGGTACTTTGATAAAAAAATGGGAAAATGATAAACCAGTTCCTCCTGTTCTGGATGATGAAATGAAAAGATATATAGATACATTTATGGTTGGTCATCTTGCGAAAATGGAAGGTTTAAATAATGAGTTAACTGAGAAATACGATAAAGCCCTAGCCCCATATACAATTGATTTTAGAGAAATAAATAAAGATGTTGATGAGGAAGATTAAGAATGGCTGGGTATAAGAACTTCCAAGTCAATAGAAATAAAAACAAAAATGCAGTTGGTGTTTTCGATAAAGGGCGCAATTTAAACAAGAGCGCCGACAATTTAACAAAGTCTCAAAAGTTAATGAATGGTGTTGCAGCATGGGCTTCATTCTATCGTTCTCGTCCAGACATTTTCGCTGAAGAATATCTTGGCTTGACTTTAAAACCATTTCAAAAAATTTTACTTTATTGCATGATTATATACAACTACACGGCATTCTTTGCGAGTCGTGGACTTGGTAAAACATATTTAACGGCTTTGTATTGTGTAGTTAGATGTATTCTCTTCCCTGGTACAAAAATCATTATTGCTGCTGGTCAAAAGTCACAGGGTATGAAGGTTGTAACTGAAAAGATTCCAGAGTTAATCAACCAGTCTAAAACTGGAATGTTACGAAGGGAAATTAAAGGTTCTATTAGGACAAACATGAACACAGATGATCCTCATGTTGAGTTCGTAAATGGCTCATGGATTAAAGTTGTTGCAGCAACTCAAGGTGCTCGTTCAGCTCGCGCTAATCTGCTTGTTCTTGATGAGTTCCGTATGATTGACCCTTTGATTTACAAAAACGTACTGAGACGTTTTCTTGCTGCTTCAAGACAGCCGGGATTCTTAGAAAAACCAGAATATAAAAACAAACAAGAGTACCTAGAGAGAAACCAAGAAATCTTCTTAACATCTTGCTATTACAAATTTAATTGGTCTTATGAAAGATTTAAGGTTTTTATTAAAGCAATGTTAGATGGTAAAAAGTACTTTGTTTGTGGACTTCCATATCAGATTGCAATTAAAGAAAATCTCGTAAACCGCGAACAGTTGCTTGATGAGATTTCTGAGGACGATTTAGATGAAATTGGTTGGACAATGGAGATGGAGTCGTTATTCTTCGGTGAAAGTGATAAGGCATATTTCAAGACCGAAGAAATAAAAGAAATTAAAACAGTTCAATTCCCTATTTACAAGAAAGAAGTTCAAGCATTAATTAAAAATAATAAAAATTTTATAAATAAGAAAAAAGAAGGCGAAATTAGAATCTTAAGTTGTGATATTGCATTGCTTGGTGGGGATGCAAATGACTCATCTGTTTATACATTAATTTCAGCAAAGAAAAATAGGACAGGCACAAGATACAAAAGAGAAGTATTAAACATTGAAGCGCATCAGGGGTTGCATCCTGAGACACAATCACTCATCATCAGGAGACTTTTTGATGATTTTGAATGCGATTATATTGTTTTAGATCGACAAGGAAATGGTATTAGTGTTTATGGATATTTGTGCAGAAGACAATATGATGATGAGAGAAAGAAAGAGTATCCTGCTTTATATTCAATGAACGAGAAAGATGAACCTAAACTTGCTGCTTTCCATATAGAAGATGACTATGAAGAAAAAATTTATACGGTCTCCCCTTCAGAAGAATTTAATCACAATATTGCACTTGACTTAAAAGATAAGATTGTAAATAAAAGAATATCATTCTTGATCTCAAAAAATGATATTCGAGAATTTTTTGTAAATGAGACGTGGTTTAATAAACTATCAACAGAAGAGCAGATTGAACTGTTAAATCCTTATCTTCAAACAATTTTGCTTGAAAATGAAATGGTCTTATTAGAACGAGTAGAACATCATAAATATGTAAAATTAAAAGAACAATCAGGGAAAAGAAAAGACCGTTATTCTTCGTTGGCTTATGGTAACTACTTCATTAGCTTATTGGAAAATGAACTTCAACACAAGAAAGAAGAAATAGACATATTTAGCATGCCCACTCTTGTTTCTACATTGGATATTAAATTGTGAAAAGAAATGAGGTGATGACTTGTCCACTAAAGAATTCGTAGAACAATTAGATGAAGATACTTATCTCGTCACATCTGAAGCCATAGAACGACAAATGCTTGTTGAAGCCGTTCGTGACTATCAAAATAAATCTGGTATTAAGTCAACTTATTTTAACGAAAATGGTCTGATTAACTTTAAAATTGATGATATTGATAAACTTGCGCTAAATGCACAAACAAATTTACAAAATATAATAAAAATCAATAACATAGTGCGGTTTTTCGTAAACAAAAATGATATTCTAGGTAAAGTATATGAAGCCATCGAGACAAATGTTAACTCTGAATGGACGTTGAGTTACCCCAATTATAACGAATCAGAAAAAGAAACATTTGATGAAGTTGATCGGTTAATTAGAGACTTTAACCAAAAAATAAATTTAAATCGCCTAATTACTGAATCAATACCGATGACTTACCTAGAAGGTAATTATCCTATGTATCTTAGAAATGATGGAAATGGCAATTATCAGGTAGACTACTACCCTCTTGGGGTATGTGAAGTAGCTGATTATACGGAAAATGGTGAGCCATATCTTCTAATCAATATCAGTGAGTTAAAAAGCAGACTTCAAAAGATATACAAAAAAGACAAGAAAAATAAAGCATTGTTCTACTCAAACATGGATGAAGAAATTAAGAGTACATACCCTGAAGAAGTGTTTAAAGCATATAAGAACAATGAACAATATGCGAAACTCAATATTGATTTTACTGGTATTCCGAGAGTAAACAATTTAAAGAGAAAATATGGTCTCTCCCCTATCTTCAAGGCATTAAAGTCTGTTATTAGGCTTGAAAACATCGAATTGTCAGATGACAAGAATACTTTGGTTCGCGGTAAAAAAATTATATTTCAAAAGCTAAGTAAGGAACTAATAACGAGCGACAAGCCAATTGCTAACATTACTTGGCATGCAGCTCAAGCAAAGGCTCACATGGATCTAATGGCTGCTTTAAACAGCCAAGGAACTAGTGTTTTTACTGGTACACCTTGGACTGAAAGTATTGAATACATTGAACCAAAATTAGAACTCACTAATGTTCAAACAAAAAATCAATATCGTCAAGAAATTATGACTGCTGTAGGTATCTCATTCCTTAATGCTGGCGACAAAGCATATGGCAGTGCCAAGATTAGCATTGAGGAATTGATGAAAACTATCAACAAAATCGGAGAACAGCTCGAACACATTTTGCATAAATGGTACAAGTTTCTCCTTTTAGAAAATGGTTATGATGTAAAGTACTGCCCCAAGATCAAAGTCATCAATTCCGAAAAATTGAACATGGAATTGTCTATGGATTATGCAAAACTATTGCATAGTCAGTTGAACGCTTCTCTTCACACTGTTTATTCTGTTTTAGGACTTGATGTAAAAACGGAAGCTAAACTTCGTCAAGAAGAAAAGGAAAATGGCTATGAAGAAATCTTCTCCCCTCGCCTTACTTCTTACACAACAAGCAAGGATGTAGATGGTCAAGGTCGTCCAGCGAGTAATGAAGATTTGGACAAGCAAGGTTATGACCAAGATTACAATCAAAATGTAGGTAGGTAAATTTTTATGGATTATAAAATTAAATGCCCTTGTTGTAATGAAAATTTAGTTGTATCGCTACAAGATACAACCATTTTTATTTCTTCTGCTGGTGATAATTCATCAGATATTGAAGTTAGTGAAATACTTTCTGGTATGAATATTGAATTTGGTTGATCCTTCTAGACATAGAAAGGTGGTGAGAAGAAATAATGGGTGATACTGTTAAACTTTATAGCAATCAAGTTGTGCTTCTGAGTGAAGACAATGATGATAATGATAGCATAGATGCAAAATTTATTATATGTGATTTTAGTCCAAATGCAAACGATGTTTCTTTGAATAGAAGTACTATTGAAGATTGGCTTGATACTCTACTTAATAAACCAGTTGTAGGTAAAGTTGTCAAAAAATTTGATGGTAAGGAAGATTTCACTGGTCATAATGTAAAAGTAGTTGAAGAAGTTGATAGCAATGGAAACAAGTATAAAACTGTTGAGTTTGACACTCAGGCATTTGGTTCTTTTTATAATGTTGGTTTAGAGACTATTGACGGTGTTGAAAACATAGTTGCTACGGCGAAGATATGGAAAAGATTCAAGACTGCTTTTCGAGTTTTCAAGGAACGAGCAGAAAGCAAAAAAGGCTTGAAAACTTCTTGGGAGATCAGTGTTAAAGAATCTCATACCGAGAAAATAAAAAACAAAAAAATAAAGGTTATTGATGATGGTATTTTTATTGGTCATGCAGTTCTAGGTGCTGATGTACAACCTGCGTACAAAAGTAGCGGCGTGATTAATGTTTCTTCTGAGGAAGAACATGATATGGAACTTGCAGAAGCACTCTCTCAAGATGTTTTGTCTTTATCTGAGGATGAAAATATCAGTGATGATAAAGATTCTATAAAAAATCAAGCAATAGCAAATTTAAATAAAGGAGGAAACGAATTCGTGGGAAGCAACAAAAACCCTGATACATCTGCTTTGACAGAAAATGATGTGTATCGCAAAGTGCGAAAAGCTATCAACAGCACTTCTGAGGATAAGTATTATTATTTGTCAATGATTTATCCATATGAATATAAAGCATACGCTTATACATGGGATCGAGAAAAAGATTCTGACTTTATTGAATTTACTTATGTTGTAAATTCAGATGATACCATCAGTATTACCAGTCAAAAAGCAGTTGAAATGACATTCGTACTAAAAGAAACTATCGATTCTCAGGTTGCTCAGCTTCAAAAACAACTTGAAGATGCAGAAAAACAAATTGCTGAAGCTGGGAAATCTTTGACTGATTTGTCTAAAGAAAAGGAACAACTTGAAGCTACCATTGCTGAACTAACTCCCTTCAAGGAAAAAGTAGAAGAAATGATACAAGCTGAAAAAGAAAAAGAATTGGCTGAGAAAAAAGAACAGCTTAAATCACATGCCCTAGAAGATGATCTTATCACTTCCGAGGAATTGGAACAAGACGAACAGTTGGCTTCTATCTTTGCAGAACTAACTCTTGAAAACTTTGAAGCAAGCCAAGAAAAAATCGATGTAATTAAAGGGCGTAAAGCAATTGCTAAATTTAAGAGTGTAAAAAATAATAATCAAGATATGAGTAATGTTGATACAAGCTCTACAAATAAATTTGCATCAACGAAGACTGATCTTAACAATGGTGACTCTGATGCTATTTTGAGTGCTGTCGATATTATTAAATCAGTGCTAAATAAAAATAAATAATTTAGGAGGAATACATAAATGCTTCGTAATATTATTACTGGGTCTAAAGTTGTTGAAATTTACAAAGTTGGCTCTGATCTACCTCGTGGTTCCGTTGTTGCCAAAAATCTAACTACCAAAGTTGCTGATAAGGCTACCACAGGCAGTGCCGAAACATACCTACTGGATTTTGATGCTCAACCAACTGGTTGTATGAGTGATGTAGAGATTTCTGCTTATGATTCTACTATGGATACCGTAAAAGCAGGCTCTCTTGCGATCCTCATTACTCCTGCTGTTGGTTCTCAATGGGCTTCTGACCAAGTGACGGCTACTGGTCTAACTGCTGGAGATTATCTGGTTGCAGATGATGGGAAGCTCGTTAAAGCAACTACGGGTCAAACCTCGACCTACCGTTATATTGGTGAATACATGGATGGTAATGTGAAGCTGCATCAATTTGAAGTTGTTTTCCCTCATACGGTTTAATCTAAAATATTAAAGAAAGGAATTGAGAGTTAATTATGTCTAAACTATTTACTACAGAAATTGCTTCTGCTATGCAGGAGAAAAATATTATTGAAGTTTCTGAGCGTGCAAAGATGAATCAGTTAGACGCAAGCGACAAAGAAATGATTGAAGTGCTTGATGCATTTGCCAAAGAAGTTGGAAACTCTGGTCGTTCGCACGAAAATACATATATGGTTTCTGAGTTGATTAAACGTACTGTTGAACCTCTTGTGTTCCAGCCAGATTCAAGCATCTTGTCTGATGTTTTTAATATGGGTAGTATTGGAGAGTTTGATGAAGCAGTATATACTGGTCTGCCAAAAAATACGCTTCAAGCACATGAAACACATCGCGGCGGCAACGTTCCTAAGAGTTATGTAGATCCAACTATTTTCAAACCTGTTCAACACAAACTCCAAGTAGAAACAGAGTTGAACTATTCTGATCTTCGACGCAATGGTTGGAAGTCAATTGCAAAAATGACTGAATTGACTCGTGAAGCTTTTGAACAAGAAATGTTCTATATCCTGTTTGCTGGAATTGATTCAGCTCTAGACGCAGTATCTGGCGATCAAAATATTAATACAGGTTCAGCTCTCACTCCATCTAACGCTCAAGTATTTGCGCGTTATCTACGCGACATGTCTGAAGGCAATCCGTTCATGGTTGGACTTTCTAAATATGTCGATCAAGTCGCTTACATGACAGGATATGAAACTTACCTAAGTAACGAAATGAAAAATGAACTAAATCGTCTTGGTCGTGTTGCTATGTATGATGGCGTAAAATTAACTTCTGTGCCAACTGCGAAGAAAACTGCCAAAGGTATGACTCTTCTCCCTGATAAACGTATCTTTGGTATTGCGGGTGTAATTGGTGACGCTCAAATGCGTGGCGAAATGCGTTTCTATGAAACTTATGATAATAACGCTGAAAAAGTTGAGCTAAAATTCACTGGCTATGACTTTGAGTATGCCATTTATTATCTGGATAAAATCGCTCGCGTTGTATTTGCCTAATCATAAAATTAGCAAGGCGTTGTTCCATCTGGTTCAACGCCTTTATTTAAAATAATATTTAAGATAATAGATTTGGGAGGAATCTAAACATGCCTTTAGATAAAATTAATGGTAAAATTCGCGTTTATAACTATAGTACCTCACCAGTTGGGTTTCCAAGTCAACATAATCAGCAAGGCGTTTTCTTGCGTGGGCGCAGTGAAGATGAAGAGTATGTAGTTGAACGAGTAGCGTTTGATGATATTGAGGCGGAGAATTCTAAATCAGACTTATTTAAAGTGGGTCGTCTACGTTTTCATCCAGATGAAGAAAATGAGATTTATGAATTGCTTGGAATTGAAGATCGTGAAAACATTATGGATGATAAAGAATTAGCCCAAGTTCTTATGGATGATTCTCTTGATAATCTTAAACGAATTAGCAAGATCAATTCAATGACTTTAATTACACGCATGAAGTCAATGTTGTTTGTGCTTGAGAGATCCGGTAAAAATCCACCTCATAATACAGTTGAAGCAGTAACTGAACGATTAAATGAACTTAAAAATGGCGGCAAACGAATTCAAAATAGTGTAATTAATCGTATGCTTGAGGAAGATAAAAAGCGTCAAGAAGAAACTAAACTACAAGAAACAGTAAAAGACCTTGTTAAACAAGTTGAGATGCTTAAAAAGCAAAACGAGGAAAAAGATGAGATTATTGTGAAGTCTCAAACAGCCATCCATCAATTGCTTGACAAAGTTGAAACTTTGATTAGCGTTCCAAAAACTAAGCCAGATACTCTTTTAGAATCAAAAGAGACTAAAAATGAAACGAAGGATGAGAAAAAATCAAACAAAGCACCTAATAAAAGTAGGTGAATAATTTGGCAACCTCTTATGGTTTGATCTTTGATAAATTTATAAAAAAAATCAAAAATGATACCGATTTTTTTAACTATAGTGGCTTATCTGAATCAGATATTGAGTTACTTGTAAACGAACATTTAAATTCTTTGTTAGATAGGGCAGTTGATTTCATTTATCGGTATGGTGTTCCAGATGTTGATTTCCTTGATAGAGATGATTCATTGCAACAATTTAATGTCGAGCTGGTTAATCAAGAAATAACTCTATTGGCCGACATAATGTACTTTTCTTATGTAGAAGAGGAACGAAATAAAATCAAGTCATTTAGTATTACTTTTAGAAGTGATGAACTTAATGTCTTCTCCCCTGCTAATGAAAGAAAAACTGTTTTGCGTATGATTGAATCACTAGAAGCATCTGTTGTAAATTCCATTCAAAATTACCTTGCAAGAGATCGGCACACATGGAAATACAAGAGTATTTATAACGGAGAAATCAATATATGAATATCTCAGATATTAACCGATACAGACGATTCGTGGAAAATGGCGAATATCAAAACGGAGCAATACAGCGGTTAGCAGATATTTATTCTCAACAAAATTCTTCTGCCCTCTCTTCTATCGATATAATAATCAACTCAAATCGAGCAAATGTAATTACTAAAGATGGAATTGAGTATAAGTGTGTAATTGATTTTGGTAAATTACCATCAAAAACAAATTTGACTAGTTATCAAATGAAAAATTATCGTGTGGTTTGGACAAGACGAGTTGACGGTTTTAAGACTGGCGATATAGTTGAATACATTGACGCGGCACTATGTCGTAAATCTTATTTGTTTTTAAACACAGCTCCTACACGCGATAATTATGACATGAGTATCATGCAAGAGGCAGATGGATTCTTAAAATGGATTGATTTAGAAGGTATTGTAAGGACGACCCCTTTTACCCTGAAATCTTCTTACGGTCTTGGCTTACAAGAAGACAAAATTATGATTTTGTCCAAAGAGAGACGAGTAATCTTTATTCAGGCAAATGATGATACCAAGCAAATAAAAAATGAACAAAGGTTTATTTTTGATGGACGTGCTTGGGAAGTTATCGCTTGGAATGGCCTGAAAGATGGACTCATTGAACTTACACTTGAAGAAACTCAATTTAATGATGCAAAAGACAATAGGGAATTGCAAATTGCAGATTACTACGGAAATGTTGCTCAGTACACAGTCAGCATTCTAAATGGTACATCTGTGTCCATTTCGGACAAAGACACATTACAATTAAATGTTGCGGTAAGGAATAACGGGAGTCATATTGATAATCCAATTTTAACCTTTGTCTCTTCTGACGAAAATGTATTGACTGTCGATAAAAATGGACTGGTTATACCCGCTCAAGTTGGTTTTGCTAATATTACTGTATTGTATAAAAATGTTTCGTCAACTATACATGTCAATGTTACTCCATCGTTAGTAAATAATTATACTGCTGAGTTTATTGGTGCTACAGAAATTAAAATTAATCAAAGTGCAACTTATAATGTGAAATTTTATAATAATGGAATTTCTATTCCCGACAAAGCAATCTTCTCTCTTGTGGCAGATGACGGTCTTTCAGCTACAAATCTTGCAAGCATTACTTCCTCAAATGATACTTCATGCACTGTAAAAGCAAACTCCACGATTGGATATATTCGCCTAAAAGTTATGAATCAAAATGGATTGATTAAAAATGAAATGAGAATAAAAATTAGGTCACTAATTTAGAAAGGATTGACTATATGGGACAAGCTATCATTCGTCTTTCTGAGCTATCTGTTGAAAGCTTTGTTACTAGTGGAGTTAATAATAATTATTTGGTTTTTAGTCCTCTCCCCTACTCTAAACAAAACAGTAGTGGAATTGATGGACATATTCAATTTAATGGTATTGTAGCTAATGAAATTGTGGAAGCTGATCTGGATGTTGCTCTTGCAAACCCAAGTACAGATTATGCTTTCTCAGTTGGGACAGACAATAAAATTAAACTAACATTTGACAAATCTCTTCATGCAAGTAAGGCAGAAGCTTTGGTGGCGCTTAAGAATGTTGAGGTCGTTTATGAACTAGGTAATCTTAAACTAGATGGAGCGAATTACTCTTTGATTGCAAGAGACAGCACAGGCGAAGAAATTCACAGAACCACCCCTGTAACATTAGAACAAGCCACTCAAATTATCAGTACTTTAGATATGAGTCGTGATTTCAATTCTGATGGATTTATTCGCTATGAACTAGTACATAACTTTATCGTTACTTAATTGGTGGTGATTTTTTGTCACGATTAAGAGATTTGAGTAAAGACAAAATCACAATTATGGAAAGAATTATTAGCTCTCAAAATTTATGCAAAGCTCTAAAATATCCAAATAATAATTTTTTAGAACAGCCTGAACTTAGCGATCCTAGTGAGTTGATTTATAAAAACATTTTTCCGTATCGCAAAGTTCCAAGCCAAAAAGATACAATTGGGAGTTTTATTGCATTATCTTTCGGTAGGTATAAGCCTGTTCATAATGTATTCAAATCAGGACTTATTTATGTCTATGCTTTTACGAATATGGATTTAATTCAGACTGACTATGGAGTTTTAAGAACAGATTTCATTATTAGTGAAATTGATACAATTATGAATAGCAGTAAGGGTATTGGTATGGGGAAAGTTGAGTTTATTGATATGGATGAGGTTTATTTAAATGAACAGTATTTAGGTTATTACATTGCTTACAAGCTTTATGAGTTTAATTGATGATGGAAGTGATTTGAGTGGATCGTTTAAGACAATTTATTGGTTTGCCACATGTCCTTCCTTCAGGTATTAAAATATACTCCCCTACAATTGACGCGATTGCCGAAATTGGCGAAGGAGTCTATAACCTTTATCTGTCCCTTGCAACCTTTAATAAATACGATATAGTCACCAGTTTGTTCAAGCTAAGTCCAGAAGAATTGTCGGAAATTAATAAATTTGATGATTATGAATTTTTAATTTCAACTCCTCTTCTCCCTGAAATTGAAAATGCACTTTCCTTTTTTACTCAAAGTAAAGTTGTTTTTCGAGATTTTGCTTTTTATATAAGGGATAATATTTTTGTTAGTGTAGCAACGTATAACGAAATTTCAAATAAAATTAGAGAATTAAATGGATTATCAGAAAAAACCAAGTTAAAGTTTAGAAATGCAAGAGCAGAAAGAGATTACTATCGCCTGCAAGAGTTGAGAAAAAAATATAATACAGACGATACTTTATCACTCAAAGATATGTGTTCTATCCTTTGTAATGCAGAAGGAAATGGGATCAATATATTCAATATTGGAAAGCTAACTATTTACCAAGTTTATGAACATTTTGAACGACTTTCTGTAAAAGAATCACATCGTAGAATGCTGAAAGTATGGGCAAATGGACATCTAAAGGAAGATTTTAAATTGCAAGATTGGCTTGTAAAAACCAAACTTTAGTTAATTACACAGCAATATGCTGTGTTTTTTTATTTTAAGGAGGATTATAAATGGATTTAGGACGTTACGGATTGCGTGAAATATTAGATGCGGCTTTCATTGACTATGCAACTAATAAACCCTTTATGTACATGGATTATGCAAATGCTGCAACAAATGAATGGACTGCCGATGTAACTTATGCTACTGGTGGTTCAGGCGCTCCTCGGCGTATTAGTTTCTTTGGTAATAAACAGTCAACTTTGACATTTGAAACTCAAATCTTCTCTATGAAACATCTAGCTATGATTGCTGGGCGTGATATTGAGTCAGCAACTCAAAATATTTTTAAACGTGAAGTCCTAACAGTAAAAGATGTTTCTGGTACAAAAACTATTACACTAGAAAAGACACCTTTAAACTTAACAAGCCTTACTGTTCTAAAATTTGAGAATGGCGTTGCTACAGAAGAGGTTACAGCAACTACAATTAATACTAAAGATGTAGAATTGTCTGGAACAAATGTAAATGTGGGAGATGAAGTTGAAGTATTTTACCAATGCACAACTGCTACAGAAGCACATAAGCTTAGCTTTACTGCTAAAGATTTCCCTAGGTATGTGAAAATTATTGGCAATACACAATTTGCTGATGAAGTTGCTGGTGAGTTAGTGTCGGCTCAACTTATTTATTACAAAGCACGACTTCAGCCAAACTTCACTCTTAATCTCTCCCCTACTGGAGATCCAACCAGTATCTCAATGGTTTTTGATATTTTCCCACAAAAAGTAAACGGTGTAGATACACTTGCTGATTTGATTATTTATAATGATTAATAAAATGGGGCTGTCCAATAAGTCCC